ATGCCATCCAAGAATGTTGTGTTCGAGCAAATTGAAGACATTGCGCCTGAGGGCTTGGTCTTCGATATCCAAAATCCACGTCTTGAGGACGGCGTAGACGGCAATGAGCCGACCAGTGAAAAGGAGATCATTCAATGGCTGCGCAACTTGGCAGCTTTGGATGAGTTGATATCTTCCATCACGCATAACGGTTTCAAGCGGATTGAGCCACTAGTGATCCATGGCCCTGACGGCGGGCCTTACACGGTACTGGAAGGCAACCGGCGGCTTGCGTGCATTAGATTGCTCAAAAATACTGCTTTGGCTGACGAATTAGGTGTCTCAGTACCAAGGCCGGTACCGCAATCAGTTCTTGATTCAATCCAGACGGTTCCTGTCTATCGGGTACATAACCCCTCTGACGCAAGGGCATTCATTGGCTTCAAGCACATCAATGGCCCGCATCGCTGGGAATCTTTTGCAAAAGCGAAGTACGTTACCAGTTGGTGGCTTGATGAGCGCGAGACCGGGCTCACCATTAATGAAATAGCGGACAGGCTTGGGGACGATAACAACACCATTCGTAACATGATTGCCGGCATGTTGGTGCTCGAGCAGGGAAAGAGAATCGGCTTCGAGATATCGGATAGAGCTAACAAGGGGCGTTTCGCGTTCTCGCATTTGTACACTGCCCTGTCTCGAGCAGAGTATATGGATCATCTTGGCCTCAGGAAGGGGTGGGCTCAGAAGCTTGAGGTTGATCCTATTCCTGGTGAAAAGTCGGAGGAGCTTTCAGAGGTTCTGCTTTATTTGTACGGTAGTAAGTCGCAAAAGAAACCGTCGCTAATCAAATCGCAAAACCCTGATCTTGCGCATCTCGGTGAGGCGCTGAGGAACAATATTGCTCTGCACGTGCTGCGTGGTGGCGCGAGTTTGCAAGAGGCTCGGCAGGAATTTAGGCCTCCGGAAACAATGCTCAACGAGCTTTTGGTGACAATTAATCTACGTTTGAGAGAGGCTACCCAGTTGGCTGCTCGCGCCGAAACGTTACCGGAAGCGCTAGCTGAAATTGCAAAAGAAATTCACACGCAAGCAAAAGGCCTTACGTTACTTGTAAGTGCAGCCATGAAAGGTAAGCAGGGTCAAGAATGAGGCTGCAAGCTGTTCCATTTGACGCCGATACGCACACGGCCGCGGACTGGATGGAAATGAAAGCGATCTTAGGTCCTAAGGATCGGCTTTCGTTTACCGATATAGAAAGGGCTTGGGAAGCAAATCGCGAATCAGAGGATCAAGACCCGGGTGGCGGTTTTGAGCAGTTTGACGAGTGGCTCAACGCCAGAGTCATGATTATTCAACGACGCATCGAGCTACTTGGAGAGTCGTATCCATTCGAATTCTCCGATGATGACACTGCTCTTAGGTTTAAAGGTGATGCAGAAATTGCTGATGGTGAGGCAGTTTACTTGCTCTGTCTCTTTTTATCAGTGGCCAGAGATACTTCCGTCTTCATAGATCCAATTCCAATCACGCCATGGATAAGAGATGCCTTTCAGGCATGCTCAGGTTGGGCCGCAGCCGGGTCGATTGATGGTTCATCGTATGTGTTTGGATGGCCGCGAGTTGACGGAAGCGACTTCCAAGTTGCTCTGCATGATGTATTCGTCACGCTCATGGCTGATGGTGAGATTGTCCCACATAGCAATGCTCCCGCTGGTTCAGCCGGTCGCGAAAAAGATGCAGGGATTGACGTTATCGCATGGAAAGAAAGAATAGATAAGTCCAGTGGAAAATTAAATCTATTTGGGCAGGTGGCAAGTGGCGCAAATTGGCGTGATAAGCCTATTTCGCCTTATATAGATGCACTGCAGAAGAATTGGCTGGCGAGTCCATGGATAATTCCCCCTCAGCCAGCAATGTTTATTCCATTTTCTATCGTCCCTCTCTTCGGAGCTACCTACAGAGAGCAGGTACGATATTTCTCAGCGATGTACGGATCGATATTTTATCGAGAGATTCTTCCTGCATATGCCGCGCGCGGTTTGTTGTTAGAACGCTCGGGTTCAATCTTTTGTCACCGCTCTAATGAATTGCCCCGATTAATAGCGCGTGAGAAGGCATTTATTAAAGTGCTCAGGCGAACGCAAGATTATTCATAGGCATGACGCGCATAGGTTTCACTGGAGCTGGGACGACCAGGCCTGGTGAGTAAAATATAACCTCTGTGCCGCGCCCTCTTTCCTGGGCTGTATAATTGAGAGTATAAGTGAGTTCTTCGTAGCCGGAGTACAGCCCTCTGATTACGGGATGGTCGTCGTATGAAACCATCCAATTGCAGTTTTTTGGGAGATTGCCGACTGTTTTTGCTACATCAGCGTGATCTGACGGGTTGTAGTGATGCATATAAAGCCCCTGGCCCTTGGTGAAATAAGGTGGGTCAAAATAAATCAGATTTTTCTTTGCAATTTTCGGCGCAAGCCTCTTCACGAGAGTCTGAGCATCCTCGTTATGCAGGCGGATGCTCTCGCTTCTCTCCGCGATTCTTTCGATCCGCCAGATCAAATCTTCAACATTGAAGCGGGCATCAATCTTCCAAGGACCAGTCTGTTCTTTGCCGCCAATGACTCCACCCAGCAAAATTCCTGAACGGTTAGTTCGATTTAGGAAAAATGTCGAAAAAGCTAAATCTAATGTATCTGGCGAAGCCTCTTGCTGGACAGTTCTGGCCCATTGCCAGGTGTCCATATCGACGTTGCATTTTTCAATTCGGCGAATTAGCCGTTCAGCATCTGTCAGAACTGCCGACCAAAAGGCATGCACCGCCGGATTGAGGTCATTGATATGTATCCGCTTGACAAGTCCACGGATCAGCAATTCCATAGCCACAGCGGCACCGCCAGCATATGGCTCGACATAGGTTCCACCGAAGAGACCGTTCAGCTCTAGGACCTTCTCAACGTAGTCGGCCAGCTTTCCCTTGCCTCCTGGGTAGCGAAGAGGGGTGTAGAAGCCATGCGATTGGGTCATTTGTCGGGTTCCATGATGCGGTTAGCAGTATAAGCCGCCACGGGGTGGATGCTCCCACTTGTGGAGGAAACGACAGGCAGTGAGTGGTCATACACGTGGAGCATCGCGTCGGTCTTGTGCCCGCTGGCCAGCTTCTTGTCGCCGTCTGTATCCGTGACGCCGCGGTGCTTCAGCCCGTGCAGTGCAAAGCGATCTGCCTCAACTAGCACCCCATCTCGTAGCGCGTTCTTCATGAGACGTTGCCAAGAGGTGTTGAAGCCTGACCTGGTGAGTGGGCCGCCGTCTTCGCCGACGAACAGATAGCGCTCCGACGCATCTAGTGGCACAGGCCGTTTCTGACGCTGCCAGACGTTGAAGCGATGGGTTTGCAAGGCCTGAATTGCTTCAGTGAGGGGCCCGCCTTTTCGGACAAGATTGTCGCGACTTCCTTTGCGTCTGTTAGTCATCAGTTCTTGCCCAACATCATGAGCGTCGGTGAGGGTGAGAACCTCGATGCCCCTGAGCCTTGCTTGATATGCGAGCTCCATGGCAGCCCAAAGATAGAGAGGTACTGCACCCTTTTCTCTTGGACCCCGGGTACTGCATTCTCGGGCATAGGCTTGCACCGCTCTGAACACCTCTGGCTTCGGCATTCTGTGAGCACGCCTTTCCTTTACCTGCTTCACGCCGCTGGCTGGGTTGGTCTGGACATGGTCGTGTTCACGGGCCCAGCCGAAGACTCGGCGTAGGTAGCGCAGCCAGTGATTTGCCTTGGTGGGATACCCGGGAACACCCTCCTGTCCAGGTTTTTCGGCTGGTCTCCCTTGAGCGATCATGTCTACCAGCCGGCGGATGACGCCCGGGGTGAGGCGGTCCACAATTGCGTCGCCGAGCATCGTGCCGTTCTTCAACGGGTACAGCTTGATCGCTTTTGCATAGTCACGATAGTGCTGTTGGGTTGTGCTCGCTAGCTGAGCAAATGCCAGGCTGCCTTCGAAGAGGTCAATGACGGACGCGATAGTGCCTCGTATCGCTGCGCCGCTGCGTTGCTCGGCGATCGCATGCAGGTCGGATAGCCGCGCCGAGGCCTGAGCGACTGTCTTTGCTTTGCAGCCTCTGCCTTCCGGATGTGGATTCAATACATACCATCGACCGTTGCCGCTGGCGTCCCAGTAGATTCCCTTGGGCACTTTGCTGTAGTCGATATGGCTTGGAAGATTGGCGGGTGTCTTCCGTGGGCGGCCGCGTGTAGCCATGCTGATAACCATAAAAAGTAGATGGCCCGTGTTCGGGCTAAGGGCTGACGTCAGTCTTGCGAGTCAAAGCAAATCGCTAGCGCTATAGGACTCGGCATTGTTGGCATTTGGCGAAAGACCGATGGCAGCGTTTAGTGCATCGGTTGTTGTCCATATGCCTCCTTTGCCGTCGTAGTGATAGCGAATGCCGCAGCGACGTGCCCATTGCTCGACGGTGGCCAGACGTGGGCGCTCGCCCGGTCGGCACAAGGACTGCATGTCCTCAAATTGCAATACGGTTCCAATCATGTTGGCGACCCGATCGCGATTTCTTTCAGCAGCAGAAAGGAAATGCTGCCAGTGCCAATGTTTGCTGTGGCTGCTTGTCCTACCATTGCGCGCCTGCTATCTCGAAGGAACGCCTATGTCGAACGCTTGTACTTGCAGTTGCCACAACGAGGAGATTCCTACCGAGCAACGCGTTCAGCAGCTGAAAGATGCTGACGCGGAAGCTTTTGAGCAATCGCTCAAACGCTTCGTGGAGTTGATGAAATGCATGGCGCTTGGGGTGTCGTTTGGCATTGGCGGGGCAGCTGTAGTAGCGTCTGGGATCGCAGACCGTGCGAAGGTTGTGGGAGTAGTAGGCTGCGCGATCGGCGGAGCCCTGACAGTTGCTTGTGCTGTCCTGATTTTTGTAAAGCCATATATGCACAATGTTCCCTCCGAGTGGCGTGCGAGGGCTAAGGGCGTTAGCGTCTTTTCGGCTCTTGTATTGGCGGCATCCTTCACATTCTTCATCACGATGGATGTGATCAAAGATGCTCGTAAAGACCGACCTGTACCTGAGTCCTGCATTGGCTCTGGCGGCCAGTTCGATCGGTCCAGTTTGATAGTGAAATATTGACCGCATACAACTAGACCTTGATCACTCGCGCATCGTTTGCCTCACGCCGCGACAAGCTCTTACGCACCGGCGTAGCACCCAACTTGTGCACCTTGCCGCCGCGCTTGGCGAACGCCTTGAGGTCGTTTGCCAGCTCGGCACGTTCGCGGTCTTTGTGGCGGACGGTGGACAGGGCAAAGGCGCTCATTGGGCACCTGCCTTGCCGCGCGCAGCGGGTTCGTCGCGCAGCAGCTGTTCGGCGTAGGCGATGCCGCGCGGGTTGAGGGTGATGACGTTCGGGAATTGCGGGTCGTCGAATTGCACCAGGCCGGCTTCGTCGAGCCAGTTGATGCAGCGGCGGGTGAAGGCTTGGATCTGCACCGGGCCGCTGGTTTGTACTTGTGCGGGCATGGCTGCGAAGCCTCCGCGTGTGCGGCGCAGGGTGCGGCCTTGGGCGCCGTAGGCCGCCTTGAGCGCGGCCTGTGCTTTGGGTTGTAGATGCATGATGACCTCGGTCAGGCGGCGTGGGCCGCAAGCGCCAGCACGGCGAATAGCTGCTCGCGTGCTCGGCTTAGGTGGGACAGCGGGATGCGGTGCTGGCCGGTGGGTTCGGTCCAGCGGCTTTCGGTGAGTGCGCGGCTGGGGCTGGGCGCGGTGGCCTTGCCGCAGCGGCAGCACTCGATGTGGAACGTGGTCGGTGCGGGGCCGCCAATGCGATAGCGATGCGGCGCGCCGTGCGTGGTGACCAGCTGCGGGCGATGGCCCGGCTGGCATATCGGGACGGTAGGCGGCAAGGGCGTGGCTTCCTGGCGCATGTCAGTCCTCTGCTCGCGCCAGCCGTACGTGGGAGAGGGGCGCCTTTTGCGCTGTGGCCACTGCCGGCTGGGCAACTACGTTGTCTTGCGCGGCGTGGATTTCGGCCAGGCGTATCGGCACACAGACGGCGGCGGCGATAGCCACCAATGTCCAGCCAAGGGCGAGGGCACGCTGATAGAGGCGGCTCATGCGCGCTGCTCCTGGACCCGCACGCCGTGCATGCGTAACCAGCGCGTGGCACGCAGCAGAACGCGTGGTGCCAGTGCGAAGGAGTCACGGCCGATGCACAGATGGCGGGCTGTGGCGCGTGCGCGTAGGCGCGGCGCAACTGCGCAGCCATCCAGGGATGGCGTGACCTTGCCGTCGTACAGGCCAGCCCAGATCCAGTCGCTGCAGATCATCAGCGCAAGTGTTTGGCTGGCATGTCCGGTGGGGAAGAAGGCTTCCAATGGACGGTCGCTCATGGCGTCACCCGTACCGGCACGCCGTGCGCCGCCATCCACTCGCACATGGCCTGCAGCGCGTCATCGCCCGCTGTGTACGCGGTCTGGCCAAGTTGCAGCGCGCCGGCTATGCGGCGCACGTCAGTGAGGCGGCAGACGGTCACCGCAAGCTCTCTGCCGCGGTCTGTGCCATACAGCGCAGCGCTCACCGAATCGCGTTCGACGCACAGCCGCAGCAAGGTGCCTTGACCACGGCCCGGCCGGAAGCCGGCAGAGGGAAACTCGTTCATGCGGCACCAACCTCTGCGAGTGCAGAGCGGAAGCGCTCCAACTGCTCCCTACGCTTGGCGATCCTCTTTTGCAGGCACGTTGCATAGCTCGCCGAGGCGTAGTCGCCTAGCGTTTTGAGGGTGTGCGCGTCCTCGCGGATAGCGTCCTCGGCCCAGATGATTGCGGCCGTCAGATCTTCTGCGGTCAACGAAGCTGCAACAGCGCTCATGCGCGCAGCTCCCGGACGAAGTCGCGGCTGGCTGCTTCGGCTCGCAGGCCCGTCAGTTCTATGCGATCGCTGCGCTTCGGGTAGCGTTTGGGACCCTTTGACATGCCGCGGCGCTTGAGCGCACTAGCGTGGGCGTGGTCTGCGGCAGCACAGGCGCTGAGGCAGCGGCGAGTGGCGGGGCCGCTTAGCGAGGTTGCTGCGGTGAGCTCGTCGAGCTCGAGGTCTGCATTCCGGGACATGGCGCTCTCTCCGAAGAAGGAGGGCGCCGACGGGTCAGTCAGGCCAGGGGAGGGCCTGCTACCGGGCAGAGGGGAGGGCTGTCCGGCAGGGACGACCCGCCGGTCGCCCGTCAGCGAAATCGCCGACAGGCACATTAATGCACAAACGAATTAATATCGCAATACCTAAACGAATTGATCGATTAGGGGGTGCGTCCCCATTTGCTGGTGAAGTCATCGCGCATCTTCGAGCAAGTGTCCATGACGAAGCCCACTGTGTTCGCGGTGGATCTCGGATCCTCCCGCAGCTGTGCCAAGTCCTTCTCGCATAGTTCTATTGCTTGCCGCTCGCGGGACCGCTCTTGCCCTTCTGGCGTATTTGAGAGAATGGCGCCACAGCCAAGGAAGAGCGTGACAAGCGCGATAGGAATGCCTAGCCACATTACTAGCTTGCCCCCAGAGCTTTTTTCGGGAGCAACTTGTCCCGAGGTGGGCGTGCTCGCAGCTGGATCCGGAGGTAAGGGCGCCCCGCACCCCACACAATTGCTCGCCTTGTCACTTATTTCTCTACCGCATTCGCTACATGAGACAAGAGCCATCTTCCCTCCCTGAAATTAGATTCGCCGTGGTCACTAGAGGCCGCCTCTGCCACTTCGATCAATGACTCGGCCAACGATGTGTACATTTTCCACATCTTCAGCGGTAAGTATTTCGTCTGGATAGAGTGCTTTGTCCGCGTTATCGCTGACAATGCGCAGACGCCCATCCGCCATCTTGAAAAGACGTTTTATTTTGACGTCGGGGTCAGTCCCACCGGTGGTAAACACATAGACTCGACCGTCTGTGATGTGCTTGTTGTCGGCGATATTCACCGCGATCCTGTCGCCGTCAAAAAGCGTTCGTTCCATGCTGTCGCCGGTGACGCGCATTACTCGGACATCCTCCGGCTTTGCGCCCACCTGACGAAACCATGAAAGCTGATAGGACATTCGATAGCGGGTTTCAACGAACTCCGGCATTCGTAAGCCGACGCCGGCGGACACCAGCACATCAACCTCGGCCACGATCACTTCGCGATCTGGATCCAGGCCGTCTTCGCCATCGACCGATTTGACGCGATAGGCAGCAAGTGGCTCGTTGCTCGAACGGCGTGCGGCAGTTGTCTTTTCGTCGAGCTTGCCGGTTCGGAGTTCTTCAACTGAGAGGCCAAAGTATTCAGCTAGGGGGCGCAGAGTCCCGTCTCGTGGATCAGAAACGCGGCCACTGAGAACGCGGTGGATCGTGGGTTGGGGGACCCCAGTATTTCTGGACAGCTGGTTCTCGCTAAGAGACTCAACACCCATCAGGTGGCGCAGGTTTTCTGACAATCGATTCATATCCGAATTGTCCGGCGCCACCGGCGGCCCGCATAGATCGTTTGTGTATTGCATGCCAATTCGTTTGTGTATAGGATGGGTGTCATGAACGAACCTACTCCAGCGCAGGCTGTACTCAGACTTGTCGAGGCCGGCTGGTCTGAATCGCGTATTGCGAAAGAAGTCGGAACTTCGCAGCCCACCATTCACCGGATCAAGCACGGGCAGCGGTCGGTTGCTTTTGAAATAGGCACCGCGTTGGTAAGGCTGGCCGGCGCTTCGCAGAAAACTTCGCTAATTGCAGAATGCAGCGGCCACGTCGCTGATGGTCCGGAGGCGGCCTGATGTCCCGCCACATCACGCAACTGGATGACGCGCTGAGCGCGGGAGAACTTGCCACGCTGGTGGGCCTGCCGATCCACAACAACGGCGACATCGCCGACCTGTGCCTGACCTCCGACGAGTGGGCAGCGCTCACGGAGCGCCGCCGACTGGTGGGTTGGCCGCTCAATTTTCCTGCGCCGACTGAGGGTGTCATTTCGACTGCAGAAGCGTGCAGCTATGCGTAACTCAGTCCGCAAACTAGTGCTTGATCTTGTAGGGCGGCGTTGGGATCGCGGCGTCCTGTCGCCTATGTCCTCAGTCATTCCGGGAATCATTCGTACCGGCGCAGCTACTGCTCTGGCGCTGGCGGGCTTGGTTGCGTTCTGCGCAGGGTTGCTCGGTGAAAAAGAACACAGCGACGACATCACCGACGCCCGTTTGGATGTCGTAGCGCCGCAAGGCACTGAACCGCAGGAGTGGGGTGATGGTGTACATGACGCACATGGTGCGTCTGCCGGCCAGGCCGCCACCACGATGAACTGCAGGGCGCTTCAGGGTGATGCGCGATGACGTGCCAACGCTCAGATATCTATTGGCGTGACGCGTTGTACAACGCGGTGTCGCAGATGCCGGGTAACGTGCGCGCCGCAGCGGCTTACCTTACAGAGCGGCGCGGCAAGACGATCACGGCGGAATCGCTCCGTAAGAAGCTGCGAGGGCTTGAGGGTGAGTCGCTGTCGATGGAGATGGCGGAGATGCTCACTGAGTGGATGCAGGAGCTGAGCGCCGGGCAGGCGCAGGCGACGTGCTGGATTCAATCGCTGGGCGCGCAGTTCGATCTGGCGATGGACTTCGTACCGCCCGCACCGGAGAACGGCTGGCCGGATGAAGTGGCCGCGATGCAAGCCAAGCTGCTGCACGTTGCCAAGCACGCGGGGCGCCTGTCCGGTGTTGCGCTCGAAGCGCTTGACGATGCGCATCTGTCGCTGCAGGAAGCCGACCTGATGGTGGATGAGCTGCAGGCGATCCGCACGATGTGCCACCGCCTGGAGCGCAACGTGCGCCGCGCGGCAGCCAAGGGCCGCAAGCGTGCATGACATGACGACCAACCGCGCCTCCCACATCCGCCGCACCTTGAGCCCCGCCGCGCAGCAACACGTGGCCGAAGCGTTGCGCCTGCTCTACAGCGATGCACCTGGCTTGGCTGGCGATGACGCGTTGGCCGAGCGTGAGCGATTGCGCGCTCAAGACGAGGCGCGCCGCAATCCGCAGGCGACCTTGCTGCTGGAAAGCCAGCCGTGAGCGTGAGCCGCTGCATCACCAAAGCGCTAGATATTGCCAAGGCGCCGCGTCAGCAGTGGAAAGCATCCGTCGATGCGCTGCCAGAGCAGTGCCAGCACGTGAGCATCTGCACCGGCGGCATCGGCTGCCGTTCGCGCATTGCCGACTACCTACGTGTGCAGTACCGAGCGCAGGCCCGGCGCGAGCAGTTGAAAGGGGGAGGAGCACGATGACGCACACCAAGATCGACGTGGAGCAGTTGAAAGCCACGGTGGACCTGGTAGCCGTGGTTGAGCGCTACGTGCAATTGCGCCGATCCGGCAAGGAATTTGCTGGCTTTTGCCCGTTCCATAACGAGTCTTCGCCATCGTTCACGGTGATCCCGGCCAAGGGCTTCGTGCACTGCTTCGGCTGCGGCGCGCACCATGACGTGATCGGCTTCCTCATGGCGATTACGGGCTGCGACTTTCACGAAGCGTGCGAACAACTGGGCGCGCACGACTTCCGCCAGGCGCGCGACGACGTGCGTGTGGATATCGAGGCACCGCTGGATGTGACCTGGGTGCCGCTAATGCCGGTGCCCGACGATGCGCCGGACTTGATGGCGGGCAACGGCTGGACCGTGCCGATCTGGAATCCCAAACGCGGAAGGCTGAGACGCATGCGCGTGGTGCGGGCCGATGCGTACCGCGATAGCGAAGGCAGGCTGCTGGGCTATGTGTTGCGCGCCGAGTTCACAGACAGGCAGACGCGCAAGGTGAAGAAGTGGACGCCGCAGGTGACGTGGTGCATTGGACCGGACGGCAAGCGGCAGTGGTGCATCCAGCACTTTCCTACACCGCGCCCGATCTGCGGCCTAGACGCGCTGGCGGCCAAGCCGCACGCCGATGTGCTGTTGGTCGAGGGCGAGAAATGTCGCGCGGCTGGCGCTGGCGCGTGGGAACGCTATGCCGTCGCCTCGTGGCCAGGCGGCAGCAATGCCGTGCCCAAGACCGACTGGCGGCCATTGGCCGGACGCAACGTCGTGCTGTGGCCGGACGCGGATGCGGCCGGGCGCAAGGCGATGCTGGGCTGGCGGAACGATGCCGGCCACTACATTCCGGGCTTGGCGCAGCTGGCCATGCGCGCAGGCGCACAGAGTGTGCGGCTGATCGACACCGATGGCATGCCGGATGGCTGGGACATTGCCGATGCGCTGGAGCGGGACGCCTGGACGCCACGCCAGCTGTCGGCTTGGGCAGCGGGGCGCGTGATTGAAGTCACCGTGGTGCCAGGCCATGCGCAGTGACACCACGCAACGCGACATCTGGCGCGATCGCCAGCCGACTGCCGCCGACTGGCGTGCGTCGGCCGAGGCCGCGTTACGCAATCCATTCGAAACACCGGCGAGCTGCCAGCGCCGGCACGACTACTGCCTGCAGCAGGCGCAACGCTGCGAAGAGGGCGAGCGGGGATGACTTTGACCAAGCGTAAGACGCTCACCGTCGTAGACGGGGGGCTGGGCGCTGCACCACCGGGCGGCGGGGATCACAACCCGGACGCGTGGAAGTCGCAGCTGACGTACAACCGCGATCGCAATGTCGAGGGAACGCTGCACAACCTGATTTTGATCATGGAACACGACGAGCGCTTGGCCGGCTTGTGGTGGCTCAACGATTCGAGCAACCAGGTGAAGCTGGAGCGCGACCCGCCGTGGCGCGGTGGTAGCCGCGAGGAGTTCATCGACTCTGATGCCTACGAGCTAGCAGCCTGGCTACAGCACCCGGACCGCTACGCCATGAAGTGCAGCGACGAGTTGGTGCTCAAGTCCGTGATCGCTGTGGCCCGGCGGTACCGGCGCCATCCCATCCGCGAATTCCTCACCGGCCTGCAGTGGGATGGGCAGGCGCGCGTGGAGCGGATGCTGGTGGATCTGTTCGGTGCGGCCGAATCTGCCTACAGCCGACGCGCAGCGCAATGTTTCATGGTGAGCGCTGTCGCGCGTGTGCTGTGGTTCGACGCCAAGCAGCCATCGGTCGGCGCGCAGGTGGATTTCATGCTGGTGCTCGAGGGCGAGCAGGGCAAGCGCAAGTCGAGCGCACTGCGAGCGATCTTCGGCAGCCAGTGGTTTGTGGAGACCAGCGAGTCGCCCAGCGGCAAAGACTTCTACCAGGTCATACAGGGCGCATGGGGCGTGGAAATCGGCGAGATGGACAGCTTCTCCAAGGCCGACGTGACCAGCGTCAAGACCGCGATCACCCGGCGCGTGGACAAGTTCAGGGCACCGTATGAGCGTGTGCCACGCTCCTATCGGCGCGAGTGTGTGTTCGCCGGCACCACCAACGAGCATCAGTACCTGCGTGATCCGACCGGCGGCCGACGCTTTCTGCCGGTGCGTACCGATGGCGAGGTGCTGATCGATGCGATCAGCGCGCAGCGCGAACAGCTGTGGGCCGAGGCGGTGCACATGTTCGATGGCGGCTTCGAATGGTGGCAGCTCCCTGCCGAGGCAGCGGAGGAGCAGGCGGCACGCTACGTGGGCGACAGCTGGGAGGGACGTGTGGAGAAGTGGCTGGATGGCCGCATGGCCGAGGACCGCTACCCAGCGCGGTTGAAGTTCTCGGCAGCCAAAGTGGACTGGGCCACCACCGACGAAATCCTGGTGCACGCGATCGGGCTAGACCCCGGCAAGCACGGCAAGCCTGAGCAGATGCGCGTGGCTGCGATCCTCAAGACGTTGGGCTGGGAGAACCACCGACGACGATGGCCGGACGGTGGGCGAGAGCCGCGATGGTTTCGTGCTGGTCTGACGGTGGACGAGTGGCTGGCCGGCGCCAGCCGAGAGCAGACGAGCCAGGAGGCGACAGATGCACCGGACTTCTGACCAGACCTCGCCGCCCACGTCCACACCTGTCCACACCTGCGTCCAGACCTTCCGCCTTGTGCGGCAAGGCTGTCCACACCGTCCACATCTTTCGCGCGCGCCTATGTACATGACCCTTTTCAACCATCAATCAAAAACTCTCAACAGGTATGGACAGTGTGGACAGTCTGGACACCTCAATGATTCCAAGGGCTGCGACCGTCCAGACCTCGCACGCGAGGTGCGGACGGTGTGGACGTGCCCCCTTAGTGTCGTGTTTCACGGGAATCGTCGCGCGGGCAGGCAGGGGCAAAGCGGAGCGACCGCGACCATAGCGGCCGGGATGGCGGGCGCGACCGTAGCGCGGGTCCTCCTGGGCCTTGGCCGTCTGCGGGTAATTCGGACCCCACATTTCATGCATCTTTCGTTCCGGAGTTTGGTTCCGGTCGGAACTCAGGTGGGTGCATGAGTTCCGAAACGATGAGTGTTGCCGAGTATTCCAGCCACCGCGGGTGCAGCGATTCGTACATCCGCCGCATGCGCCGCTCCGGCAAGCTGGTGATGCACGCCGACGGCAAGCGCATCAACGTTGCGGCCAGCGATGCGCTGCTGGATGACATCACCGACCCACTGCGTGGCGGCGATCGCACGGCTGGCGCCGACACCCGGCTGGAGGTGCCCACCGCTCGCGTGCTGCCGAGCGATGTGCCCAGCGTGCAGGAAGCGGTGCGCCGCGAAAGGCTGGCGCGGGCGCGGTTGGCAGAGCTGGAGCTGGGCGAAGAGTCGCGCGAGCTGACGCGCACAAAAGGCGTGGAGCGCGCCGTATTCACCCTGGTGCGCCAGGCACTCAACAGCATGATGAATCTGTCGGGCCGCCTGCGCGCCAAGCTGGCCGCGGAGAGTGACCCGCGTGCGATTGAGGCGATGCTCGACGCCGAGGTACGCCTGATCGCACAGACGATGCAGAAAGAAGCGCGGCAGCTGCTGGCGCCGCCGGGGCAGCGCAACGACACCACCGAGGACGACGCATGACACTGGATCTCAACGCCTTCGACGTGGAACTGGCAGAGCCAGCCGATATTGTGTGCGACGCCTGGGAGCGTGCATGGGAACTGCCGCCGATCCAGACCGTGAGCGAGTGGGCCGATGCCAACCGCATCATCGCCAAGGGCTCCGGCGCCGAGCCTGGTCCGTGGCGCACCAGCCGCAACCCAATCCTGCGCGAGATCATGGATTGCCTGAGCGACCATTCCCCGGTGCGCCTGGTGGACTTCATGAAGTCCGCGCAGATCGGTGCCACCGAGATCGGTATCAACTGGACCGGCTACGTCATCGACCGCGGTGCCGATTCGATGATCGTGGCGCAGCCGGTGAAGGATCTGGCGCGCAGCTGGGCCGCCTCCAAGTTCGACCCGGCGGTGATGGAGATGCCCGAGCTGCTAGCCAAGCTCAACACCGACAACATGCTGGAGAAGCATTTCCCCGGCGGCACGCTGTGGGTGATCTGGAGTAACTCGGCCAAGCAGCTGCGCCAGCGCACCGCGCGCTACATCTTCATGGACGAGGTGGACGAATACCCGAAAGACATCGGAGGGCAGGGGCCGGCTGACCAGCAGCTGGAAGCGCGTGCGATGTCGTATGGGGATCGCGCCAAGATCTACCGCGCCTGCACGCCGACCATTGCCGGCGCCAGCGCGATTGAGGCCGGCCACGCAGCCGGCGACCAGCGCGTGTACATGGTGCAGTGCCCGCATTGCGGCGGCGAGCAAACGCTCGACGTGGAGCGCTTGCAGCCTGACGGCACATTCGCTTGCTTGGCGAGCGGCTGCGTGATCGAGGAGCACCACAAGGATCTGATGTTTGCCGAGCGCGGACACGGCGGCACGGCGTACTGGAAGCCGACCAACCCAGATGCGGACCCGTATCACCGCAGCTATTACGCGTGGGCCGCGTACGCGCCGTTGGGCCTCGGTCCGTCGTGGAAAGATTTGGCCGATGCGAAGGCCGAAGCCGACCGCGACCCGAACAAAGCAGCGGGCTTCCACAACCTCAAACTCGGCTTGCCCTATGCAGGCGAGCGACAGGAGCAGGATGCAGACGAGGTGGCCAAGCTGGGCGAGCCGGGTGTGCACCGGGGCATCGTGCCGCTGGGCGGGCTGCTGTTAACGGCGGGCGTGGACTTCCAGCACGACCGCGCCGAAATCCAGGTAATCGCCACCGGCCGCGGTCAGCGGCGCTGGGTGGTGGACTACGCCGTCATCGACCTGGATCCGACCATCCTCGACACCTACCCGGCGCTGGACGAGTACCTACGCGGCACATGGAAGACCACGCGCGGCATCGATATGCCCATCACTGCGGTGGCGCTGGACGGCGGCAACTGGACCGAGACGGTGGCGCAGTTCGTGAAGCAGCTGGTCAACCAGAGTGGCCAGGCGCGCATCGTGGAGACGCCGAACGGCTACATCAAGCAGACGGTGTATTTGATCCGGGGCCGCAACGAACGCAAGTCTGAGCGTGCGGTGTATCGCCCGGCCAAGACCGAGGTCAACAACCGCGACAAGACTGTGGCGCGCAGCGTCGGTGTATGGGGCGTAGGCACATCTGTGCTCAAGACAATGGTGTATGGCTGGCTCACCGCTGCTCTCGCGGCAAAGGACAAGGCCGACGCGGAAGGGCAAGCGGAGGATCTGACAGCGCGCATGCTGCGCTTCCCTGGCGGCCGCGGCGATGAGGTGCCAGATCCGATCAGTCCGGATCCGGGTTCGCTGCAGCCGGTGTACTACAAGGGGCTTACGGTCGAGTTCTACGACAAGGAATCGGGGTATTGGATCAAACCAAAGGGCGCGCGCAACGAGCCGCTAGACACGGTGGTGTATGCAATCTGGGCATCGCTGGCCCCGGCGGTGAAAGCCGACGTGATCCGAGACTCGCAGTGGGAAGCGTTGGAGCAGCAGTATCAGCCGACGGCGCTTGGGTTATTCGATGCTCCTCAGCAGTCCCGTGAAAAATCTACGGTCGATGAGGTTTCAAGTCAGTCTAAGAACGTGGATTCCCCTGGAACGCATGCGCGTTCACGAGCAGGCAGTTTCGCCCGGGATGGATGGGGGCTCTAGTGGCTAAACGGAGCGAGTCTTCGGAACAACTGCGCTGCCGGATTCTGGCCGCAATGCAGAAAGACACCGGAATCAGCAAATCAATGGCCCTTCCCTTTGTTGACTCGGTGATGCAGTGCTTTGCGGGCGAGCAGCCCTACTTTCCGGCACAAGTGCGGACGTATCCAATCGAAGAAATCCGATCTGTGCTTGAGCAGGGTAGGGAGGTTCACTACGTCCTCCGACGCTTCGATATCTCTAGGTCGAAGCTCCATAGCCTCTTTCCAGGAGGCCTTCCTGGACGCCGCCGATCCTCTAAAATGGTTGGGCTCGCTAAATAACGATCAATTTTGCCCTATCTTGATACTCACGCGGAGTGCTAAAGTGCATTGCTAATAAAAATGATCTGCAGAGGAAGAAAAGTGGATATTGCTCAGCCTAGAGTTTTTATTTCATATAGCTGGAGTTCGCCAAGCCATCGCGAGCAGGTACGTGTATGGGCAGAGCAACTTGTCAGTGATGGCATTGATGTAGTTCTCGATCAGTGGGATCTGGAAACAGGCGATGACAAATATGCATTTATGGAGTCAATGGTCGTCGACTCGACAGTTACGCATGTTTTGGTTTTTACGGACCGAGAGTACGCCCGAAAAGCTAATGATAAGGTTTCTGGTGTTGGTACTGAATCGCAGATCATTTCGCGCGAAGTGTACGCGCGTGTGAAGCAATCGAAATTTATACCTGTTGTCTGCGAAAAGGATGATCGTGGAGAGCCTCTGCTCCCCGTTTTCTTCGAGTCCAGAATTTGGATCGATTTTTCCACTGCTGAGTCAGCAAATGAAAATTGGGAAAGTTTGATCCGAGTTCTTCATGGGCAGCCGTTACACAAGAAGCCTGCGCTCGGAAAAGCTCCGGCTTATCTGGCAGCTGATCACACAGTTCCTGCAAGCCCTGCTTTGGTTAAACTGGTAGCACTTAAGCAAGCGGTTCATCTGGGAAAAGCTGGAGTAAAAGGGTATCGTCGAGAATTTTTGGATGCCTGCTACAGTTATGTCGACTCTTTTCGGACTCGCTCTGTCCCTTCGACCGATGAGCTGCCACAGAAAACACTAGATACTTGTGGAAAACTTAAGGTCGTTAGAGATCATCTTGTCGACTGGGTGCTCCTAGAGTCTGAAGGAGATTCTCCAGTTTTCGCAGATAGCCTCATTTCAGTGCTGGAAAAACTTCTGGAATTGAAATCTAGGCCTAAGGAAATCAGTTCTTTTAGCGATAACTGGTTCGATGCTCATGCTGTATTTGTATATGAAACATTTATCTATATAGTTGCGGCTCTTTTAAGAAATGAGGCATATTCCACCTTAAATGCCGTGCTAACAGGGTATTATTTACAGCCTTCTATGAGCGGAGGAAAAGAATTTAGCGGGATTAATGCATTTCATGGTCATTCGGATTTGTTGCAAATACTTGCGCCGGCAGGTAGATCGTTGAAGGCACCTGCAGCGGAGCTGATAAAGAGGCAGGCAGATAGGTCTGACATACCTTTCAAAGATGTAATGCAAGCGGAGATTCTAATCCTGTTGATGGTTATGCTGAATCCTGGATATTGGTTTCCGCAGACTCTGTTCTATCTTCCAATGCATGAGATTCCTGAATTCTTTCTTCGGGCAACAAAGCATCGGGATTTTGTTAAGCTTGCCCAGATAACAGGCGTTTCTAACGCTGACGAATTGCGCGCGCGAGTAAAGGATGGTCATAACCGCATGGGCGTCAATGGATGGTATTGGTTTAACTCATTCGACCGAACCTTCTGGTCGGCCATGAATATGGATAAATTGGACACGCTCTAATCCATTGCTATCTCATTTTCCAATAATTTTGGCGACATGTATTTGGAAAGTTACTTGAAAATCAATGGTCTGGACGACCCTTTGTCCGCAAGTTTATTGGGTTTAAGACATTAGTGCGGTTAGCCTGACTCGTCATGAAGACGGCTCAGGAAATGCTCACCATATACCAGCAGGCAGAAATTGCCGTGCTGCAAGGGCAGAGCGTTCGTTTCGGTGAGCGCGTGCTTACCCGCGCGGATCTGGCAGAGATCCGTAAGGGTCGCCAGGAGTGGCAGGCCGCCGTAGATCGAGAGGCTGGTGCAGGTCGTCGCGCTCGCTGGGCAACGGCTGATTTCGGTGGCCGCACCTGATGGCCTCCGCACTCATCGCCCGCGACCGCCTCGGCGTCGCGATCCATACTGACCGTAGCGTGCGCGCTATCGAAGCGCGCACGGCAATGCGCGAGCAGCAGCTGCGTGTGATGGCGCGTGCCCATGAGGTCACCCGCCCGTCGCGCAGCCGCAAGCTGGCCCGTGACTGGGGTAGTGGCAACGCCATTGCCGGCATGGACTCCCGTTAGCTGCGTGATCAGGCGCGTCACCTTGAGCGCGATCTAGACCTGGCCGACAACGCGCTCAACGTGTTGGTGCAGAACACGGTGGGCTCCGGCATCGACGTGCTTTCTGCACCGCGGCTGCCGGGTCAGCCGATCAACCGCGATCTCGCCCTGCAGCTGGATGAGCTATGGGATGTGTGGTGGGACGCGCCCGAAGTCACCCGGGCCCACGACTACGGCGCGTGCCAGCAGTTGCTGGCACGCAGCTGGCTACGTGATGGAGAGGCTTTTTATCAGGACCTGAGCGGCGCTGTGCCATACCTGGAGCATGGCGGAGGCGTGCCTTACAGCATCGAGATGCTAGAGGCTGACTTGGTGCCGTTGGACTTCAACGACCCGGCCCGCAACATCCTGCAGGGCGTGGAGCGTAACGCGTGGGGTCGCCCGGTGGCCTACCACGTGTACAAGCAGCACCCCGGCGACCAGCTGGGCTGGACCACCGACACCAAGCGCGTGAGCGCCGAGGTGATGCACTGCATCGCCAACCTCAAGCGCCTGCACCAGGTGCGCGGCCTGAGCGTCTTCGCCAGTGCGATGTCGCGCTTTGAAGACGTGAAGGATTACGAAGAGTCCGAGCGCATCGCGGCCAAGGTGGCGGCGTCGATGACGTTCCAGATCAAGAAAGGCTCGGGCGAGCTGTACCAGCCAGCGGGCGAAGGCTTAGGCGGCGTGGCGCTGATGCAGCAGGGTATGCCGGTGCGCGAACTGCGCATGGCGCCCGGTGCCATCTTTGACGACCTGCTGCCGGGCGAATCGATCGAGAGCCTGGGCACTGACCGCCCGAACCCCAATGCCGCGACTTGGCGCAAGGAGCAGCTGCGCGCAGCCGCCGGCGGCATCGGCGTGAGCTACTCCAGCCTGTCGCTGGACTACAACGGCACGTACTCCGCGCAGCGTCAGGAGCTGGTGGAAAAGTGGGGCAGCTACCTGATGCTGGCGGAGCGCTTCATTGCGCTGTTCGTGCGGCCAACGCGCCAGCGCTTTATCGAGGCGGCGGTACTGTCCGGCAAGGTGCGCATGCCGCGTGGCTGGACATTGCGGCACTTGGCGGCGTCGACGTATGTGCGGCCAATCATGCCGTGGATCGACCCGCTCAAAGAAGCCTACGCCAAGGGCGAGGCCGAGGACCGCGGCTGGGTGAGCCCGCAGCAGAACACGCTGCAGTACGGCAACAACCCCGATGAAGTGCTGCGCCAGCGCCAGGACTGGCAGCAACAGCAGCAGCAATTGCAGCCGGCAGCGCCGGCACCCGCGAAAGCCCGCGCGCAGCTGCGCGCCGAGCTTTCGCGCGACATGTTGAGGGACATCTGACTATGCGAACCCACGCAGTGACCGCGGCGTCGGGCCGCGTGCTTGCCGATGCCGGCCAGGCGCTCGGCCCGTGCCTGCTCAAGATCGAAGCCCGGGCCACCGACGTGGCCGAGGTCATGATCTACGGGACCATTGGCGACAGCCTGTGGTCTGAATCTGTCTCTCCGCTGCAGCTGGCCGAACAGATCGGCCAGATCACCGCCGGCACGATCCACGTGCGCATCAACAGCGGTGGCGGCGTGGTGGCCGACGGCATGGCCATCTACAACGCGCTCAAGCAGCACGCCGCGCGCAAGGTGGTGTTCGTGGACGGCCAGGCCGCGTCAATTGCCTCGCTGATCGCCATGGCCGGCGATGAGCTGGTGATGTACGCCAGCTCGCTGCTGATGGTGCATGCGCCGCACACGGTTGCTGCCGGCAACGCGTCCTCTTTCCGCCAATACGCGACCGCGCTGGATGCACATGCCGGTGCAATGTTGGAGGCGTACGCCACCAAGACCGGCAAGCGTGCCGAGGTGGAGGAGCTGCTCACCGATGGCGCCGACCATTGGTACACCGGCTTGCAGGCGGTGGAGTTCGGCTTTGCCGACCGCGTGGCGGACACCGCCGCCACCGCCCGCGCCGAGGCCGCATCTGTCGTCGCGCTGACCGGCTACCTGCAGGCCATCACCCAAGCGCCGGCGCCGGTCGCCGCGCAGCTGCGCGGCCATATCGCCGCTGCGCTCAGCCCCAGCGTTTTTGCCTCACTTCCCGAGGTCACCCAAACGGCCGTCGTTGGCCACATCGAGGATCCTATGACCCAACAAACCTACCTTCGCATCCTCGCCAACGCCGGTGGCGGGCAGGGTGCTTCCACCACCACGGCTACGCCGCCTGCGCCCGCTCCGGCGCCGGTTGTCGCTGCTGCGCCAGACGCCGCGGCCGCCGTGCAAGCGGCTCTGGTCGCGATGCGCGGCCGCAACGCGGACATCATGGCGATGGCCGAGCCGCACATGGGCAACGCGGAGATCCGCGCTTATGTGGACGGTGTCATCGCCGCTGCCGACCCTGCGGTGACCCCCGACAACGTGGGCCGCCACATCCTGGCGCTGATGGGCCGCAACGGCGAGCCGCTCAATGGTCGCGCTGGAGTTGTCGCTGGCGGCGACCAGCGCGACAACGTGCGCGCAGCGATGACCAACGCAATCGAGGCCCGCGTGGGCCTGGCCCAGGCCACCGGTGACAACCCATACCGCGGCCACTCGCTCGCCGAGATGGCGCGCGAGTGCTTGGTGCAGGCTGGCGTCAATCCGCGCGGCATGGACCGGCGCGAGATCGTGGGCATGGCGTTCACCTATTCCACCTCGGACTTCCCTGCGCTGCTGGGCGATGCCGCGCGCCGCTCGGTGTTGCAGGGCTACCAGGAAGTGGAAGAGCGCTTCAGCGAGTTCACCCGCGCGGTGAGCGTGCCGGACTTCAAGCCGACCAACCTGGTGGGCCTGGGTGCCTTCTCGGATCTACTGCCGGTGCGGGAGGGCGGTGAGTACAAGCAGGGCACCTTCAGCGAGCAATCGCAGTCGATGCAGATCGTCACCTGGGGCCGACTGTTCACGATCACCCGCCAGGCCATCATCAATGACGATCTGGGCATCTTCAGCGATGTGCCACGCAAGATGGGCCAGGCCGCCAAGCGCACGCTGGCCAAGGCGGTGTTCGAGCTGATCACCAAGAACCCGCGGCTTGCCGATGGCAAGACGCTGTTCCATGCCGACCACGGCAACCTGCTGCCGGCCGCGACCATCACCACCGAGAGCGTCAGCGCCATGCAGGCGCGGATGGCGCTGCAGAAGGATGCGGACGGCAACGTCATCCGCGTGCCGATGAAAACGCTGCTGACGCCGGTGGCGCTTTCGGGCGCGGCGCTCACCGTGCGCGCTGCCGAGTACGCGGTAGGCGGGGCCAATAACCAGACCACACCCAACATCGTGCGCAACACCTTTGAGGTGGAGAGCGACGGCCGCCTGGATGGGGCAGACCCGAAGGCGTGGTACGGCCTGGCCAATTCGGCCTATGTGGATGCGCTGGTGGTGGGCTACCTGGACGGCAACCAGACGCCGTATCTGGAGCAGCACGAAGGATTCACCGTGGACGGTGTGGCCTGGAAGGTGCGCATGGACGCGGCGCCGGCCATCGCCGACTACCGCGGCATCTACAAGAACCCCGGCCAGTAAGCCGCCTGCCGCGCCGCGCCGCGGTGCGGCGTCTCTTCGCATCTGGAGTACTCCCCATGAAAAACGCATATCAGGACGGCCGCGTGCTGGACGTGACCTTGACCACCGCTGTGACCAGCGGCGGTGTGATCGCTGACGGCAAATTGGTAGCTGTCGCCGTCACCGACGGCGCAGTTGGCGAAACGATTGCTGCGCACGTCGAAGGCGTGTTTGCACTGCCCAAGTTGGCGGCCGCCGTGTTCGCGCGTGGCGCCTCGGTCAACTGGGATACCGACACCAAGCAGGCCATCTCGGCTGCCGGCGGTGCCGGCGACATCAACAACATCGGCTACGCCATCGAAGCGTCCGGCAACGGTGCCGCAACGGTGCTGGTACGCCTGACGCCGGGCACCGCCACGCCGGTGGCGGCCTAAGCCTTACCCACCACCGCACGCAGATGCCCGGGTGGCGCGTGCGGTGGTGGCTCTCTTCAACCTGACCCCAAGGATCAGCACATGGCCCCGCCGCGCGGCGTCCGCAACAACAATCCAGGCAACATCGATCGTACCGGCGTGGCTTGGCAGGGCGAAGACCGCACCGCCGCCGCACGCGCACGCGAGGCCCGCTTTGCCGTATTCGACACGCCCGAATACGGCTTTCGTGCCCTTGTCAAAACACTGCTGACCTACCAGCGCAAGCACGACCTGCGCACGGTGCGCGGGATCATCAACCGCTGGGCGCCGCCGGTGGAGAACGACACCGGTGCCTATGTGCGCGAAGTCGCCAAGGCGCTGGGCGTAGAAGTTGACCAGCGCATCAGCGTGGAAGCTCCGGCAACTGCTTTCCAGCTGGCAAAGGCGATTGCCAAGCACGAGAACGGCGGCAACTTCTGGGGCGATGCGGTCATCTGGGACGGCGTGGAGCTGGCGGGGATTGCCCGGTGATGGACGGCGGCGCCACGGTGGTGCTCAAGTCTGCCGCACTGCTGGTGGCGACCAGCGCCGGTAGTGCGGTGGTCACTGAGGTGATCACCGGCAGCGAGCATCTGTTTCTCGGCATCCCGCAATCGTGGTTTCTGGCCGCGGTGGTGGGTGCACTGGTCGGATTGCTGCTGCTCAGCGAGATCGACGTGGGCAAGGTGTCTGCGCCCAGTGGCGGGCCGGGCGTGCAGTGGCTGACACTGCTGCTGCGCGTGGGCCTGCTCGGCCTGTTTGTGCTGGGTTTCGCCTTGGCCGCCGGCTGGATCGTGGTGGCGCTGGCCAACTACTTTCCGTCGGTGCACCGCATCGGCATTGCGGTGAGCGGGCTGAGCGGCTTCATCATCAAGCCGATGCTGCCGCACTACTTGGGCGCGCTGCAGAAGTGGTCCGACCGGTTGGCCGGGCGCGCCGGAGGTGCTGCATGAGCATCTATCTCGTGAGCCTGGTCAGCACGCTGGCCGTGTTTTGTGCGACGACTTGGCAACTGCTGCACACCTTTCATGCCGGCGAGCGTGCGCGCGACCGCGCTGCCTGGGCGCTATGTGGTGCCTGCTTCATTGGTTTGGCTGTCGGCATGTTGGGCATCTTTCTGCGCGACCTGGCGCAGCACACACCCGCGCCCTGGTACGTGCTGCTGGTACGCGGGTGCCTGTCGGTGCTGCTGATCTACCCGTGGCGCCGGCGGGAGAGCGAGCGATGAATATCCTGGCCTTCCTCAAGGCGCTCGTTGCGCTTGTATTTGGCTGGGCAGCTGACGCGCTGACCTGGCTGCGTAAGCCCGGCAGCCGCCTCAAGGTGGTGTGTGCGGTGCTCGCTGCGCTGCTGTCGATTGCCTCGCTCACGTCCTACCGCAAAGGCCAGCAGGTGATCGTGGTCACCCGTCAGGTGAAGCAGTGCCAGAGCGACCAAGTCGCGGCGCTGGAAGCAGCGCAGCTCAAGCGCGCCGAGTTGGAACGCAATAACGCGGACAAGGATGCCGCACTGGCAACCATTGCCGCCAAGTTGCAGGCCGAGGCCGAAAAGCTACGTTTGCTGCAGGAGCGCAACGCCGGACTGCGCGACAAAACCGAAGCCGCAAAAGCCGCTGCCGATCGCAGTGCCAAGGCGTTCAAACACGAATACGACCAACGCCCGGCCGAGTGCACCGCTGCACTGCAGGCGCTGGCCGCGGCATGCCCCAGCCTGGGAGGCTACTGATGCGCACGCTGCTCACTGCCCTGCTGCTGGCCGCGCTGTTGGCTGGATGTGGCAACAAGGCCGCCCGGCCGGATCCGACGCGCCCGATCGTCGTGACGCCAGCGCCGGCCGTGGTCGCGGTGCCGGTGCGCACCTATGTGGAGATCGATCGGCGCCTGACCCAGCGCTGCCCATGGGTGAAAAACGGCACGCTGGAGCAGGTGCTGGACGTCTCGCGCGGCCGCAAGCGCTGCCTGGAGTTCTACGAGGCCAACCTGGGCGAGATCGAGCAAGTGCAGGGCACGCCGGCAGGCGAGGGCGCGCGATGAGCCAGATCCGGATCGCGGTGGACGCCGACAACCTGCTGGGCCGCCAGTTCACCACGCTTGAGCGGGAGCAGCTGCCCTTCGCCATTGTGCAGGCGTGCAATGCCACCGCCTACGAAATCCGCGAGGTCTGGAAGCGCGCCGCGCCGCGCGTGTTCGACCGACCTGCGCCGCTGACCATCAATGCGGCGATGTACCGCAAGGCGACGCGCGAGCGCTTGTTCGCGGAGATCTTCCTGCGCGATGAAGCCTTCAAGGGCACGCCGCCGTCGAAGTACTTGCGCACGGAAGTGGAAGGCGGCCAGCGTCGCAAGAAAGGCTTTGAAGTGCTGCTGCAGGCCAACGGCCTGATGCCGGCCGGGCAATTTGCAGTCACTGGCCGCGGTGCGCGCACCGACCAATACGGCAACGTGCCCGGCGGCCAGGTGACAGCCATCCTGTCGCAGCTGGGCGCGCAGCGCGATGCCTATCAAAACGCCAACACCGAGCAGCCCAAGCGACGCAGCAACGATCGCAGCCGTGCGGAATATCTGGGCCGCACGCGCCTGAACACTGTTGCGGTGATGCAGCGCACCGTGCGCCGCGGCGGTCGCTACTTCGTCCTGCAGCGCCAGCGCGGCAAGTTGGCGCCGGGCATCTATGAGCGCATCGGTACCGGTTTTGGCAGTGCGGTACGTAGCGTGTTCGTCTTCACCTCGCGTGCCAGCTACACGCCGCGCTACGACATCTTCGGACTGGCTCAGCGCACCTGGGACAAGCTGATGCCGTTCTACTTCAACCGCGAGCTGGACAAGGCGATCCGCAGCGCGATTGAGAAGGTGCAGGCATGAACCAGCGCGAGTTTATGCAGGCATTCGATGCGACCGCATTTGCTGCCTTTGCCGACGTCGGTTTGGCTGATGGCGCGCGCTATCAAGCGCCTGGTGCTGCGGAGACGGTGCCGTGCACTGTGCAGATCGACCGCGACGTGCGCGACTTCGGTAGCGACCTCGCACCGGTGAGCACTGGCTACACGCTTGTGACGCTGCAGCGTGCCGAAGTGCAGCCGGCCAAACGTGGGCGGGTGCTGCTGGATGACGAGACCCTGGTGCTGGCAGAGCGGGTGCGCGAGGACGAATCCGTCAGCCAGTGGGTGGCCGACCATGGCTAGCCCGCGCGAACACCTGCGCGCTGCGGTGGGCAGCTGCCTGCAGCGCATCAGCGTAGCGAACGGCTACCAGACCGATGCCGGCGCCAGCTTGACGCTGGAGCCGGGCCAGGTCGACGAAGACGCCAATGCCGTGTTGACCGTGCTGGTGGCCAAACAGCAGCGCGCAAGCGAGAGCGCACTGACGCGCACGCATCGCCTGACCACGTTGGTGGTCGTGGTTAAGGCGCCCGCGCCGCTGGACACCGCGCAGGCGCGGCTGGACGCGCTGGTGGCAGACATCGAGCTGGCCATGGCCGACCAGCAGTTCCGCTATCCCCCGGGCATCCAGTTCCCGCAGTACGTGTCCATGGAGCCGGTGAAGCCCGAGGCGGGCATGAGCTGGGTTGGCGCGCTGCTCACCTACCAAACGCACATCCCCATTACCTGACGCCGCACGCGGCACCTACGAGGAGCACCCATGCCCATCAATTCCCCTGACTACAGCTACCTGGGTAGCGGCGAGCTGCATCTGCGTAAGCGCGGCGCGGCCAAGCCGTTCCGCGGTGTTGGTAACTGCTCGGCCTTCAGCTTTTCGCCGCAGACCAACCGCATCAACCTGCTCGACAGCACGCAGCCCGGCGGTGGTAACCGGAATTCGGTCGATCGGATCACCGAAGTGCAGGTGAGCTTCACCATGCACGATTTCAGCGCGGAGAACTTCGCCGACGTGTTGCGCGGCACCGCCACGACCATCGTGGCCGGCAATGCAGCCGATGAGGCCGTTGTGGCTTACAAGGATGGCGTGACCCCGCTGGCCAATTTGGCGGCCGACATCACTGCGGTAAAGCCGGTCACCGGTGATGCGGTGTACGAAAAAGGCAAGGACTGGGACATCAAGAACGGCGCGCTCTACGTGCCGGCAGATTCGAAGATTGCCGTCCCGGTCGATGGCGCCGCCAACATCAAGGTCACCTACAGCTTCGGCGCGGCCGAGCGCTTGCAGGCATTGGTCAACTCCAACGAAGAGTACGAGCTGCTGTTCCTGGGCTTCAACGAAGCGCGCAGCGGCAAGAAGGTGCGCGCCCAGGCCTACCGGGTCTCTGGCGGGGTGATCGGTGAGCTGGCGTTGATTGGCGAGCAGTACGGCGCTGGCACGGTCACCGGCACGCTCAGCAAAGACACCAGCAAACCGGCTGGCGTGTCGCAGTACTTCACCTGGGATGCGGAGAAGTGATGGACGACCTCGACGTGCTGAGTCCGCCGACGCAAACGATCACCTACCGCGGCGAGCAACTGCTGCTGTCGCCACTGACGTTGGCGCAGCTCGGTCCCTTTATCACTGCTACGCGGCCGATCATCGGCCGCGTGCTCATCGCCGCAAGCCTGGCGAATGCTGGCGCATCGATCGAGGTGGCCGCGCTACTGATGGACGTGCTGGAGCAGGATGGGCAAGCGTTCGCGAAGGGCGGTGCGCTCGTCACCGGCAAGCCGCAAGACTGGATTGCCGGTGGCAGCTTGGCCGATGCGGCCACGCTGGTGGAGGCATTGGTGGAGCTCAACCAGGATTTTTTCGGCCAACGCCTGCCGAGCCTGCTACAGGCAGCAGGCAAGGCGATCCCCGCGATGGTGGCGACGCAGGCACCGCCGGGTGGGTCGACATCGTCCACTTCCTCATCGCCCGCGGCCACCAACGCCGAGACGTCATGACCTACACCCTGGCGCAAGCCAGGGCGTTCGCGGCTGCTGCGGCGCGTGATGAGCGCACGCAGCAACGCCAGCAACAAGCCGCAACGGCTGAGGCCGTGCGCATGGCGATGGGCGCCGAGCCTGCCGCCTTTACCAAGTACCTCAACGACCTGATCAGGTAGATGGCCGAACCTTCTGCAAACTTGCGCGTTCGCATTTTAGTGCGGACGTGAACGACATCAAGCAGGGCCTCGCATTGCTGCGCGGGCAGCTGGCCGACGTGCGCAAGCAGGCTGGCACCCCCCTGCCTGCAAACGACCCGATCAAGCAGCTGGGCATTTCTGCTGGGCAAACCAGCAATGCCATGCGCCAGTTGCCGGCGCAGTTCACGGACATCTTTACCAGCCTCCAAGGTGGCATGCCCTGGTTCACGGTGCTTGTGCAGCAAGGTGGCCAGATCAAGGACAGCTTCGGTGGCGTGGGGCCTGCACTGTCTGGCGTTTCGACTGCCTTGGTGGGCATGCTCAATCCGCTCTCGATCACTGCGGCGGCCGTCGCTGCCGTGGCGCTGGCATGGAAGTTGGGCAGCGATGAGGCGACCGCCTACCAACAGGCCTTGATCCTGACGGGCAACCAATCTGGGCAGACGGCTGCGCGCCTGGCGGAAGTGGCTGCGCAGATGGATGGCATCGCCGGTGTGACAACCTCCAGTGCCGCAGCGGCACTGACGGAGGTCGCGGCCACCGGCAAGTTCACTGCCGAGCAGCTGGAGACCGTGGCGATCGCCGCCGAGACGATGCGCGCCGGCACGGGCAAGGCAGTGAATGAGACGGTCGCCGAATTCGCCAAGATCAAGGCCGACCCGGTCGCTGCGTTGCTTGAGCTCAACGAGACGATGCACTTCCTGGACCAGACCCAGCTGGCCAACATCAAGACGCTGATCGAGCAGGGCAACCAGGTCCAGGCAGTCGCGGCGGCGTTCAAGATCTACGCCGACACGCTCAAGGATCGGGCGGCCGATGTGCAGGAAAACCTGGGCTACATGGAACGCGCTTGGCGCGCGGTCAAAGGTGCCGCCTCTGAGGCTTGGGACACCATGCTCGGCGTTGGCCGGCCCGACACCGCAACGGAGAAGATCAAGCAGCTGCAGTCCAACATCGACGGCGTTAACCGCGGCGGTGGGGTCTATCAAGGTCTGAGCGATGCCAACCGCACCAGGCTGCTCAAGCAATTCCAGCAACAGATCGACGAGCTGCAGAAGGCGGCCAACAAAAAGCCGGTCAAGGTCATCATGGCTGGCATCTACTCAGAGGTGGACAGCAAGCAAGAGCAGGCGCGCACGAAGTTCCAAGAAGAGGGCGTGCAGTATCTGAGCAAGCAGGCGCAGCTCGAAGAGCGCATCAAGGACATGCGCACCCTGGCCGCGCAGGCAGGAATCACCGACACCAAGGTGCTACAGCAACGCGAGCGTGCAATGCGCGACGCCGCAGCGGCAGCCAGCGCAAAGGGCGCGGCGAGCATCGCAACGTCTGGCCGATCGGCTGGGGTCCAGGCACTCCGGGATGCGCTGACCACCGAGCAGGCGCAGATCGCAACCAGCACTAAGGTGTTGCAGGCCCAGTACCAGGCGCGCGAGCTGTCGGCCGAGACCTACTACCAACGCCTGCGCGAGCTGACTGAGCGCGGCACCAACGCCGAGGCGCAGTCGCTGCAGAAGCAGATCGACTATCTCAAGGGCCGCGGTGTCGCAGGCAAAGATGCGATCGACGTCGGCAAGCAGGTCGGCGAGATGGAGGCGCAGCTGACGAAGGTGCGCACCGAGGGTGCCGCGAAGCTGGACGTGTTGGCAGCCGACGAGCGCAAGTTGCTGAAACAACGTGAGGACGCACTGTCCTCCTATAAGGCTGCACTCGATGCCAGCACGGGCGCGCTGCGCGAGGAAATGGACGCCATGGTTGCCCGTGTAGGCTCCGGCGATCGCGAGTTCGAGATCCAGCAGCGGCTCAATGAGGTGTATCGCGAGCAGGCCCAGCGGCTGACTGAGCTGGCCCTGCTCAAGCGAGTGGGCACGATCGATGAGCAGACCGCGGCCGCTGAAGAACAGGCCGTGCGCGCGGCAACCGAGCGCCGCGTGCAAGTGATTCGCGACGGCTACGTGCGCATGTCGCAAGCGCAGGCAGATTGGGGTAGGGGCGTTTCAGCCGCATGGGCGAACTATCGCGACGGGGCCAGCAATGCGGCGGGTGCGGTAGAAAGCGCGACGACCTCGGCGCTGACCTCATTCGAGGACATGGTGGTCAAAGCGACCGGTAATGGCAAAGTCAGCTTTCGAGACATGGCCAACTCGATCATCGCCGACTTTGCACGGATCACGGTGCGCAAGGGAATCACCAGCCTGCTGGGTAGCGTGTTCGGCGGCGGCCAAGTCGGAGCCGTGCAGCGCGAGGCGATTCCGCTGCAGGGCTGGGACACCGGTGGCTATACCGGGCCGGGCGGAAAGTTTCAACCGGCCGGTGTCGTGCACAAAGGCGAGGGCGTGCTGAGTCAGCGCGACATCGCGTCGATCGGTGGACCGGCTGCCTTCCTGTCCATGCTGGGCGCCATCCGCAGCGGGCGCGGCTACGCGGTTGGTGGTCTGGTAGGCACCACGGTGATGCCTGCGACAGGACGCAGCGGCGGCCAGGTGGCTGTAGAGATCAACAACTATTCAGGCCAAACAGCGCAGCAGCGTGAGGAGCGCAGCCGTGCGCCGGATGGCAGCGAACTGCGCAAGCTGATTGTGGATATCGGAGCCGAAAATATCGCCAGCGGTGGACGCATGGCCGGCGCCATCGAAAGCAGGTTCGACACGAGGACGCGCCGCTGATGGCCGCTTTCCCGCTATTTGCAGGTGTGCTGTACGACACGGTGCGCAGTTCTTTCGATCCTGCGGTGATGCGTACCGAGATGGAGCGCGGGGTGCCCAAGCAACGCGTTCTCAATACGCGCGTGCTGATGAAGCTCGCCATGACGTTGGACTTCGCCACGCCGGTCGACGCGGTGTCTTTCGAAAGCTGGTATTTCGACGACATCGGCCGCATCGGTTGGTTCGACTTCCGCCACCCGCTGACGGGACTAACCGTACAGGCGCGCTTCGAGGGCGGCAGCATCGGCGAATTGCGCCCAGCTGATGGGGCAGATCGGCCATGGCAGCGCGATGTGGTCGTTGAGTTCTTGCGATGAGCTCCTTCCTTGAGCGCCGCCAGCGCGTGACAGACAATGCCACCACCGGCCCGCTGGAGCTGCTGGAGATGACGGCGCCATCGTTCGGCGCGGTGTTGCGCATTGCCAACGACACGCAGGACTGGGTGAGCAATGGCAATACGTATCTCGGGTATCCGTTCCGCTTCACGCCCCCTACGGATTCTGCTGGCCAGACGCCGCGCGCACAGCTGGAGGTGGACAACGTTGGGCGCGGCATTACCGATGACCTGGAGCATGTGCAGCCCAACGAGACGGTGATGTGCCGGATCCTGATCACGGACCGCGCGCAGCCAGACGTGATTGCGCGGCGTTTCTATCTGCCGCTGACGCAGGTGCGCGCTGCCGGCCCGCTGATCACCGCGCAGATCGGCGTGGACTTCTTCATGCGGCAGCAGGCAGTGAAGCTCCGCGCCAACCCGCACACGCTGCCGGGGATCTTCTGATGCGGGCCAGTGAGGTAGAGCGGTTCCTCAACATCCCGTACGACGCCCACGCCTACGACTGTGCCGACCTGGTGGTGCAGGTCCAGCGCCAGCTGTTCGGTCGCCAGGTGCAGATGCCAGCGCGGCGCCCGCGTGGTGCTGCTGGCCAGGCAGCCCTGGGCGAGCTGTCCCAGGCGTACGCCGTGCCAACCGACACGCCGGCGGACGGCGACCTGGTGTTGATGTTCGATAAGGGCCAAATCCGGCCCGGGCACGTCGGTGTCTTCTTCTACCTGGCCCACGAGGGCTGGGTACTTCACACAACCAGCGCGCTCGGTAGCAGCTGGCTGCACCGGGTGCGCGAGCTGCCGGATTACGGCGCACGGATCGAGGGGTATTACACATGGGTCTGATGACCACGCCTGCGAGCGACGGCCAGCTGGTGCTGACGCCGCATCCAGTGACGCTGGAGGGACAGCGCCACATTGCAATGGACCTGCAGCCGGGCGAGCGCCTGTGCGACTTCCTGCACCGGCACGTGATCGACCTGGATCAGGGCGAGTGGACGGTTTCCATCGGCGGGCGCGTCGTGCCGCGTCACCTGTGGGCCTACGTTTATCCGAAGGATGGTCAGGTCATCGAGGTGCGCGGCGCGGTCGGCAGAAACGCGCTGTATATCGTGGCGATGGCGGCGCTGATCTACTTCACCGGCGGCGCGGGCGCGACGTGGGCCGCCGGGCTGGGTACCACGGGCGCGGCGGTCGCGTACACGGCAGCCTTTGTGGCCGGCTCAGTCCTGATCAACAAGACCCTCGGGCCGAAGGTCGAAAGCCCAGCCGCCCAGAGCGCGGCGGGCACCGTCTACAGCCTGGGGGCGCCGCGCAACCGCATGCGCCCCTATGAGCCCCTGGGCTTGCTGTTTGGTCGCACGACCATCGCGGCAGACATTGCGAGTAAGCCTTACACCTTTTACGAGGGTGATGATCAGTACCTCGCCATGGTGCTCACGCCCGGTATTGGCGTCGGGCGCGTGGAGGCGTACAGCAACGGCGACACACCGCTCTCCAGCTATGAGGGCGTGAGCATCTACCACGCCGGCTACAGCCAGATGCCGGAGCAGACCATTCCGCTGTACAGCAACGTGGACACAGTCGATGGTGGGGAGCTGCCGGACACGGCCGACTTCGTGACCCGCACCACCAGCGCCGACACCGTGCGCATCCAGATCAACCTGGAGTACGTGCTCGGCGGCGTGGGCACCTCGGGCAAGAAGTACAACGTGTCCGAGACCGTGCAAGTGCAGTACGCGCCCGCGGGCACCGGGATCTGGGCCACGCTGGCCACCCAGACGTACACCGGCGACAAGCTGGACGTCAGCAAGCGCGCAACGGTGTCGGCAGATGTGGCCAAGGGCCAATACGACGTGCGCGTGCGCATCCTGGGGCAGGGAAACTACGAGGGCGATAACACCCAGCGCAACGACTTTCAGTGGTCGACGATGGGCAGCGTGCAGGCGGACACTGCGACTTATGCGGGAATTGCGCGCACCGGCATCTTGATGAAGGCCACCGGCCAGCTCAACGGCCAGCCGGATGAGCTGCGTGCCGAGCACATCGCCGCGCCGATTCCGGTATGTCGCAACGGCAGCTGGGTAAATGAGGAGACCAGCAACCCCGGCGCGCACATTCTCAAGTACGTTCGCGGCTATTACGACAAGACCGGCAAGCTCATCGCCGGCATGGGCAAGAGCGACGAGGAGACCGACATCGAGTCGTTGCAGGGCTTCATGGCGCACTGCGAAGCGAACGGCTACACCTACGACTATTGGCTGACCGAAGAGCGCAGCCACGACGAGGTGCTGCAGGCGATTGCCCTTGCTGGCATGGGGCAGACCACCTGGGCCAGTGGTCGCCTGTCGGTGGTGTGGGCCGCCGACGAGCAGCCGCTCTCGGGCGTGGTCAACATGGCCGAGATGAAGAAGGGCAGCTTCAGCGTGGACTACACGCTGGCCGCCGCTGCTGACGGCATCGAGTACAGCTATTTCGACAGCACCACCAAGAAAGTCGAGACCTTACGCGTGCCGGCGCCGGGCGTGGAAACCATGCTCAACCCGGCGCGTCTCACCGGTGAGGGCATCGGCCGCGAGGCGCATGCGGCCGAGATGGCGCGCTACCACCTCGCCCAGAGCCTGTTTCAGTACAAGGACATCGGCTTTGCGCAAGATCTGCAGTACCTGTCCTACCGTCGCATGTCGATGCTGTCGATCTCGCACGACCTCACGCAGTGGGGATTCGGCGGGCGCATCGTCGCGGCAGAGCGCAGCCCGCTACTTGGCACCGTCACGCTGACACTGGACGAGCCTGTGCCGCCGCCAGATGCGCGCAGCGCCTTTATCGGCCTGCGCATCCCGGGTGAGGCGGTCTATCGCACGTTCCGTGTGCGCAACTTCACCGAGGCGACCGACACCATCCAGCTGGTCGAGGAATGGCCGGATGACGCACCGCTGCCAGGCGAGGGCTATGCAGACTCAATGGTGCAGGGCGGCTGGCAGGACAACCCAGCCCACGACACCGTGTGGATCTACGATTTCAAGGCCACGCCGGGGCTGCGTGTGCGCGTGGTGGCGATCGAGCCGGAGAGCGATCTGAAGGGCGCCAGCATCAGCGTGGTGCCGGAGTCGCCGGAGTTCTGGACCTTCGTCAAGACCGGCCGATACATCCCGCCGGAGAGCGGCTCGTCGCTGGCCACACGCCCAATCGTCAGCAACCTGGCAATCAGCGAAGACCAGATCACCACCGGCGATGTCACTGCCACCGATCTGGTGGCCACCTTCGACATCACCGGCCCGTTCGATCACGCGGTGGTGTACGCCTCGGCGTCGGACGGCAATGGCGAGCTGGTAGAGGTGGCACAGACGCGCACCCGCACGGCGCGGTGGCGCATCCCGCGCGCCGGCACCTACACCATCAACGTGCGTCCTTTCGGCCCGGAGGGGCAGCTGGGCGTGGGCGCCTCGCTGATCTACACGACCATCGGCGCCGATGCGCCGCCGGTGAACTACGACCTGTTCGACGTGGAGGAGGTCGGCGGCGGCATCCGGCGCTACACCTGGGGCTTCTGGACCGACACCATCCAGTCGGCCAACTTGGCCGGCGCGGAGATCCGCTACACCCAGGCACCGGAGCAGGGTGCGCCGATGCCGTCGTGGGAGGCCATGACGCCCGTGGGCGATAGCGGCTACCACACCGGTGCGTTCGACTCGCCCATCCCGGCGTCGGGCACGTGGGTCTTCGCGATCCGCGCGCGCAACACCAACGGCACGCTGTCGGTGGCGGCGAAGTACATCACAAAGACCCTCGGCAAGAATCTGGCGGAGCTGCAGGAGGAGATGCAGCAGGCGATCGATCAGACCACCGAAGAGATCCGGCAGGGTTTTCTGGAAGCGGCGGCGCGCGATCAAGAGCTCGCTGACAAGCTCTTTCAACAGGCGCAGGACTTGGCGAACCTGCAGGCGCTTGTCGAGGCTCCGGAGTGGGCGGACCAAGCGTGGCCGGCCGGCTCGATCGTAAAGCACGCCGGCGGGCTCTATGTGGCCAAGCAGGACGTGCCGGTGGGCACGGCGATCACCGACACGGCGTATTGGTCTTTCATCGGGCAGTACGCGAGCTTGGCCGAAGCGGTGGGCGCGATCGGCGTGGCAATGCAGCAGGTCACCACCGACGTGCAGCAGATCGAGCGAGAGTTGCAGATCGTCGCGCAGGATGTGCGCGGGGTGCAGTCCAGCCTCGCAGGAAAGGCAGACACATCTGCCGTGCAGGCGATGAACACCCGTTTGACGCAAGCAGAAAACGGCGTAAACGCACTGTCGCAGCTCATCGGTTCGGTTCAATCCGCACTGAGCGGCAAGGCTGACGCATCCGCTTTGCAAGCGCTGCAGACTCAGGTCACGCAACAGGGCAATGAGGTGACGTCGCTCGGCACGGCATTGACCTCCGTTCGCTCGCAAACCGGAGGGGGAGCCAACCTGCTCTACAACGCCGGCTGGGACACATCGTTGGATGGCTGGGGCATCGTGAGTGACCCGTGGGGTGGCACATTGCTGGAGCGCGGAGTTGCCACGCTAAACAATAGCTGGCAGCCGATTGGAATGGCTTATCTACAGCTCTACAAGAGCAGTGGTGCCAGTGGCTACGTGTTCGTGCAAAGCCGAGATGTACCAGTGACGCCGGGCAAGCGGTACGGCGCCTCATGTTGGATGGCAAGCCATACAGCAGAGCAGGTGTCCGTGCGACTGGTTTGGGCTAACAGATCTGGGCAAGAAGTCGGTATAGCACCAATCCACTGGGTGTCCATCGCGGGCGGCATCACGCTTAACGAATACATCCGCGCCTTTGCCAGCGGTGTTGCGCCGAGTGACGCAGCCTTCGCGAGGATGCAGCTGCTTTCATCGGGGAAAGCATCCGCACCATACCTCTACAGCTGGTTTGTCCGACCGATGTTAGAGGAGCTGGGCCCGGCGCAAACGGTGCCGTCAAGTTGGCAGCCTTCAGCTGCGGGACTGGACCTCAAATATGCGCAGGTCACGCAATCGATCGAGACGCGCGTGACCACCGCGGAGAACGGGGTCAGGAGCTATGAGGCCTCAGCTACGCTTGCGCTGGACGTCAACAATCGCGTGGCCGGCTGGCGTTCGGTCAACAACGGGACGAGCGCAACGTTGGATTTTGCATTCGACAAGGTGCGGTTCATTGACGTCGACAGAGGACAAGGTCGCAGTGAGATCGTCAACGGCAAGATCTACTGCTACGCCCCTAATGGTGTGCAAGTGATCGCGATGGGAGCGGGCGTATGACGACGTTTCTACGCGTCCGAGACGCAGCCACGAATGTCGTGCTTCTCGAAGTCACAGATCAACCGGACTCGGACTTGCTCACCCAGCACATGGGCGCGATCGGTATTGCCAGCGGAGCCAACGGCTCAGTGGCGGTACCGATCACCGGCAGCGCAAACCAACTCTATTACTGGTTTGTCGCCGATAGCGGGGCAGGCAATGCGCTGCTGCCATACATCACGGATGACGGCAACACGATCACCTGGAGCGCGCCGTCTGCGAACTTGACTGCCCGGGCCGGCGGCACGTTGTTCTACGGGAGGTTTTGACGTGGCATTCGTTCGCATCAATGCCGGTCCCAATAGGGTGGTGATCTCTGAGGACTGGAAGAATCTAGCCCTCGCTTCGAAGCAGACCATTACGCCCAGCGGCAGCGGCGTGCTGAAGACGTGGAGCCTTACCGTGGCCGGCACGAACCCCGTGCTGGCCTTCTTGGGAGAGAGCAACGCGACACTCGGCCAGCGCACGCAAAGCGGCAACACCTTCACGTTCTCCGGATGGACGTCCGGCGGCAGCTTCACCGCCTATGTGTTCGATGAGCCCAACTTCGGGCAGCGCAACTACCTTGTCGTGCGCAACCCGTCGAACAATCAGATCGTGTTCGACGCAACACTCAAGTACATGAAGGTGCGTGGGTTGCTGCAGGGCAATGCGAATCAGGGCGGATCGATCACGCTGCCGGCCGGCCGCACCTACGCCGCGCTGGCCGGCTCCACCGGCAACATCATGCTGGCCATCGGCGGCGTGATCGGTGGCGGCCCCCAGTGGCAGGTGCAGGTCCTGTGGCGCAAGGGAGTGGTCAACATCAACGGCAACGTCGCGTCCATTGCCACCGTCGACACTGCCCAGGACCTGCGCAGCGGCACCAGCGGTACCCCGCAGCCACCCCCTGGCAATTACGGTCAGGCCTGGGTGCGCGCGCCCATCCTCGACGTCACTGGATATTGACCATGCTCATCAACGAGAACACCACCTTTGGCACGCAGACCAAGATCGTGTCGCCACGCATCGAGATCCGATGGAACCCGGCCACCAACGACGGGCCGGTCGAGTTCCACCTCGAGCAGATCACAACCAAGCCGCACCCCGATGGCTGGACGCAGACGCTCGAGCGTTTCTTCCTGCGCGTGCTCACCGTGCAGATCAGCGACCTGATCGGTCGCAGCTACGACATCACCGCGCCCTCGACCACTCAGGTCGACCCCGCAACGGGGCAGGCGGGGCAGGTGCCAGGGGAAACGGTCAACGAGCCTGGCGTGCACCTGCTGCTCGGCATCAAAGCAGCCACGCGCACCGCCTACGATGCAAACGTGGTGGTGCCCGATCCCGACGCGGATCCGATTGCGCGGTATATCACCATCATCTGGAACCCAATCAACGACACTGGAAATGTGACCTTCCAGGTGGAGGACCGAGGCGCTACCCTGGGGGTCTTGGCCGAATCGATCGCTGCCCTGGTTGCGCCCGAATACGTGATCCAATATCCCGGCGCTCCAACGTCACAGAAGCTGCAGGGATGGAAGCTGCAGTCACTCATCAAGGCTGCGACCAACGCCGCCATTTCCGCAAGCCTTGCGCCCGCCGAGCAATTGGCAGAAGCCTAAAACAGGGCGCTGGACGTGCAGCTGTCACTGCACGTCCAGCGCCGCAACACAGGTGTTCTCACCACCTGGCATTGGCCTAGACCCTGCGCCCTCGCGAGAGCGGGCGCAGTGTCGGCTACCGACATCGCAAATGCTGAGAACCCAATGACCCGACCCATGATTCCCTGGCCGGGCGGCAAGCGCCGCCTGATCAAACACCTCTATCCCCACTTTCCGGCCCACCAGACCTATGTCGAAGCCTTCGCCGGCGGCGCGGCCGCGCTCTTGATGCGGCCACGTCCAGCACCACTGGAGGTGCTCAACGACATCAATAGCGATCTGGTCTGCCTGTACCGCTGCGTGCGGCATCACCTCGACGAATTCGTGCGTATGTTCCGCTGGTCGCTGGTGTCGCGCGAGATGTTCGAGTGGGCACAGATGGAGCGACCTGAGACCTTGACCGACATCCAACGCGCTGCCCGGTTCTACTACCTGCAGAAGCTGGCGTTCGGTGGCAAGGTTGAAGGGCAGACCTTCGGTTTGGTGGACAGCGGTGTGGGGCCGCGACTGAACCTGCTGCGCATTGAGGAGGAACTGAGTGCAGTGCACCTGCGCCTGGCCAATGTAGTCATTGAGCGGCTGCCATGGCACGAATGTGTTGCTCGCTACGATCGGCCTGAAACGCTGTTCTACCTTGATCCACCGTACTGGCAGACCGAAGGATACGGTGTCGATTTCCCTTTCAGTGAGTACGAGCGAATGGCAGAACTAATGCGGTCGTGTCGCGGCAAGTGTGTTGTATCGCTAAACGATCATCCTGCCATTAGAAGCACGTTCGAGGAATTCTCTATCGTTCCTCTCCAGCTTCATTACACAATTGGAGGACATGCATCACGCAGTTTGGCGCGGGAGCTCATCATTAAATCTTGGGTCGATAGCGAGGCAGTTCTCTTCTGACCATTTCAACACGGGTGTGTCAGGCGTTTTCTATGCAACTCATGACCGAGCGAATCCCAGTCCGCAGGCTGTGATTGCGTCCTCGGACCATTTGTATGTATGCTGCGGTCGTGTTCGGTTGGGGCGTGGTCCAGAATTTTTTTACTAATGTATTTTTTTGCTCGATGGAAGGGCGTAGGGGGCAAGGATGAGAAAAAAAGGATACTTGCTAGCGGCATGCGTTATTGCTGCTGTTCTTATTGGTGCGCTGATCATTCCGAATTTTTACGATCGATCTGACGGCTCAAAAGGTAGACATTCAGAAGCACCTTCGGCGGTTTTGATTAAGTCTAGAAGGAATGCTCCGGTGGCTGGATCGTCTATCGAGATTAATTCGGTGGAAGTTCCAGCTGGCTCCTATGAGCAAGTTCTGAAAAGGCTTGAGGGCGCAGCGCAAGAGGGCAACGCCGAAGCTGCTTTTGGAATTTATCTAAAGGCCAATGAGTGTTTCCAGGCTATGTCCAATCAGCTTTCCGACGATGAGATGAAAGCATACGCATCTGCTGGGATCGGTCCGGAGAGATTGGAGGAAGCGATTTCCAAACAACTCGCTGATTGTCACGGTATTACGAAAGAGTCTCTATCTAATAGAGGAGATTGGCTTGCGGCCGCAGCGCGAAATGGCAGCATTCAAGCTCGCCTTCTGTTCGCCACCGACTCTGAGGCAATCGTCGGCAATGCAACTGACATGATCAGAGATCCTCAGCGGATAACGAAGTATAAGCGTGAGGCTGTTACATATCTGGCGGAATCCGCGTCAGCTGGGAGTATTGATGCAATGATGCGGCTCGGCGAAATATATGATGACGGGATATTAGCGCCAAAGAATGATGTGAGTTCTTACGCATATTACAAAGCCGCCCAAGCCAAAGTTCCCGGGACTAGATTGGGGTCACTGGATCGCTTGAGGTCAACGATGTCTGCTAGCGAAGTGCATGCCGGTGAAGAGCAAGCGAGTGTAATTTTAAATGACTGTTGTTCTCATTAATAAGGAACGTTGTGAATAAGAATCTATCCATTTTGATAGTCGCCGCGGCAGCTCTTGGTGTGGGAATCCTCTTGGCCGCATCTGTCAGTGGTCCATATTATACAACCGATGACCTGCAAAGCCCTCAGCCGAGCTGGAGTAATGTCGAACTTATAAAGCAAAAAGTGGGTATCAGTCTCGTGGCTGAAGGTGGAGATAAAGTAATTCTCTGCAACTCTAACGTTTGTATTACCTATACTCGCACGGACTCAGCGGGCTGGCTGGGCGGTCCACCAGCTCGGCAGGTGGTTTATCCTCCTCTTGACGGAGGTAGTCGTTATGACCGGGGCGACGTTCGACAAAGTACAGGTGGAGCAAACTCCGGCGGGAAATCTTCTTCAGGTGGCGGTAGTAGGGGCGGCCGTACTGAAGTGCGGCCCTTGCAGCCTGTTTAATTCGGCTGATTTACCAGTTAATGAATCTTGCTTATTGCATACGCGGGTCGTGAGCGGGTGGCGCTCCGGCGGACCTCTTCAGTCCATCGGAGCGCGGGGCTGTAGAGTTCAACATATTGCTCTTGGTAAATCCTTTAATGAAGTCGTGAAACGGACGGATAACAGATCCTGTCGCGATGCCCAAGCCGGCGACGACTGCCACCCGCTTGCCCCGAGCCCAGCAGTACCTCGCCCGAATCGGCGATTGATCGCGTCCAGTGTGTCCATCAGCTTGTCGTCGCCGATTCGCGCAGTGGTGAACAGGTCGCCCTGCAGGTCGCCCGGCTTGGCAAGGTCGGCGAGGAATACGCCTGCCTTTTTATAAGTGAACCCATCTCGCATGAAGCCACGGAACAGGTTTCGCACCGTCGCGAGGACGAGCTTGCTATCAGACGTTGCTGAGGGGAGGGCGGCTGTGCGCGACGGATTGTGTTGAGGCACGCCCGGCTTGAACGAATCAGTCTCGGCAAAGATGCCGATCGCGCAGGCAGTCAGGCCGCGCATACGGGGCTTCTCTGTTGCACGCATGGCGAAGGTGGCCAGCGCCTCGGCCATGTCTTGTAGGTCCGTGACCCAGACGCCGAATGATCGGCTGACCATGATCTGCTGACGGTCTGGCTCAATTTCCTCGAGCTCTAGGCAGGCATGACCCTGTAGTTCGCGCTGAGTTCGCGCCATGACGACCCCGAACTCTGCCAACAGGTCGCCTGCAGGCGCATCACGTAGATCTGCAGCCGTCGCTACACCACGTTCTTGCAGACGAGCGCTCCAGTACCGCCCCACACCCCATAGATCGCCGACTGTGGTCGCACGCAGTACGGCATCTAACTCGCCGGGCCTAAGTGCCGCCAAATCGCACACGCCGGCGAGGTCGGCCGGGTAGCTGCCCGGCGTGCGTGCCGCATTCTTGGCGAGCCGGTTGGCGAGTTTGGCCAACGTTTTGGTCGGCGCGATGCCGATGCAGTTGGGAATGCCTGTCCATTGGTGAACGCGCTCGCGCAAGTTGACCGCCAGCTCCCGGCGATCGCGGATGCCTGCGAGGTCGAGAAATGATTCGTCGATCGAATAGACCTCCACGCGCGGCACGGCCTGGCGAAGGACTACGCCGATGCGGGCGGCAATGTCGCCATACAGACCAAAGTTCGCGGAGTGCAGGGCGAGCCGGCGGCGCACAGGCGTTGGCACCTTATGGATCGGCTGGCCCATGGCCACGCCAAGTGCCTTGGCCTCATCTGACCTTGCAATCGCGCAGCCATCGTTGTTGCTCAGTACTACCAGCGGCCTGCCCCGCAGCTCGGGCTGGAACACCCGTTCGCAGCTGGCGTAGAAGTTGTTGCCGTCGATCAAGGCAAACATCAGCGGCCAGCGCGTGCATGGGTACGGATCACCTGGCGGACGACGCCAACCACGGCAAACACCTCAACCTCCGTGCCTGGCGCCAGGATGATCGGCGCGCAATGGGGGCTGCGGCTGTGCAGCTCGATGTGGTCGGAAGCGACCTGCAGGATCTTGCAGACCGGCTGATTGCCGTCCCAGATGGCCAGCACCATGTCGCCACTGATTGGTCGCGCGGAGCCATCCACCACCAAGATGTCACCGTCGCAGACACCCGCAAGAAGCATGCTCCAGCGCTCAGCGCGGTAGAGAAACGTGGCCGGCGGATTGCGGATCAGCACCTGGTTCAGATCGATCTCGTCGTCCTGGAAATCTTCGGCAGGTGACGGGAAGCCAAGCTGGATGCAGAGTGCGCTGAGTGGCAACCCGAGCGGCGACGGGTCAAGGCACGCCAGTCCAAGCAGGCGCGCATAGGTGTGAGGTGGTGGAAGGGAAAGCATGGCCGAACTTTCGCGGGACTAAGTCTCAAAGGTCGAGACGGCTTGCAAAATTAGCAAAGTTACTAAAAACGAGAGCTCTCAGTTGCTGACGGGTTCAGCGCAAGGCCTGTCCCGCGACCGATGGTCTTCCGCCCTACGAGCACGAAAGGAGTTCCCCTACGTGCAAAACGGCGTAAGCCGAGTTCGCAGAGCGCGAGAAGCAGGCAATCTATTTGTGTCGGCGCGGGGCCAAGATGGCCGCTCAACCCGTGAGGCGTATGAGCAGCGCCGACCCCGGCACATCAGATGTACCCAATCAGGTCTTGTCGTTCAAGCACGCCAAGACGGTAGCCCCAAGAACCGATCAGTTCCGCAACGGCCGCGGCTTCGTAGGAGACGCAAATAGCAACTCGGCTTCAAATTCCTGAAGAACTTTGAGTGGTTCAGACGCAGCTGCGAGGCGCTGCTGCAATTGCTCAAAAAGGCTTCCTGGCTGTGTCTCGTCCATGTGCGCGAGTCTACGGTGCACTGTCTCAAGCATTGAGACGCTCGGGCCGATACTGGCCTGATGGACAGAGCCGCACTTAGAACCCATCTAGAAAACCTCGATGCGGCGGTGCCGGCACTGCTGAAAAGCAGCCCCGACCGTTGCCACTTCTGGCAGGCTTTCGCCGGTATGGCTGATGTCATCGAGGACAGCGCCATCACGGATGACGATGCTCAATTTGTTCTCCGGCGGGTTGATGAGATCTTGGCGTGGCATGGCCTTGAGGATCCCGACCGCGATTGCTGAGGGACCGCTATGTGCTACTCCGCACGAGGCGCTGATGCATGCTCGCCTGGGGCGGTTGGCTGACCTGGTTAAAGCGCTGTCGGTGCAGGCCAAGATCCCATGCTGAAAACGAACGCTTGCATTCCTCGCGCCGCTCCTGAAAAATAGCGGACTTGCTTCGACGTGGTGCGGCTTTCGGGACGCCCACTCCTGAAAAAGAATTGAAGCAAGCTGTTGATTTTTCGGCTTAGTTGTCCTGACTTCTAAGCCGGCGGTTACAGGTTCGAGTCCTGTCGGGCGCGCCATCGGCGGTACGGTAGGAAGCAGGTTTTCAGTGGTGGCTGTAGCTCAGCTGGTTAGAGTACTGGATTGTGATTCCAGATGTCGGGGGTTCGAGTCCCCTCAGCCACCCCACTGATTTCCCTTGTTTTGACCGAAAAGGCTTTAGCTTCACTGGGTTACTGTCGGGTCGTCCCGATGTTGGGATAGGTTGCAGTCCTGGATTGTTCCCACATCTGGGATAGGTGACGCGCCATTCCACCCGTCTTGCAGTGCACTCAGCGCTCGCACTTTTGTGTCCACCAACACCTTCGCGTAGATGGCCGCCGTGGTCTCAATCTTGGTGTGTCCGAGCCATTCTTGAACCAACTTCAGGTCGCCCGTACGAGCAAGCAAGCGGGTTGCGCACGTGTGCCGCAAGCAGTGGGGAACGCACTCTTCTTCCCTAGCCAGGTTGGTCCTTGCTTTTGCCATGTTCCATAGCTCGGTGCCTCGCTGCCTGCGCAGTCCCGAGAATGGGCCATCTCCTCCCAGCGCCCGTCGCCGCTTGAGTACATCGACCACGCGGGATGTGCAGGGAATAGTGCGAACCCTCCCTCCTTTCTGCTCTCCCTTGCGCCAGAACTTGATGCCTACGACGCCCGGCATAAGGTCCCAGTCGATGTCCCGCCAGCGCACTTTCAGCGCCTGAGAGAAGCGGCAGCCAACGTCCGCCAAGAAGGTAAAGCAGTCAACGAAGTCCGCAGCGTCGCGCGAGACCTGGTTGCCGCCGAGCGGGTTGTCCGGTCGGTCGTCGAGCTTGGCGATTGCATCGAATATCACCCGCTCGTCTTCCGCGGTCAGCACGAACTGGCGAGCGTTGTCGCCTTCCTTGTGCGGTTTCCACTTGGGGAGCTCCTTCGGGTACTGCTTGTGCTGCTTGGCGTAAGCCAAGACGTGCATCAGCGCGAAGAGCTTGCGGTTTACCGTGGCAGGCGCGTTCTCCTCTTCGTCGAGGAGATGGTCTGCAAGGTCGCGAATCTTTTCTTGATCGATGAAGGCAACCGGCGTGTCCGCTCCCAGGAATTTCTGGATCATGCGGCAGTTAGTTGCGTAGGTGTCGTTGGAGGACGCCGCACCCCAGCCACCGTCCTCGCGGTCCTTGAGGCACTTGTCGCACGCTTCTTTCAGCGTCCAGGCCCGATCTTCGCTGCGGCGATCCTGGATGGCGGCAAGACGCTCGCCCCGGAGGATGCGTTTGAGTTCCAGCGTAGTGACTTCAGGATCGTCACGTAGCGCGTCGATGATGTTCTGCTCCTTACGGAGCGCGAGGTTCTTGTCGCGAGTTCCGGCGGATAGTCGCTCCCGGCGCTTTTCCACCTGCACGTCGATCATGTAATAGCGACGGTCAGCCTCCCCGGGTCGGGGGGCTGTGCCCTTAAGTCGTAACGGCATTGCATCTCCATCATGCGGATTTCGCCGAACGCACGGCGCGCTTCTGCAGCGCCTCGTTGACGCGATCAGTGAGGTTTGAGAGGTATTGAAGACCCTTAGGGGTCATGTGGAGGAGGTTGCGGCGCGGATACAGTGGATCGGCCTGCTGCTGGATAAATTCCATGCCGCTGGGCTGATCGCCCGGCTTGAGAGTCTTGCCGCGAAACGACCAGTCCATGATGTGGCGGGACGCTGCCGAAGGCGTCAGGTCTTTGACGTACTTCGTAATTTCGGACTGCAGGGTTCCCGGGTGGTTGTAGGTTGCAGTGAGGCAGAGAATCTTGGATGCCAATAGCCCCGGTTCAACATCCTGGCGAAGCTCGCCAAGAGCGATGTGGAGAATCTGCACGAGTTCTTCGGTGGTCAGCTGTGTCATGGAGACGGCTCCGTATGTGCCTGGTGAGCGCGAAGCCGCATCCATCCTTCTTCGCGATTAAGGGTCATGTCCCTCAATTGCAATGATACCGATCCCGAGACCGATATACATGCAATTGACGTTGATCACGTCCACCCAGAAGCCTTTCTGGTTGGGCGTAGCCTCGATTAGGAAGAATCTTGGACGGCGGCAAAGTAGAGCAAGCAGGCTCTTCAAGAAGTTCACTGAGTCTTTCTCTCGTATCAAATTTAGGCCATATCGCGAATTAGGGTTATGTGGTGGGTGTAGAACGATCTCAGTCGAGAACCTCAGATGCCATGCGAAGTTAGTATCACTAGCAATTCTTGTGCCGGCAGCGACATGGCTGCCATCAAGCGTGGGCAAATAAGGCCAGGAATGGCGCCAGGAGTGTTAGAAGTACGCCTCCGCACAGAAAGGCAAGGAACACTGTCTTCACGAAAAGAATGCCCGCTTCTCGCGCCGCTTCTGCCGGCTTCAAGAGTTGCTCTCGGGCATCGGGCGACGCACTACTGTCAGCTCCCACTCTCCGCCTTCCCTTGAAATCGCGTGCAGTTGGACAGGCACCTCAGGCGCCGCCACACGTGCCGCTGCGAGTGCATCGCCAATTGCAGTCAGAAGATCGTTCCCCGTGTTGTGCGAAGTCGTGACCATACGCGCGGCGCAGCTCATTGATCGGCCCCCTCGTCGTCGTCGTAGGTGTCATGCGTTGTGTCTCGCAGGCGGCTATTAAAGCGCCCGGTCATCTCACAGATGGAGACCAGGGGGCGTCCCCTGGAGTCGAGGATCAGGTCAATCTTTGACGTCTCCGCAGCAGGACGCGAAGAAACATCTGCTGTGATCTTGTCCCGCTCCAAAGCGCGCTTGCCCGCTTTCGCAGACCTTTGCGACATGTAGTCGAAAAGATCGTCGACGTTCATTTTCACAACGTGGTTCACAAGATTAGCCTCCCAAAGGCGTGGTATTGCCATTTTTCGAAACGATTGAAGGACATAGATGCGGCAAGACCATTCGTTTGCAGGCCGCGCCTTCTGCGAATCGCGTCAAGAAAGTAGACGCAGCTTCTTCACGTGCTATAAACGGACGTGGGCAACAGGGGGCCTGCACAAAACCTAAAATCATGGAGCGAGAAATGCACGACAAGGTCACAGGAAAGCTAGTCACCCTATTACTGCCGGTAATCGCGGTATGCTCTTTTTTATATACCGGTGATGTTTCAGCACAGGTCAAGGAAGTAGCCATTTCCTGCGAAGGTTGCGCGCCTGGAGCTATGCAGATAGCTGCGCGGCAGTACGCCCAAACGCAACCTTTGCCCTCCACCACAGAGATATATGTCGTAAACGCCAGTAACGACCGAACTCTTAAGTGGAGAATGCAAAGAACCTGGGAAGGCGATGTGCCTTGTCCTCCCAGTTCTCAGCCACGCCCTGGTTGTCTCCCAGTAATCGTACCCACGGTTCTGCCGGTAGAGTCCGGGATGAGTAATTACATGGCTGCTATGCGAACAGCATCCGCAGAGCCTGAAATCATTGCTCAGCCGGGATTTCCGACAACCCCTTATGACGACATGTATAATCCTGGTAGGCAAGTGGCGGTTAGTAATTGGCTCCTCGGCCATCCCTTCTACGGGATGCTTCAAATGATCGTTAATGGTGTAAATCCAGTTTTAGCGCGTGATATCAAAATCCCAATCATCGTGCGTTATGCAGATGGTGGAGTGGCTCGATATTTCTGGGATCGCGATTTTCAGACGTTTAAGCCGGTGCCTGGATCATATCGAGACAACGCGAACAATGTAATACCGCAAAACAAAGATCAATTGCCCAAGAATCCTGGGGTTACGACCGTTTACAACTTCGCAGGGTCGAGTCAGACGGATGTGGCAGCGTTTGTGAATCAGCTTTTCATCATCGGTGTTAATATGGAGAAAGGGGCGCCCGTGAGGAAAGTCAATGGAGTTATCTGTGTCACAGGGACCGTAAACGGGCAGCCTGAGACTACCTGTAATTACAAGTACGACTAACTTTAAAAGTCAAATTTCATCCATGAGGTGCTACATGTTGGGATTAAGCTATCCTCGCGGGAGGACTGCCGCAATATTCATGGTTTCGTTTATCGTGTGCGTTTGGTCTGGATTTGTTGCGCCTGCCGCATTTTCGAACCCGCCGTTCCCTGTAGCACTGAAGCCCTGGATGGTAATCTTGGCTGCTCTCTCGGGCCTAGTGTGCTTGTTGACTGTGACGTCAGCTTGGAGATGGTTTTTTAACTTCATCGCGCCAACTCGGGCTAGTAAGTAGGTTTGAATTTTTTTGAAATTATGCTGAGAAGCGAAGTATCTCGGAGCTTTTGAGTAAAGCTGTTTTAACATTGGTCGCCGACGCTATGTCGGCGGCCTTTTACTAATTGAAAGAATGGCCCAAGGCCTTAGCTTTAATTGAGGCAGCATGCTGTCTAAAGTCTGCGACCGCCTTCACTGACTTAGTGCCTTGGCCAGCAACTTCGCGTGCGCTTCGACCGCGCAGTCCGCGATCCAGCCGTCTATGAAGTGGCCCGCGTTGTCGTAGTAGTCCACCCAGCGGACCTCCCAGTGGTCGGGCGTCTCGCCGGGGTTGGGAGGCTCGGCGTACTCAGGTTTGCCGAAGGTGCCCCCGCGGGTGATGCGGGGACCATAGGCAAATACCTTGCCGTCTGGTGCGTGGACTGCAGTGTCGGCGCGTGGATCGAAGAAGCTGTTCAACGCCGCGCTCCTAGCTTTTTAAACTGCATAGCTGTGCTCCAATAGCCCCGAATGTTGATCACTGGGGACTCGATGGTTGATGTAATTGAATTCATGAAAGCCACTCTCGGCCCTGCCGTCGCGGCATTGGGCGTGGCGGTCGCAGTTGCTCAGTGGCGAACTGGAACCATCAAACTTCGGCTTGATTCGTATGACCGAAGGTTGAGGGTCTACAAGGCCACAATAAGGTTGCTAGATTGCGTACTGGCAGAGGTCCGATGGCGGCGCGGGCCGGCGTACCGACAAAAGAGCAATTGTTTCCACAAGCCGTACGAGGACATCCCGGCGGACGTTCTTGCAGAATTTGACGATTGCCTCCTTGAAGCGTCCTTCCTCTTCGGCAGGGAGGTGACAAGCCTCATGTATGCAATCAGGAGCGATATGGAGTTGATCCGGAGAGAGGCGACAGGTCTTGAGCGCAAGTCGCCTTTCGACCTCTCAGATGCGGTCACGCTGAATGACATGGCAACCCTGCGGGCAGTAGAGAAAAAAATTGGCGATGTGCGTGGGCGAGTCGAATCAGCCTTCGGGCGCTATCTTCGTTTTCAGAAATTTCGGAAATAGTGGCGGCCAAATCCATGTGTCCCTGCCCCGAGTCGCCTGTCGCAGAAGCACCGTGTGCGTGTTGGTTGTGACAGCCGCTTATGCGGCCCTCCGCAACTCGACAGTGCGCGCCGGCAGCTCAATAGTCGGTCCCCAGTTCACCAGCGCACCGATACTCAGTGCGAGGTCGCAAGCCATCGTGTCAGCGTGTGAACCGTCATCCGCGACGCCCCATAGTTCATCGCTGTAGTCGGTCTTGTTGCCGTCCGCATCAAGCAGCGTGACGATTACGCCGATGTATCCCCAACCATCGCGGCACCACGCCTTGAGGTGTTCGTAGTCCTCGCGGGCGGCCAGTGCGGCGACCTGGCGCCTGCTCATGCCCGGCTCGGCGTAGCGCGATCCCCAGCCATCACGTAGGGCGATCTTGCAGGCTTCCGCGAAGTCGTAGAAGCGGACTTCCATCGGGCTGTGCTGATTCAACACCAGCTCACCGGGGCGCTTGGTGCGCTTGTGTCGCCAGTCAGAGACCGGCCCGTGTCCCTCCTCGCTGTCCCAAGGCGCGCCGGCGTCGTAGTCGTGTTCCTTCTCGACGGCGAAGGTCAGGCCGTGCAGCTCGATGGTGCTCATGTCAGTGGCTCCAGAAGTAGTGGCCGTGCGATTCGTAGGCCTCGCCCCCCGCCCGCATGTCACGGCCGTAGCTTTCGTAATCGAAGTAGCGCCGCAGGTTCTCGGGGACGTCCTCAAGAAGCGCAGTTTCGTCCGCGTGGTGCTCGGCCATCTCCGCCCAGCTGTTGAACTCGCCGATGTAACGCTCGCGGAACGTATCCACGTCCTCTTCCCCCTCGACCTCGCAGAAGGCATCGAAGGCTTCGCGTTCGTCATCACTGAGGTCTTCCAGCTCCTCCAGTCGTTCCATCAAAGCGGACAGGTCGGGGTGTTCGGTGTCCCGGAAGCTGGTCGGCAGGTCTTCGCTGTCATGGACGGCCCATTCCTCAGCGCTTGGCACCTTGCCGGTGCCGTTGCATATTGCGCACAGCGGCGGGACTCCCGCTGGACGATCAGGGGCGGCGTCGCCGCTGCCCTCGCACTCCGGGCACTCCGCGGTCACGTTCGGGTGTGGCGACTCGCGCAGCATCGCGGCAATCTCCGCCTGCACGTCGTCGGCGTCCATCCCGTCCAGTTCGATCCAGCGCCCATGCAGGACGCCATTGTTGTAGGAGGCCAGGCAGGCCACGTAGATGCGTGGATTGCTCATGCGGTGGCCTTCAGCGCTTCGCGGTACGTCCGCAGCGCGCTTGCGGCTGACGCGGCCGCATCCCTCCGGCGGCGGTGCAGCCACTCCTGACCGTTCGGACAGCGCAGGAGCGCCATTGAGTGGTGCTCTACGTCGCTTTCGTATTGCTCAATATCGCGGTCGATGATGCTTTGGTGCGATGTCATGCAGCCGTTCTCCGGGCAACAAAAAACCGCCCGGAGGCGGCTTGTGGGAATTTTCGGACAGCGCGGCGCGTCGTCCAGTGATGTGCGGGTGCTTACCTGGTTGCTAGGATTTACTCACCAGCCACCGGGCCGTAGGCAGCCCATCCGGTGTAGCGCTAGGGCAGCGCTCCCGCTGGTACTTCAGGCATTCAGCCGAACAACTTGATGACCGCCGCGACCGCTGCGAACAGCGCCGTGGTGACGACCATCGGATACCAGCGAGTCTCAAGCATCAGCTTGTCCGACTCGCGGTTGAGTTTGCGAATCTCAGCGCGCAGCTTGGTGAGCTTCAAAGCGTCCTCCTCGATCATGCGGACGCTCCAGAGTTTACGTCCTGAATGCAGAAGTTCCACCCCCCGATCCGCAGCCACTCCTGCTCGTCAGTGCACCAGGCGCGGAAGTGTCCGTCTAAATCAGTGTCGGGGCGGATCAATAGGTGCAGATCGAGCGTCGTTGTCCTGGCGAATATTTCGCGAGTGAAGCCGGCCATGACTGCGGCGTTGTCGCACTCCAGCCCCTCAGTGATCCCGTCGTGCTCAGCCATGAGTGCGTCCCTCGTGTTCGATCCGGGCCGCCACAAGTGCGCCCAGAGTTGGATAGATGCCAACCGCAAGGCCGTGGTGCCGCAGCACCCAACGGCCAACGACGCGCAGGCAGGTGTACTGCGCTCTTCTTGCCGGCCTCCCCATGCCGGCTTGAACTCTTCTGTGGTGCGCTTCCTTATGCCTAGTCATGTCACGCTCCTTCGTGGGATTTGTGCCAGATGTGGGATGCAATGGACAAAGCTTCAGTACGGCCGATACTCGTCCGGTAGCACGCCAGCTCCCACCTCACGGTGTCCATCAAGCGGTCGTCGGGTGCAACGTAGGGGATCGCATCGTGTTCCATCGGGTTCTCCAGTGAATCAAGCCACTCAAACACCCCCGTGTTGCTGAGGCGCTTGAGTGGCCCGACTCTCCTGCGGTGTGCAGGATTGTCAGGCCGTGCCGGTTTCGGGCCAGTGCCGCTCCGCTGTCGTTGAGGGGTCGTCATGTGGGTGGGCGAAGGCATAGCCATTCCCGTCCCGGACTTCCCGCAACGACGCCTCATCGCGCCTTAGCTGGTCCAGCCGCACCGTGTTATTTACGACCCCGTGCAAGGGTCGGAATGCGACGGGAGAGCTTCCCGCTTTGCCAGCTGGCCGCCTCAGCGACCGTGGGACATATCCTAAATCTGGAATCGTCCCGTTGTCAAGTTATTTCCCAATGTTGGGATGTTGCGGCTATGCCTGAGAGCACCCCGGAACCGTGCGGCCTCTAGCCGCCTTGGCCTCTTTCGGTTCCCCTGCGGTTGCCTCTCGGCGTAGTCGCAGGCCCTTGAAGGCCGCCCCAGTAGCGCATTGCACGGGCTGGGGCCGGTTGAATCCGATTGCTTCTCTTAGCGCCGCGCTGGGCGGCTCAGGGATCGCGCCGGCCGGTGTGGCTGGCCGATGGGATATAAGCTAGATCAATTCCATGATCGGGTCAAGTCCCAATCTCGGGATATAACGAAATATGTGAGAGAACGCACGAATAGGTAGAGCGCTGACCGCGGCCGGTCGGTGTTAGATGGGTGGGCATCTAGCGCGCTGGCTGCTGGGATATGCGCCAAGGGCTATGCATGGGCAGGGCAGGGCCGTAAGTGCTCGGCAGGTGTCCGCCTATGGTCAGAAGCAAAACGACAGATAGGGAAAGACAGACGCGAACACACGCGGACGGCTGGAGCGCACCAGGCGTGCGCTATCGCCTGAGGTCTGGGTGGCGTCTGGATAGGGAATCCAGCGCGGGGCGCTTCAATTCAACGGCTTAGGGCGACAGGTGACGCAGAGAGGGACGGCAGAGCCGCAGCAGGCCGTCGAAGAGAAGAATCGCGGCACACTGCGACCCCCTGGAGGGGGGATTCGCGCGACGTTTCGGAGTCAGATACCCTCAAGGAAATCTCCGCCAAACATTTCGACCCTAAGGACGACCCGATGCCCACGATCACCGAACTGGAAGCCCGCCTCAATGCTCAGCGTGACGTACTTAAGGGTCTTTTGCAGTCCCTGCGCCCAACCTCGACCACTGACGCCATTTCAGCATCTGCCGCGACCATCAACTTGGTACGCAAACAGCCGCCATCGCCGGAAAAAGACGCCTACCTAGCTGAAGCCAAGGCCCTGCGCGGTATCGAATAGGCGCAGGAAGGCGTCCAGGTGCCCCATAGCGGGCGTCAAAGCCGAGGGGCGCTACGTGCGTAGCTACGAGCCATCGGGAGGCCCTGCAGGAGCACTGGCGGAGGCGTCAGGCTTGCACTCTACCCAGCTGGAAACTGCGTCCTTCAGGCCATCCTCGCCGGGGTGGGCCTTGGTGGCCCCGCCGCAGCTGAATCCGTCGCCTACCACGATGATCTGACCTCCGTCAGCAGTCACCAGCAGTCCCTTCGGGATCGCTTGCGGTGCGCGCTGAGTGCATCCAGCCAGGATGACGAGGGATAGGACGGCAGGAACGTACTTAAGGAGCACTGGGAGAGCACCGGAGGAGAACTTGAAGTGTTCTCTTAGAGTACCCCCTGTTGTTTGAACTAGAAGAACTCTTACCGAGAACCTATAGGTACTCTATAAGTCACTTAGGGTAGCACAAGTCCCAGTTGTGAGTCAAGGTCCATGTTTGGGATTGATGCCTTGGGAGTGGTCTACTTCGCCTTGCCAGGCACGTCCCTGTGCCCGCTTATCTCACTTCATGTGTCCTTCGGCAGCTGTGCTGCGCGCTTGCCCATTTTGAAGGTCTCGCGGTCGAACGTGCTCTCGCCAGAAGCGCGGCGAGAGTTCCGGAAGAACTCCACAGATGTGCACCATGAGTACCTTGATGGCAGTCGCAATGGCGATCACCAGGGTTATCGGCAGGAGCACGAAGACGACCAAGGAAACGTAGGCGGGATAAGACGCACGCAGACCGCGCTCATAGTGCGCCCAGAAGGCGAACCAGCGACCCTGGAGGTACGCTGGGGTCGCCCCCCAGATGGCGCCTAGCGTGCCGCACAGCTCGCTCCACGAGTGGCATGCGGCCAGAAGTTGCAGGAGAGTCAAAGCAGACGCTCCAGTACCACCACAATCCCAAGCGCGGCGAGGAAGCCACAGGCCACCTCGATGCAGAAGTTGCGGATAAGGCGCTTCAAGAATTGGTTTCCCACATCGCCACGTTCGCGGCGCGTCGGGTGATCAGCCCGGGCAGCTTGCGGCTCTTTCCGTTGACCGTGCCATACACCCAGCGGGTCAGCTGTGCGGACACTGCCGTGTAGTTTCCAGAGTTCAGCAGACGCAGCAGGGTAGATGTGCGTAGCCGCTCTGCGCCCAGATTGAATACGAAATCCACGAGAGCGGCCTCCTGGTGCGCTTTGAGAGGCACGCGCACGTGCTCCCTTACGCCTGCCAGGGCGCGCTTTAAGTCGGCCTCCAGGAGCTGCTCAGCGCGCTCCGGGGTGATCGTCATACTTGGCTTCACGTCGGTGCCGGTGTGGCCCCATCCGATAGTTAGCTTGCCGGCCGGGCACACATATGCCCGAAGGCGCAAACCCTCGCTCACCTTGGTGAGCGGGGTTGCGATGCGGATGGATTCGCTCAACGAACCTGCGTGTGCGGCTTGGTGCCAGTGGAGCCGCCGCCGACAGGTGCGCCGGCCGAAGATGCGGACGCTGCCTTGGCCTTGCGGATGCGGTTACGGATAAACAGGCCGAACGCCAGGAAGACGGCGGCAGTGATTAAAAACTCGGTCATGGTGGTTCCTTGGTTAGTAGTTGTCGTAGAAGTTCGCCTCGTCCACCGCACGGCCAGTGACCGATTGGATGAAGTCGAGGTAGTCCTGTTCTTGCAGTTCCTCCATGCGCCGCGACTCTTCGTCTTCAACATTGCGTGCAAGCTGGTCGGCCCAGTACGCGAGTGCCATTGCGAGCGGTTCCACGCGGTCGTCGTGCTTGACGGCGCCGCGGTCGCGGGTCATTCGGGAGAGTTGGTGGAACAGTTGGTAGTGGTGGTTTTCGGTGTCCGCGTCGGCGCGGATTACGGCCTTGTCCACGACCAGGCGATGCTGGTTCAAAACCGGCTCGATGGTGTCGCAGATTCGGCGCTCCTTCTGCGTTGAGTGTTTGATTTCCTCGACGGAGCACGGGTAGATCCGCTTCAGAACCGGCTCGAACAGCTTGTTGAACATGCCGTCGCCGAAGTTTGATTCGACAAGGATTAGCTGGACCTTCTCTGCGCGCGCAATGTGCGCTAAGCCCTCCAGCGTGGAGTCCTCGTAGCCGCCCTTGAAGCCGCCCGAGCGGCGCAGGTAAATCATGCCGCGCAGAACTTTGGTGACGCAGAAGCCCGTCTCGTCGCCGCCCCGTCCGGACGGATCGACGGTCATCAGCGATCCGGTGAACTCTTCCATCTCGGGAGCCACGTACATCGGCTGGTGCCAGCGGTCGCCCGAAAAGCCCACGGAGGGCAATTCCTCGACCACCTGCTGTTTACCGGAGGACCACACGACACGGATCGGCGCGACCTCGCGATCAACGTCCATGACGATGAAGTCCGACAGCTTGAGCGGATACTTCTCAGCGTCAGATAGCGTGGTGTCCAGCATGAACTGCAGAGCGAAACCAGCACGTCCGTAGGACGCTTCGCGCTCCATCAGGTCCTTCTCGTCGAAGCGCCTGGAGTCGGTCGGCGTCCAGGCGAGGGCCTGATTGTCGTCGAACGCCGCCGCGATCACTGGAGCGAGCATGGCGCCGTATGCGACGCGCTGCTTCATGTCCTTCGGAAAGCGTGCGGGCCAAATGCGGATGTCGTACCCGCGTTCCGGCAGCTTGTTGTAGAGCGACTCTTCGGTCTGTGGCGTGCCGAGGTAGATCACCTGTCCACCTGGCTTCAGTACCGCATCGAACTCCTTGATGAGTTCTGCGAGCTTCTCTCGCTGCACGATGGTCTGCGAGTTCTTCACGACCTCGATGTCATCGGGAATAATCGTGTTAGCGCGCGAGCCGGTAAGCTGGCCTGTGATGCCTACCGACTTCACCGAAGGCGATTGGTCGGGGAGGGCAGGGCCAACGTCGAAGGCCAGGTTGGAGTTGCGCTGGTCGCTGCGGGGGCGCAGGTGCGACAGCGGCTCGAAGGTCTCGATGATCTGTTTAACGAACACCGAGAACGCGTCAGCGCGCTCCTTGCTCGCCGAGACCACCATGATCTTGTGCTGCGGGTCTTTCCAGAGAAGCCAGCACACGTATCCAGCCGTGAGGAATGACTTGCCCACGCCTCGGAACGCCTGGACCATGCGGCGCCGCGGCCCGTGCTGGAGGTACGAACAGATGTCGTACTGCACGGGCGTTGGCGACGGCAGGGCCAGATGCGTCCAGAGGTCGAACGCGAAGTTACGGAAGTCCTCCCAGGGGTGGATGACGTGCAGGGAAGTAATCCCCGACGCCCCCATCAGTGGTGCTTCAGGCTCTCGGAGGGATCGAAGGGATGCTTCGAGACTGCCTCGGCTACCTTGCCAACCGGATTGGTCTCAGTTGCCACGGAGTCGATGCCATTGTCCTTGAGGAATTGGCGGGCCACGTTCAGTAACGCGGCCAGTCCCTTGTCGCCTGCCTCCATGTTCTCGATGGTGTCGCTCAGCTTGTCTGCGATGGCGCCATGCAGGCGTTCCATCGAATCCTTGCTTGCCTTGCTCACTTCTTCAGGTACTTGTTGAAGGCCGCTTCCAGTGCGGAAGTGCCGAGCGAGGAGAACACACAGGCGATGCCGACGATTGCGGCAGTGCCCAAGCCGGGGATCAGCACAAGGATTGCGGCTGAGGCAACGCCCAGACCGGCGTGCAGTAGTGCACGGCCGATGACCTGGCGAGGCTTGAGGGGTTCATCGGAGACCAGCAGCTTTGCGATGCCGATCAGCGCTCCGACAGCACCTAGGGTGCCGAGGAGCGTAAGTTCTTCTTTGTTCAATGAGTCCTTAGACGGTGTTGTAGTAGTCATAGCGAGTCGTCGCGTAGGCGGTGGTGCTGCTCTGTCCGTCAGTGACGGTGCATCCCACGGTGACGCTTCCGCTTTGGTTTAGAGTGGCGGTGACATTTACATCGCAGTACGGCCCAGATGGGCCAAGCGATACATTCGACACTTGGCTAGAGCTGCTCACGAACCAGGAGTACGTGAGGTTCCCGTTCCCTCCTGCGGTGTAGACAGTCGCGCGCGCTCCTAGCTGCCGGGTCATAGGTGTGCGGCTATTGCCGTTGTTGTACTGAGCGGAGCTTCCAGTGGCATTGCTGGAGAGTGGGGTGTAGGCGGTGTAGACGGTCACCCAGCCGCCGCCCCATCTGAGGCGAACGGCAGCTGGATTGATCCACGCGCCGCCCCATTTGAGGCGCACTATCCACGGCTGTCGATATGCACCGCCCCATTTGATAAGCCAGCCACTCATTACGGCTGAATCCAAAGGACGCCATCGGCGCCGCCAGGGTCTGTGGTCGATACGATGACCATGCCGCATTGTTGCCAGGCGCCCCAGCTACCGCCCTGCCTTTGGCGGCGGAACTGCTTGGGCGGATTTGAGGTGAAGTTGATTACCTCCTGCTGCACCCAATCGCCGTTGTGTACGGTTACGTGGCCTAGCCACCAATCGGAATTGTCAGGAGAGTTGGTGGCGCCTACAGCCATCCAGATGCCCTGAGTGACGCAGGTATTCCAGTCGCTATGCTGCCGCCCACTTACACCGTAATACCCGGTATTGCCTGCATGCTTGATTTCTTGTCCCGCCGCTTGCAGGGTGGCGCCATCCCAGCCAATTGTCGGTCCCGATCCGAACTGCAGAAATCCGATATTTCCATTCGCTGTACTTTGGATAGCAGTGGTGTGGCTCCTGCCAATGTCAACCAAACGCGCGTCATCGCCAATCTGTACGTAAGCTCCGTTGCCGGTTCCGCCCGCGATTAGGTGGGGCGCGGTGAAAGCGCCGGTGACGCCATTCCACTTCGCGTACTTGAAAGAAGTGCCATAGCCGAAGCGCAGTACCACGCTTTGATTCGCATCTTCAGTGTAGAGGTATTGATCGTTGTTGGCGCCAACAAAAACGCCAGCGAAGCGCGGCTGTCCGCCAACATCGGCCTTGGAGGCCGGATTAAAGTTTCCGGATGTCCAGACAGTCCCAGAGGAATCCAGGACTGCATTAAACTTTCCTTCAACCTGAAATCTGAAAGCATCTCCCTGCTTGAAGAGCCAGCTATCACTCGCTCCGAAATAGACCACGCCATCGTTGGGAACCGATTGCCAGCCGCTTACTCGAAGGAAGTTGTTCCGAACTGTTACGCCCCCGGTGAAGACTGGCTTGTCGATTGGTGCTTTGAAATCCAGTGAAGTCTGCTGAGCGGTGCTGACTGGCTTGTTCGCGTCGGAGGTGTTGTCCACGTTTGAAAGCCCTACATCGCCCTTCGTGTGCATATGTCCGCTAGGAGGATACGAAGCTGGCTTGTTTATGACATGGCTACTGAAGTCCACGGTGTCGCGCGTCGCTAGAGTGCCCAGGCCGGAGATGTCGCTGGGCACCAGCTGGACCGCCCCGGACTTGCCGGCTACCGACGTGACCTGTTCGGTGTTGTCGATGTGGTCCCAGCCAGAGCCGTTATGGACGATCTGGTCACCGGGGTTGTACTGACGTCCGCCAATCGCGCCGCCTCCGGTGACCTTGTAGAACGCGCCAGTGTTACCGCTCGATGGGAACGCGCCAGTGCCGGCGTCCCAGCCGCCTCGGTAGACCAGTGTGCCAGTGAGGGATGCCTTGGCTTGCTCGGACCAGTGTTTAGCTGAAAACGCTCCTGGCTCAATCTCAGTACCAGCCGGAGCGTTTGCCCACGACTGTGCCTGGTCGCTCCAATCTTCCGCCTGGTGGGCGTAGGAAGCCGCCTGGACTTCACTTGACGCTGCTGCGCTTGCGGAGGCCACGGCCTGGGCCTTGGAGTTCGATGCTTGGATCGCATCAGCATCAGCATCGGCTGCGCTGGCGGATGCAGCGCTGTCGTGTAGTCCGGCCGATTGGTTGCTCGACTCTGAGGCGGAGGCGCTTGCGGCGCTTGCGGTCGCACTTGCAGCCGCTGCTTCTGCCCGCCCGGTCGCGTCTGCGAGTTGCACGGCTGCGTCTTCAGCGCTCGTTTGTGCATCGTTGGCAGACGCCTGCGCGCCCTCAGCGTACAGTCGGGCCGTATTGGCGAACTCGGAAGCGCCGCTGACGGCGCCCGTAAGTTCGTCCACAAGCTCCGAGACATCCCTGGAGAGCTGCAGAAAGGACGGTAGGACGTGATCCTTGCCGAGGCCGTCAGTGACCGTTACGTATCCTTCGGGTTGAGCCAGAAGCGCGATCATCTGATTTTCGCGCGTGTTCCAGCGGTCTACCAATGCCGAGATGCGCTCTGCAAGCTTTGCATTGGAAACGTAGCCTGGTGTTTCTGCCATTTGTTCCTCGTTATCGGAGTCCTTGGATGAATCCACGGACCTTGGTGATGATCAAGCGGTCACCGCGCGAAGAATCGGCGATGGCCACACGGTAGGTGGCTTCCGCCGTTGTCGGGTCTCCGACGTAATTGAGCGCATGGTTGAACTTGTGGCCCGAGCCCTGAATGATGAAGTAGGTATCCACTGTCACCCAGGCCGCACCAACTAGCTTCTGGATGTAGATGAAGGCACGCCCATTGTCCGAAGACGCATGGTCCACGCCTGCACTGAGTACGATCAGCGGGGTGTGTGATTCGCCCAGCAGCACAGGCGCAGGTAGCGTGAAGTTGACGATTCCCGTGGTGTTATTCATCGACACCGATCCGGTCCAATCTACAGGGGCCAGGCGATTGAAGTTGCCGACAATGTTTGGCGCAGATACTCGGCCTTTGAAGCCTGCGTTGCCCGAGCGATCTACCCAGAAGACGGCATTGTTCTCGTTCTTGTCTCCGGCCCCGACCCAGATGGGCCATGTGCCAACGTTCGACAGTTCGACGCGAAACTCGTGCGCGTTGACGATGTTGCCGTTGACATCGAGCGTGTGTGTCTTGAACGTGCCGCCGTTGACGGTGCCCATGTTGGCGGTGATGGCGGCCAGCGAGTTCACGGTCAGCTTGTTCGCGGTGATCGATCCATCCACCAACAGTTGCCCGGTGATTCCTACCGTGCTCAAGCCGCCCACGGTCCCGACCACGAAGGGGAACTTGCGAGCGCTATAGCCCGCGGTCGGGGTCGTGATGGCGAAGCGATCCGACTGGACAACGAAGTCCGATCCGCCAGGGTACGCACTGAGTGCGATACCTGCGACGACTGGGTTGTTAGGGTCGCCTCCGTTGATCCGAAGGGACCACGTGCCGGACCACTTGGCGTCGTTCGCACTCACATAGGCCGTATAGGACTGCTGCAGGGCCGCGAAGGTGCCGTTTGCGAACGCCGTCACTGACGTGTTGGCGATGCTTCGTGCTTCGGCTGGTGTCGCCTTGGTGTCGATCTGCTGCTTGACGGCGGCGGCCACCGATGCGCCGGTAGCGCCCGGGGCGCCGTACTGCGCAGCAAACAGCTGACGCCACTCGGTGCTTGCCTGGGCATCATTGGCGACGACTTCCAATGATTCATTGGTAGCCGCGATGGATTCGCCGTGGACCGCCAGCCGGCCCTCGGCCGTAGTGACTCTCGACTCGACCTTGTTGACTACCACCTCCACACTATCGACCGCCTGAGCAACAAGCGTTCCGGTCTCCGCGGCGATCTGCGCGTGCATGTCGGTGAGCGATTCGACACGCGCTTCAGTCTCCGTGGCGATTGCCCGGTTGATCTGATCGAAGCTGGCCGCTACATCGGTCTCATTCCTGACCATCCTAGCCAATAGCGTGGTGATCTGCTCAGCAGTCACCTTGTCGCCGTCTTCAATGAGGGCGATGCGGGTGGACGCTTCGGAGATGCGGTCTCCGTAGTCGCGCTTCGTGTCGAAGAACTCATTGGAGCGGAGAAGCTCCTGCATGATGAGTTCGGCGTTGGCGTCAATCTCTGGGATGCGTTGCTGGAGAATCTGGTAGGCCGGCGACTGCACGACCTGGTCGACGATGGTCTGGATATCCGGCAGGTTGCCCCCGCCGTTCCCCGGCAGCCCACTGCCTGGCACGCTTCCGGTGCCGACGCCAAACTCGGCAACCTCCTGCTGTACGAAGAGAAGCTGCCGGATGGCGGTGTTGAGCTGGCCTGCCGGCAGTGTTGCGGCGTCCTGAAAGAGGATCGCCTGTTCTGCGAACGGCGTAACCCGGCGCAGTAGGACGCTGTAAGGCGTCGCGAGGTATTCGGATTGGTCGGGAATCTCGACGGTCGTGGCGTTGATCCACTTGCCGAGTACCGTCCGGGGTGACTTTGGGTCACCCACAAGCACGCGCACGTGTTCCTGCTTCAGTCGCGGGAACGTGCAGGTGAAGCGCCGAGGCCCGCCTTCGTAGGTGTAAGCCACGAAGGACAGGCCTCGGTTTTGTTCAATCATTCAGTGTCCAGGCCAAAGAGAGATTTTGCGGTCCAAGAGTCTTCCTTGTTGTCTCGGTCTTCGCGACGTGCGGCAGCTTCACCGGAGCCGTCGCTTATCAAGCCGCGACTCTCCGCCTCCTTGAGCGCCATACGCTGGATGTTCTGCCATCCTGTCAGGTTCTGGAACCAGAACAGCTTGGCTGCGCTCTCCAGCTCCTTACGGGTCACTTCACGGTCGTCGCGGAGCGCTTGCGCCGGAATAGAGGACGCTTCCATCACGCGGTTGGCGAAGTCGACTACCGGGATACCGCCCACGATGTTTGTCGACATGCCCGTTGAGCGGGCGTTGGCGAACACCGGGTCTTGGCCCATGAGGGGCAGCGCAGTGTCCACGATGGGCTGGATGACGCCGCCCCAGGAGGACTGAGACACTCCTGCGGCCACGAAGTTGCCCATCGTAAGCTGCTTCTCGCGCTTCTCCGGATCGTCCGCCGTATTGAGTGACGTGCGCGCGGCCCATTGCAGGGCTGCGATGGAGCTGGATAGCATGACCATCATGTAGGTGTTCCAGTCCTTCCAGTGGTAGGCGGAGTTCAGCAGATGCCGCTCATAGCTGTAGGCCATGAACGAACGGAATTGCGTGACCAGCTTTCCGCCCGCCGAGTGCATCAGCATGATGGAGTCGCTGGCGTCGCCTTCGATCACCTGCTGACGCGTGACGCGAAACATGAAGGCCGCCACTCGCTCACGGTCGGCCAAGCTCAGGCCAGCTTCCGTGATGTCTTCGACCTTCTTGATGCCCCGGAGAGATGCGAAGAGTGCGTCCTGGGCCTCTTGATCGAGACCGTAGGAGCGCATCCGGCGGGTCATTCCTTCCGAAAGAGCGCGCTTGTCGTTCGCTAGCTGAAGCAGCTTCATCAGCGTTGCTCGTCCTGCGATGCGCTGCAGGGCAGTGTTCATGGGGGCCATGCCCGAGGCGATGCTGGTGAATCGCTGGCCGAGCATCGTGGCATTCTCCATTGTTCTGCCGAACTTGCTGTCGCCGTAGACCGATGGCATGAAAGCGTCATCTTCAATCCGCATAAATGCAGGGCTGCGCAGGTGCTCTGTGCCAGTCGCAACGAGGTCCTCGATGTAGCGTGCCTCGCCAGACTTCAGAGTTCCGTCCGCGCCGCGGCGGAGGAAGTCTCCGATGAAGGCGATTGATCGCGCGGTGTTCATCAAGCCCGCGTGTGCCACGGTTGGCCCTAGTTCTGTGAAGAGCGTGAAGCCAACCTGGTTCATCACTCGGAGAAACTGGGTGTCACGTAGCGCGCGCGACCAGCGCGACGCAGTGCTGTTTGGGTTGACTTCCGTGGAGCGCCCCATGATTGACTTGACGCCGATGTCCAACATTCGCAGGGTCTTCTCAGGATCATCTCCCGCCTTGATGGCTTGCTCGCGGAGTAGCTGCTGAAGCGCGTCCAGCTCCGCTTTGTTCCGAATGTTTCCCTTTTGAGCCATGGCCGACCAGCCGACAACTTCACGGATATGCGACGACACGACACGGGTGGTGTCGCTGTCGAGGAAGTCGGTGACCTTGAGGGTCACATCGTCTCCGTAGCGGTTCGTGAATGTCATCTCGGTGTTCGGGTCGAAGCGGATACGCTTCTTCGCCGCGCCCGCTTTGGCGCCTTCCTGCATCTGGGCGGTGTACCGACCAAGAACCGACGTAATCTTCGCGTCGCTCGCCCCAGCATCTCGCAGGGCATCGGTGAGTTCCTGCAATGACTCGGTGTTGAGCGGACGCACGGGGGCGCCAGTGTCGCCAGTTACCAGGCTGGAGCCGCGTTTGATAAGTGCGCGGGCATATAGCTCGGCCAGTTCCTCGTCTACGCCGCCGTCGTCGGCGAGCTTCTTGGCTTCATTCCTCGCGTGTAGTGTCTTCTGCTCATGCTCCAGCGCATCCTTTAGGCCAGCTTTGGCCTTGTCCAAGCGTTCGCTATGTCGCTGCAGCTTGCGGCGGGTGTCCTCCAGGCGGCGCTGGGCTGCGTTGCGGCGACGGTCGCCCTGCTTGCCGGGCATTCCCTCCAGCTCCTTCAGCGCCTCTTCGGCGGAGCGGACAGCGGCCTGCTTGTCGGAAGTCAGCGCACCCAGGTCGTCGGCCTTCTCGCGCGCCCGGAGGGCACGGTCGGAGGTCCCTACGTAGTCGCCAGCAATCTCGTCGAACTTCTCCAGCTTGGAGGCGTCGCCGTTCTTGCGCATGTCGGCGATGATCGCCTGCTTATACAGCTCGACGCCTTGGTCCTCGCTCAGGCCCATCTCTCCGAAGATGCGCTGATACGCTTGCTTGGACTGGATCTGCGGGAAGTAGTCAAGGTTCTTGCTTCCTGGCTCCAAGACGCCCGAACGAACGCCCAGCTCGTAGGTTGCATCGAGTACAGGCCGAATTGCAGCTGCGGCCTGGTTTGCAGTCTCGTCGTCGGCCTTTACGCCTCGCAGTACATCTGCCACCTTTCGGCTCCACGCCAGCTCACCGCCGCGGTCCCAGCGGGACAGTCCGTGCTTCGCTCGCGCTGCCGTCCAGGCTGCGTTGAAGCCGCGATGTAGCTGGGTCTCCAGCGTGGCGCGATTGACGCTGGCGTACTCACCTGCAGATTGCTTCACAGCCAAGTTTCGATCTGCGTAGCCCACGCCGTCGCGGAACAGCCACCGACCGACGCCACGCGCGGTTGGATCTTTCAGCTTCCCCATCTGCGCCGACAAGGCAAGGCGGATGTTGGCGAAGGCAGGTTGAATGGATACCTCGTCCACGCCACGGTCAACTTGGGCCTGCATCGCATCCGAAAGAGAGCGTTCTGAGATTCCTGGGGTTGGGTTGTCGGGAAGGCCATTCAAGCGCGCCGCGCCCAAGCTTTGGGATGATCCTGTGATGTCCCTTCTGGCGAGGTCTTCGACCTTCACGGATTCCGCGAAATGCTCCCCTCGTCGTGCTCCGAGGGCGCTGCCTAATGCGAATCCCGCTGCCGCTGAGATAGCGACATCCGCGCTTCCGATTTCAGAGTTGAACCTGGAGTTTCCGAGCGTCATCGCCGCATTGGTCGTACCAGCTGCCAAGCCTGCGCGGATAGAATTCGCCAAGCGTCCGGCACGTGCGCCTCGGGCGAGGCCGCCCGTGGCAGCGTCTGCGGCGAAGAACACCGGATCAGTCATGTCCGACGCGAAGTTTGAGAGCATGCCGAAGGACGCACGGGTCTCCTTCGCCATCTCGTTTTGAAGTGCAAATTCCCGAAGAAGCTCATAATGCTCCTGCGAGGTTGCGCGGCTGAAAAGTTCCCACTGATCCGTGCCGATCCCGAATTGGTCCATCTCCGCCTGAAACTTCTCGGGGAGTTTCCACTCCGGATCGGCACGGGAAAGCACCGAGTCTTCCTGGTACGCGCGGTGGATCATGCCGATTCCACCCTGCACTTGGGAGGCGCCGACCAGCTCACCGAACGGCGTCTCGTCCTTGCGCTTCTGGTCGGCCGCTTCGGCTTCTTTTCGGCGCATAACGCGGGCTACATGTCCACCCTCGTTATTGCGGGTCGATTCCGCGACAACCTCATTGAGGTCTCTCGGTTTCGCAGGCGCAGTGAGGTCAAAGATGCTGGTCGGCATTAGATTCCTAGTTCTTGAAGGTTGAGAGGTAGTCGAGCATGTCGGTGGCGTCCGTGCGCTTCGGCCCCGCTGGAGCGGGTTTGTCGCCCAGCTTCAGTACCGTAGGCTTCAGCGACGGGTCGCCCTTGGCAGTACGCATTGCCGCCGCCTGTGTGGGGTCGAGCCCCATTACAGTGAGCTTGGGCTTGTTCTGCGCATCGAATCGGGCCTGCTTCTCCGCTTCGTCGCGTTTCCACTGATTGACGCCAGCAGCAGTTTTGTTGGGATCAAACAGCACAGGGCGCTGAGTACCGTCGCTGGCCTTTCCATAAATGGGGAAGCCGTCGCGGCTGTGGAGAATGAACACGTTTGGGTCATCTTCTGTAGGTGCAGCAAAGACTCCGCTTGCTGTTCCCTTCGGTATTGCCCCGGATTTTTCAGCATCTGCCGCCGCGCGCCTGACAAACTCCGTTACGCCCGATTCCGCTCCTGCCCGCATTCCCCCGCGGGCCACCCAGCGACCGTTGACGTTCGCCAAGTCGCCTTGAACGCGTTTGAATGCTGTGGCGACGGCGGCGTCCGGTGGGGCCATAGGGTTGCGAACTGCTAGTCGAGTCGCCTCACGCTGGACGCGATCATGCAGCCACGGCGGCATAGGCGAGCCGTCAGGCATCTCATCCATCTTCTTGAAGTACGCGGTAGCAGCTCGGCCAATTCGCGCGGAGACCTCAGCACGGACTGCTTTCTGCTCAGGACGTGTGACATGCTGAAGTGCCTCTTGCTCGCTCATGCCGAATGTCGTTCGGTTCTCGTGGTATTCGTTCATGAGAATCGCGTTGTCTTCCGACACGTACCGCATGGCGGTAATGGGGTCGATGTCGGCGATAGCCTTGTAGGTGGCGTAGTTCTGCGTCAGGTTCGTTGAAGTGGTGCGGCCAATGAGGTCCTGCACAGCGGGGATGACTACGCCGGCTCTCGTAGCACGGGCCAGGGCGGTACCCATCGCCTGCTTGTTGCCAGCCTTGACCGCATCCGTCCACTCCTTCGAGAACGCCTTCTGCAGCTGGTGAGTCTCAAGCGTGAGTCCTTGCCCCGCTGTAAGAACTTGGATGGTTTCCTTGTGGCGTGCCGCCTCCTTGGCTTCCTGTTCCATCCGGCGTATGCCGGCTTGGTTCTGGTCGTACCAATGGCGGACGAACGTGTGGCGATCCTTGCCGGACAGGCCAAGAGCATCCGCGTTGGCATTGATGCTCGCCTGGGTCATGCGACCAACATAGGCCTGGTCCTGCCATGTGACCTCTTTCTCGGCCTGCACGGACGCCTGCCGCTCCTCCAGCATCCGTTGCTGGATTGCAGCACCAGCGCGGGCGGCTTGGGTAAAAGTGTCGCCCCAGGTCCCCTCGCCGTGCTTGCGATCCCATAGGGAGGTGCCGTTCTCGTCGGTGGTCCTCCGGGCGAACTCGGAGAGCGCCTGGATGTTTCCCTCGCCGGTCGCCAGCACGTCCACGATCTGCCCAGCGGCCTGGTCGTAGAACTCATTGCGGGACACAAAGGCGAATTCTTCGGTGTCAAGCGCCTTGGCGAAGTTCTCGATGGCGCCTGGCTTCAGTAGCGATCCGTCGAGGGCTGCAGTGCGCAGCATTGCGCCGACGTTCTCGGTCTGTCGCTCCAGAAGTTCAGCTGTCTCGGTCTTGGAGTGGACATCGAGCGCCTGTTGGCGCATCTGCTGGATCGCGGGCTGCAGCTGTGCCATGACTTGCGGGTCTTGGAACTCCTTCTGCTGCATCAGACCACCCAGGGTTTCCTGGATGATCGCCTGCGGGTCTTCACCCACGTCCATCGCAGCGACGCGCGCGATCAGGCCCCGCTTGGCGTCGTTGATCTTGTTTGACGCCTCGGTCACGAAGTAGCCGCGGCGGAAGGCCGGAGTGAAAGATGCGAGTGCATCTTCCGACTGCGCGGCCTGGCCTTCGACGGATTCTTGAGTGCGTTGCTGCTGGCCCTGAAGGGTATCCTCGCCGTTCTGGCGGAACTGCCGGTCCTGCTGAATGCCACTGGCCGCAGCCGACAGGCGCCCGAGGATGCCTGCGGAGATATTGGAGACCGCAGAGTAGCTTTGTGCGGCTGCGCCGCTGACCTGGATGCGGTACTGCTCGGGTGCAGATTGCCGCGACTCGATCACGGCACGGCGCTGAATGCCGCGCTCATTAACCCTTGCCATTGGTGTCGCCTCGCTTCTTGATCTGATAGGTGCTGTAGGCGCTGGTGGCGCCGCTCGCGGCTGTATTGATTACGCCGCCGACCATCTCGGCGTTGGCGACTCGCGTACGAGCTGCGGCATCTGCGGAAGATGCGGCGACGCCGCGCTCACGGTTGCCCTCGATCATCGCCACGTCGCGGCCTGCCTGGGCCATGATGTCGTTGTCGATTGCCTGCAGGGAGTTGCCACCGATGGCTGCTTCTGCGGCCGATGCGCGCGCCGTTGCACGGAGGGACCGTGCTTCAGCCATGCGTTGCAGCGTGTCCACCTGCGCCTTCGCGTCGATCTGGTTCTGCTCGGCTTGCATCTGCTCGCCGATGGCTTTGGCTTGTTGCTTGCCCTGGTATACGGCGGTGCCAGCTCCGATGACTGCCATGGCGATCGGCACGGAGAAAACACCGCCGTCACACATGGCCGATCTTGTAGAAATAGCGGAACGGCACCTGCGAGGGGCCATAGGGGACTGGCTCCGAGAAACTGAAACCGACGGCGGCCAGCCATCGCTTCGATACCTCGTTGCTGTCGTCCACGAAGTTGTGCAGGACGGCGAATCTGTCGCGCCAATCATCGGTGATGCGGCGTGTCTCGGTCACCATCAAACGCGGGATGTTTGCCAGGGCATCGGTTCCCAAGAGCCATACGGTTGCTCCCAGGCCGCCCGCGTAGGAGACCCCGAAGATGCCCTCGGGGTGCCCGTCAAGGACGATGCAGAACACCGCATCGGCGTCGTTGCAGGACTTCAGGAGAGCTTCGAGAGGCGAGTCGCCGCATGCAGCAGCGACTTCCAAAACGTCGGCGTCCCGCATACGCGCGGCCACGCTCAGGATGTCCCCCGAGCTGGGCGGACGATATTCGAGAACGGTCAAACGGAACTCCTTGAAGAGAAGAGCGCGCGGTACTGCGCAGACTGGAACCAGCACTGGAACGGCAGGCGATTGCGGATGACGATCCGGCAGTTGTCGGCGCGGGCTTGCACGGGAAATCGGCGCTCGCCGGAGTGGAAATTGGGGCTGCCCAGGCGGAACACTTCGTCGCCCAGCGTGCGGGACGTGAACAGTCCTGCGTGGGATGCAAGGTACGCCTGCGGGTCGCTCTCGCGGCCGCGGGTAATGACCTCTACCTCGAAGTAGGCGGCATCCTTGTACGCGACAGTGATGTCACGAACCTGGAGGCGGCCAACGAGGATCGAGTTGTTCCGCTGGTCGCGGAGGTAGGCGCGGGTTAGCTCGACTGAAGAGTCATAGCTCACACCCACTGCCAGGCGCCCAGCTGCCAAGTTGCCTTGGAAGCGGATGCCCATGCCGCCGTTGATGAGCGTTGCGTCCGTCAGGTCCAACAGCTCGCCGGGAGACGCCCAGTCGTCGGTCTTGCCGATGACCAGGCCGTCCAAGCGGGCGAGCGTGTAGGGGAGGTTGATGTCGGTGTAATTGCCGAACGCGTAATAGTTCGGCTGAACCACTACCAGGCGGTCCAGTAGGAACGCGTAGTCCTTGGTGAAGTCACCCTCCGCTGCAACCAACGAGAGGCTCAGCTTCAGCAACTCAACGCCGCCTGCCGGAGATTCGGCAGTGACGTACAGGTCGTCGGATGTGGAGTGCAGGTGGACCACGCGGCCGATGCCGGAGAGGTCCCACCGTGTCCAGGAGGATTGCGACTTCTCGTTGCCGGCCCACCGGACGAAGTACGTGTAAAGCTGCGAAGGGGAATCGACTGGGGCCACCACCAACGCGTCTGCTCCCGGAACGGCAGTCATCGCGCGGAGCTTGCCGGGGATCAGTCGAGGCACATGCGCGGTCACGTCAGCGGCGTCGCCGGTAATCGACACGTCGTCAACGAAGTATTCGCGGAGGACGGAGAAGGCCCCTGAGTCGGACGCGAAGTACAAGGTGTCGCCCAACAGAACCGGGCGGACGTAGAGGGAGCACTCGTAGTTGACCAACTCGTCCACCTTTGGGGTCTTCGGAGTCAGCATTGGATCTGCGGTCATCTGGAAGTTGGCACGGTCGCCGAACATCAGGAGCGACGACTGGAACGGGACGCCAAACTGCAGCTGAGCGACGCCTCGTGATTGGACCGCGAAGTCGATCACGTCGGAGTCGAGAAGCTGCTGTGTCGTAGTGCGCCAGAAGTTGAAAGGATGGTCGATTTCGGAGAGGCAGGTGTTCTCGGTGGACATCAGGCCAAGGCGGCCGCGATGAAAGAACACGTCGCGGATCTTCTCGTCGATGAAGCTGGGCGGACCAATGGTGGTGTCGTCGCCAGCGAGGCGCTTATCCCAGTCCATGGGGCCGAAGCTGAAGAACAGGCCGTCGCCGTGAATCGGATCAACCACGCGCTTCAGTAGATGCGGCATCGTGGTCTTGTCGAAGGTGTTGTAAGCACCAGGCCGGGCAATCTCCTGCCATACGCCCTTGCCGGCGCGTTGGACCACGAAATTGTCGTACTTGTTTCCGCTGGCACCGAGCACTTCGTAGATGGCACCGGAAGGCACCGCTACGTTCTTGTCGGGCTTCGGCAGATCAGTGAAGGTCTGCACCGATCCGGTAATGCGACCAGGCGCTTTTTCGGTGCTCATCTTGGTCGTCACCTGAGTGTTCACCATGAACGTGGTGTCCGACTGTGTGCAGGTGCGGAACACTGACCAAGGCTGCTTGTCGGTTGCCAGGTACGCGGCCGAGCCTTCGGCCATCAGTACGTCGTACTCGTAGCCATTCTCGTGGTTGAACACGCGTACCTTGCCGCTCTCGACAACCACCAGATAGTGCTCGACGGAATCGCGGACGATGGAATGAAAGTGCGCGTGTGGCGCGATATCGTTGCCCAGCACTTTGACGAACTGCGCCGCGGGGCGCTTGCCAGTGCCCATGGCAGAATGCAGCCAGGTGTTGTGAGCGTCGGTGACTTGCGTTGCGTTGCGGACGGATGCGTCCTGCTGTGAGACACCGCCCAAGAAGGACGGATAGCTGCCAGTTTCCAGACTCAAGTGCGGTTCGCGATGGCGGAAGTGTCGGGATCGTCGTTGAGAAAGTTGGCGCCGGCAGCGAACTCAAAGTCATGGGACTCGTCGATCAGCAGCGCCAGCGCGGCGCCTTCGTGGTCCTCGGTGAAACCGTTGAGTGACTCGCTGCCCAGCACGTTCTTTTGGAAGATGCGGGCTGCACGAATGGCGATGTAGCGGCGGACAGTCTCTGGTAGCAGCTCGAAGTCCACGAACCAGACCACCTTGGCTGACGGTGCCACGTCTTCGGCGAACACGTCGGTGGCGTTGGTCAGGTCGTAGAGGAAGCCGTTGCGGTGGGTGATCCGGGAGGAGCCCCGGCCCAAGGGCCGAATGCTCAGAATGAGTTTGGGGAGCGGGGCACGGTTCTCTGCGTTAAGGACAAACGTGTAGCTCTCGTCGGTGTTGAACCACCAGGTGGCGGTCTGCACCTCGCGCGATACACCGCGAAGGGTGCGAATGGCAATGGCAACGTCGGTGTTGCCGACCGCTTCCAGGGCGCTTACGGGCTGTTCGCCGATCACGGCGAGCATCTCGTTGACGGCCTCAAGCTCAGTGGTCGGAGTCAGGTCCATGCGGTTCTCTTAAAGTGGCCGAAAAAAAACCGGAGGTCCCCGTTAAGAGACCTCCGGTCGGGAGAGAACCGCACCTCTCCGTGGTCGGCTTCCGCTAGGGACGGCTACGCTTGGAGAGGTGCGGGTGTTGCTTACTTGCTGCCCAGCTCGACCGCACCGTCACCGCGCAGCTCGCCGTGGCCCAGCGCGTACTTGGACAGCATCAGGGTGCCCTGCTTGTTGCCCTGGTACACGTCCTCGACGGACAGGCCCAGCAGCTGCAGGGTGCCAACCGCAGAGCGATGGAAGATGACGCCGGCCGTGCCGCTATAGTCACCGCGGTACTTGGCCTGCAGGGTCGCATCGGCCGACTCGTCGGTGCCCGGCAGGGCGTTGACCTTCAGCAGCGGGATGCGGGCGATGGACGAGATGACAGCTTCGTTGTAGCTGCCCTTCGACTCGGTGTTGATGTCGCGGTCGATCAAGTCCTTGTTCTCGGTCAGCAGGTAATACTGAGCCGGACGCAGGGCGCCCGTGAACTCCTGCGGATTCTCCGAGATGCCCTTTTCGTCGAAGTTCTGGCGCGCGGCGCGGAACGCCTTGGCGATCACAACCGGGTCGGTCAGCATCGCGGCATTCACGATGCGCAGGCCGCCCGGCTGACCGTCCACCACCGACTCAGTGATGCGGGCTGCACGGATGGCGCAACGCAGTTCGTTCTTCATGCGTTGCAGAGCCAGCTCGGCGCCCTGCAGGCGGGTGTACTCGCCACGCACGTCGAAGTGGTTCATCGCCTCGTCGATGTTCGCAATGAAAACATCCGAAATAAGCATCGGGTCGAGCGTCAGAATGCGCTCGTTGTGGTCCACGGTCTGGCCCAGGATGTCGGTACCGGGGATGTGGTAACGCGAGCCGACTTTGCCGATTGCCGGGAACGATGCAGACTTGCCGGAAGAAATCGTGCGCGTCATGACGCGGCCTTCCAGCTTGTAGTTCTCGATGAACGAGGTATCGACCTCGGCCATGTAATTCTGCATGAACAGCGCCCAGGCATCGCCCTGCTTGTTGATCTGACCGATGCGGCTGGGATTGGAATCTGCCATTTTGTTTCCTTGGGGTGCGGGTACGCTTCACCTGGGAACAGGCGAGGCTGGATTGATTGATTGAGAGAGGGTTGACTCAGTACACGTCGGAGGCGCGCAGGCGCGCCATGTGTCGCTCGCGGTATGCAGGGTCGGAGCGATACTTCGGATTGCGGATCGCTTCCTGTACCTCTGCGCGCGAGGCATACGGCTGCACGCCTGGGGCAGGGGAGGCCTTGCCGTTAATCAGAACAGCCGGAGCGGAGGTCTTCGCTTGCGCGGCCAGGCCAGCGACAGCCAACTTGGCACGTGCGGCGTCGCCGGAGGTAACAGCGGCATTGAAGGCGTCGATGGCGGCGTCCTCCAGGTTCTTGCCGGCCCACTCCAGGAGCTTCGCGTAGCCATCTTTGCCGCCTGCCGGGGCGAAGATTCCAGCCTCGTAAGTGGACTGGCGGGCCTTGAGGCCATCCAGATACACGCCCACCAGCTCTTTCGGAAAACCAGCCTTTTCCAGCGACTTGAAGCTCTCTTCGGAGATGGTGCCGGTCTCGGCAAACTCCTGAGTGAACACGGTCTGGTCGAGGCCAGCGGCCTTTAAGGCGTCGGCTGTATTGGCTTCGTGGGCATCGCCATCCGTGCCTTCGCCTCCCACCGTCGCGGCTTCTTTCGTGGCCTTCAGGCCGACGTTGCCGGCGGGGTCAGCCGGAGTTGCGGCAGCCGCATAGGCAGCCTCCAGCTCTTCGACCGTTTTGTACTTGCCGCCATACAGGCGTTCGGTCTGCTGACCTTCGGTGCCCTCGGCGGCGACCGGGGCCGGCTGGGTCTCGGTGGCCTGTTCGGTCACTTGGTCGTTCCCAATGCGTTGTAGTGGGTTGTGCCGTCAGCGTATTCGGTGACCGTCACGTTGCCCTTCTGGGTCACGTTCGGGTACGTCTTCGCGGGGGCAGTCGCCGTCTTCTGCTTCTCGGCTGCGGGGGTCTTCTGTTCGGTCATTGCGGTACCTGATTCGTGAGGCTGCCCGCCATCGCTGCGTTCACCATGTTCGGTGCGGCGCGGACAGCAGCCTCGTTCATTGCGGAGGCCTGGTCGTTCTGCTGGACCGCTTCAGGGTCAAGCACCAGGCCCTTCGTGGTGATGTCGGATGCGGCGCCTAGTCGGGACAGCCACTCGCCCCAATCGATGCGGCGGCTGGCTTCTTGCTCGCCCATGACGCCCTTAGCGGTCTCGCCAAAGCGCACAAGCTTCTCGAAGTCATGGCCGCGGCCCAGAGCTGCGACGCCTACCGTGATGCGGGGTTTGATGAGACCTTCCGGCAGCTCCGGGATTGCCCCGTTCTGTTGCAGACGGAAAAGGATGCGGCGGATGAGTGGAACCATCAGCTCGGGGCCGAGCACGGAATAAAGGCCGGCGCGGTTGTCTTCAAGCACACGGGCGAGATACTGGATTTCCTCTCGGGTGACTCGGTCGCCGCTGCGCTGAATCGCAGTGCCGACGCCGAAGACCAGCTCCAGATTACGGGCGGTGGTGTCGGCTTCGCTCTTTACGAACGAGAGGTCCTGGAACTTGTCCAGTGTCAGGGAGGAAATGTCGTTCTTGTCGCCGCGAATGAAGGCCCCCGACTCAGCCTTGGTCAACTGATCGGGCTTCATCGCCGAGGTTGGCTTCAGCAGCCAAAGAATCTTCGCGGCAGCTGCAGCACCTTTTCGGAGCGCCTTCCGGAGCGCCTCAAGAGTCTCGAACTCGCCTCGGTAATCCTCGATTAGGCCGCGGCCATAGTCCTCGCTGGTGGGTCGAGGGATCGAAACGGGAATCCACGGCGGAGCATCGATTGGATAGCTGCCCTCGGTCCCGGAGATGATTACCCCTTCGACCTCTTGGTAGCACAGCCAGTTCTCGTTGTTCTCGTCGCGGTACACGCGGGTGTAAAGCTCGGTGTCTTCTGCCAGCTTCTTCAGCCGTTCGGACTCGGAGACCTTCGCCAGGATCGCGTCTCGTGCCTCTTGGGGAAGCATCTGGATTGCGATGAGGTCGAGGGTGACAATCTCCAGCACGTTGCCCAGGCCGTCGCGGTCAGCGACGTAAGAGGTCAGTGGGTAGAGCTTGCCTGGCCCTTGATCCGGTACGTATAGCAGCCAGTTTCCTGCCGCGGCGGAGTGCTTGAAGCCCTCGGCCAGGACAGAACGCAGCTGGGCGCCGGCCTCGATTTCATCCATGACGGCACGTTCGATTTCCGAAAGTGCCGTCTCAAGTTCGCCCTTCTGGATACCTGCTTCCTGCATGAGCTTGTCCGATTCGGACAGGTCGGGCTTCAGGGTGAAGGGAGTGATGTTGGGCGGTAGGACCGCCAGCAGAAGCGCGTTGGCGATTGCGTTAGCGCAGCGCGCGCCTGTGCCCTGTACGGGAGCGGTGAAAGTCTGTGACTTCTGCTTCGGATCAACGAACAGTGATGGGATGGTGACCTTGGTGCACGCCTTAGCGCGGGTCTCGGCACTATTTCGGTTGGGCTTCAGCTCGTCGTAGCGTTCCTTGGCGGATACGAGGGTTTTGCTGGCATCAGCCACGCGGAATGGTCAATCCTTGGTAGAGCGGCGAGTTCATGTCGGTGCGCAGACCAGACTTCTTTCTGGCCTGGGCTGATTGAGACTGGCCGGAGCCATCACGTGCGGTGACCAGAATGTCCGGTGTTTCCGTCTTCGGAGTCTTGGGTTTGGAGCTGCACATTAGTGGTGGCCTCCTCGGGACTCTTCGCGTTCCTGCTCGCGAGCGACCAGAAGTCGAAGCACCAGGCGACGCTCACCGGACTTGAGGAGAAACTCCTCTCGGTCCTGATCAGGGTCATAAATGACCTCGGGGTAGATGCGCGCCAGCTCGTCGATCAGCTCACCGGCGGTCAGGGGAATGTTCATGATTCTTGAGGTGAACTTAGAGTGGATCTAGAAAGGGGAAAACCGTGGGTTTTCCCTCTAGAGGCCCGACTAATTCGCCAATTCCTGCGCAGCCGCTCGAAGCTGCGCCAGCGTCCCGCTATTGACCACGGTGTGGTCCACCAGCCCGGAGGGCAGGGGGCGTTCACTTGCATGGTCTGCGACTGAGGCGACGCCCGGTCGATCCACGACGACCACGCTGCCGCCCAGTTCTCGCACCAGCATCGCTTCATTCTCGAAACGTACGTCAGGAATGACGACACCAGCAGCACCGAAAGCACGGGCCTCCTCAACGCGGCGGGCGGCGACTTTGAGCCAAAGGCTCTCGTCGATCATGTCTCGACCCCATTCGGTGCCGATGGTCTGCATGAGGCGGCGGGGGGAAGTACCACCCAGCCAGTCGAGCGGTGCTTCTTTCAGGGGGCCTGCGGTCAGGTCCTCCATGCTCAGGCCGGTGATGTCCGACACAAAGCGGCGCAATGGTTCGGCTAGCGCGATACGGACGAAGCCTTGATGCTCGACAAGAAAACCGGCGAGGGTGTCCTTGCCAGAGCCAGCCTTGCCGGAGATGCCGACGATCTTCATCGGACCACCTGCCGGGAACAGAGGCATCTGGTTCAAGAAACCCATCCAGCAATCAGCCAGCACCAGCACATGGCGGGTGCGAGGATGTTGAACAGCTTTACCTTCACCTGCCGCCCGAGGCCAAGAGCGACGAAGGCCCAAAACACAGTCCAGCCCAGCGTGAAGTAGGCCACGCCGAACCACGCGACGATGGTCAGAAATAGCATTACGGTTTCCAAAGATTCACCTTGTTCGTTTTGTAGTTGAGGTCGCCGTGGCGGAGGATTCGCGCCAGACGTGCTTGGATGAGGGCGTCATTCGCCGTCAGTCCCTTCTTCTCGTAGACATCCACCACGGCCTTCCAAAGGGCCGCTAAGTGCCCCTCGGGGGAGCTGTCGCGGTACGCTTCGTGGACGGGCATCAGGGCGTCGTCAGCGCGCTTGGCGCCGATGCCGGGGCACCCGGTGTAGTTGTCAGTGGTGTCGCCCATCAGGGCTTGCTTCATCCAGAACAGGTCTGCGTCGTAGCGGTCGATGGTCCGCACGCCGAGGTCCGACTTGTTGGGGTTGTATAGCCGGCAGGGGATCGTCTGAAGATCCTTGTCAATAGACACAACGATGCGCGGCCCAGGGCACCGCCTAGGTTCTGGATGCGTGGCTAGTGTTCCGAGGATGTCGTCGCCTTCTAGCGAGTGCCGCTTGATGATCTTGTCGGCGTACTCCGCGTGGATGAATTCGTCCAGGGCGTACCACAGCGCAGGCTTCGGCTTCTCGTGACGTGCCTGCTTGTACGTCGGCTCCAAGTCCTTTCGGAAGTTGTGCTCCGGGCAGGACAGAGGGAGCACAAAGTCGGCGGCGTCGAACTTCTCGACCAGCTCCGCGATGTACTCCGCCACCTCGACCTTGGCCTTTTCCGGCTGATACACCTCCATGGTGTCGCCGTCGCCATCCCAGTCGATGCACTTGGTGTTCTTGAAGGCCATGTAGTACCGCAGCACGTCCGCGTCGATCAGCAGGACGGGTCGCTGGCGCTTCTTCAAGGTGCTTTCTCGGGGTGCCGCTTGTACCACGCCGCCAGGTCCACGAGGTATTGGTCGTAGGCCGCAAAGTAGGACGGGCTGTCGCCATTGGGGTACTCATGCCTGTCGCAGACGTAGCTCGTCGTGGTGACCATGTGCATACCGCTCCCCAGCGGGACGCCACCCATGTAGGCACCCACGCCGCCGCCAGTGAGCATCGTGCTGGTCTCGTTGTGGCCGCTCAGGCACGAGCCGTAATCGGCCCGTGGTTCGCGCGGGCGGAAGTCGGTGTCGCAGCCGGCCAGCGTGAGGGCGAGAACGGCGAGTATCAGTAGGCGCTTCATGCGAACACCGCCCGGCGCCCTACTTCATAGGCCAGCTCGCGCAGCGCAGCCTCCGTCGCCTCGGCGATGTGCTCGACGGGTGCGTGCTGGACGTTGTTGAGGTCCTTGTAGCGCGTGTGGATTTCGACGACACCGGGACCGGCGTGGAAATGTGACGGCCGGACGAACACTTCGGTGTCCTTCGACCAGCGCGGCATTGGGGTGAGGCTCATCGCTTGCCCTCCTGAAGGCGCTTGATGGATTCCTTGTCGGCGTTGCAGCGCGCAAGGGCGTCCTGGGCGTTGCCGCCGAAGTGGTAGAGGTCGTATGTCTCGGAAGCCGGGTCGGCCATCACCGCGTCAAGGGAGCTGTGCTTGCCCTCGACCTGACACGGCTGAAGGTACTGTTCGATCAGCGAAGTGCGCGTTGCGCAGCTCGTCAGGAATGCGCTGGTGCAGGTAGCCAGCAACAACAGGGTTTTCATTTGCGGCGGTCTCCACGGAACGGTTGCGCTCGGCGCGCAAGTCCCGGATTGCTTTGTCGAAAGAGGCACGGCGAACGGCCTCCTGCTGGAGGGTCGCCACGGATTTCTTGAGGTCTTCGTAGTCACGCGCCGTTGCTTCAAGCGATGTGACGCGCTCCGCCATGGAGCGATAGGACCAGGCGGCATAGCCGCCCGCGCCGAGTGCGGCGAGGACAACCAATGCGGCGAAGGTCTGGAGGATTTGCTTGGGGGTCACACCACTTCGACCCGGCAATTCCAGAAGTCGATGTAGTAGTAGGTCTTGTCGTGACGGTTGTAGTCGGCCGTGAAGATGGCGACGTGCTTGACGCCCTGCACGTAGCACTCCTGACGGTACTCATCGTCGCCGCAGTTGTACGAACCTTCGCAGTCCGCGTGAGCGCGGGACCACAGGACATCGCCCAGTACGCCAGAAGCGTCTTCCACGGTATCGAACTGGAACCGCTCAGGCGCCTGGTCGTACTCGGCAAGGCGGTCGCGCGCCTGCGCCAGGTCGTTCTCCAGGGACTGGATGGAGGACAACCAGAACTCGCGATTTTTGTCGGTGCTCATTGATGCTCCTGATAGAAACAGGCCACCTGCAGCAGCTCTGCTGGGGTGGCGTCTGATTTGATTTGGTTGGCGCGGCTGGAGATGACGCGGACGTTGCCGCGCACATAGCCCAGCTCGGGCGTTATGCGATCCAAGGTTGGGGAGTTCGGCCCCTGCGCCTTCAGTCCGACAGAGCGGAACAGCGGAATGCCCAGGGCGGGACAGAAGCTCGGAATCCGTATGTCGTCCCTTTCCAGGTCGAACGGGAGGCCGCGCTTCTGTGCCCGCCTACGGGCGCTGCGAAGGAGCACACCTGCCGGATCGGAGGTGCGTGCTTTGGTCAGTGGGTTTCAGCCCAGTTGTTGCCGATCTTGTATTCGCCATCGAGTGGGCAGCGAAAGCCGAAGTAATCGCCTGCCGCACGGATCGAAGCGACCGCTGACCGTCCGACGAACTCGGCATGTTTCTCGTCCACCTCGATCTGCCACTCGTCGTGGATGTTGCCGACGAACTCGTAGTTCACTCCCGGCGCAAGGCCGGCTTCCTGCAGGCGCACGTCCAGGATGTGCAGTCCCTTCTTCATGACCAGCGCGCCTGCGGACTGCAGGAGCGTGTTGAGTGCAGCGTGGTCGCTGCGGATGTGCAGCTTCCGACCGTCCAGGCCGATGAGATAGCCCTTCGCCTTGGCGCGCTTCTTGACGCCATTGACCAGTTTGGCGAGCGCTGGAAGACCCTGGAGGAACTTCTCCTTAAGCGCCTTGCCGTGTTTGCGGCCCTTCCCGATGATCGACCCGATCTTCTCGTCGCCGGCCCCATAGAGGAAGGCGTAGATGAAGGTCTTCGCGTTGTCGCGCGACGGCAGGCCGGCTGCGTTCTGGTTCTCGGCGTGGATGTCGCCTTCCAGCAGTACGGTCGCGTAGGCGCCGCCGTCGAAGGCGGCCATGAAGTGCGCCAGGCAGCGCAGCTCCAGGCCCGAGGCGTCGGCGCCCACCAGCTTCTTGCCCTTGGGCACGGTGAACAGCTCGCGGCACTCATAGCCCCAGCCACCTGCCTCGCCGAAGAGAATCCCCTCGTTGCACTTCTGGACCTTGGGGACCTGTGCCATGTTCGGTCCCGAGTGCGTCATGCGCCCGGTGACCGCTGCGTTCTGATTCACCCGCCCGTGGATGCGTCCATCCTTCTTAACCTGAGTGATCCAGGCTTCGGATTTCTTCTTCGACTTGCTTGGGGTGCCGTCCTTCTTGAGCTTCGGCGGAGGTTCGGAAAGTTGCCCGGCGCGCTTCGCCACAGTCAGGTAGCGCAACAGCATGGGAATTTCGGGGTACTTGAGGTGCGCAAGGGTCTCTTCGTCGATCTTTGGGCGACCCTCCGGCGTGAACACAGCGGGCTTCCACCCGTGCAGGGCCTTCAGGCGCTTTGCGATGTGATCGCGAGAGCCGGCATTGAAGACGTAGGACTTAAACTTCTCGTGTGGTACCCCTTTGACGTAGCCGAGCTTGGCGTTGTTGACCTTCGGGACGAACATGCCGAGGCTCTCGCGCCAGGGCTGAAACACACGGGTCAGCTCGTCTGTGAGCCTGGCCTTTGTGACCATGAATTCGCGTTGCAACTTGTCGGCCTTCTTCTGATCGAACAGGAAGCCATAGGCGGTTTGACGCTGGAGGATGGGTGCGATGCCGTGCTCCAGGTCAATCGCTTCTTGCGACAGGCCCTTGGTCATCTGGAGGGCGAAGAGCTTCTGCGTGACGCGTACGTCCTGGTCGCAGTAGTCGTCCATCTCCTGATTCCACTCAGCCCACGGGTCGAGGCCCTTGGCCTTCATCACGGCGGAGTAGTCGCCCTTCCATTCGCCCAAGCGGTAGCCCCAAGACTCCAGCGAATGCCGGCCGATGAACTGGCCTGGCAACTTGCCGGGGTTCTTCTTGGCGAAGTTGAAGTCGCGGTCGCGGAGGTCAGGCCAAAGAAGTGTGGACAGCAACATCGTGTCCAGTGCGCGCTTGATCTTGAACTTCGGGTACAGCTTGCGGATGGTAGGCACGTCGAAGTTGACGATGTTGTGGCCGACCACGGCATCCGCGCCCTGAAGCATTTCCAAGGCCTGCTCGATGGTCAGCTCCCCATTCACGCGGTTGGCTGAGAGCACAGCACTCACAGGTACTCCCTCCGGAGTTACTTCCTGGAGGGAGATGCAGTGAATAGTGGTCAGTTCGTCGAGTAGGCCGTTGGTCTCAATGTCAAAGACGAGCCAGGCCATCGGAGCCTACTCCTCGTGCTGCCTTGGGGTAGCTTTTGAGGATCTGCTTGACGCGCTCGAAACTTGGCAGGGGAACGTCACCCGGCTGCTTGATGAGTTCCTCACCAAGACCCAAGTCGAGGCGGTAGCCGTAGTCCCGGTAGCGGTGCATCCGAGCATAAGTACGTTCGTCGCCGTTGTTGTTCATCACAACGAGACGCTTCGCCGCGGCGTCTGCAGGAGCATCGGGGTGCGCTGATGTGGTCGGAAGGTTGAATTCCAGCCACGCCACGAACATGCAACAGCGGAAATCGAATGCATCCCGATGGCCGTGCGGCGTGTCGAAGTGGAAGCCGACCAAGTTGAAGAGACGGCCGGTGCTCAGGTCGTGGAACTGAGAGGTGCCGTTGGGCGCTGCCAGCTCCCTGTACCGGTTGCCCTGGTCCGCGAACGCAGCGAAGGCAACGAGGTAGTCCTGATAGGAACGGAAGAACAAGTCGTAGTCTTTGGCGGCAGTGCCGTCATAGAACGAGCGCAGGGCGCCGCCACCGAGGATGGAGACGATGCGTGCGGCGGCCGGCATGTCCAGAAAGATGCCCTTGATGTAGGCGCCGTAGCTCATTCGATGATGGCCTTGATACGACTGGCGACCCGACCGGCACGCAAGGCGCGCGAGCGGTGGCCGACGGCTTCCTGTACCAACTTGGCAGCCTTTGCTTCGGCGATTGCAGCGCGGTCGCGCAGCTTTCCTTCGGCTGCGTCCAGTTTGCCCAGGGTGCGATCCAGGTCAGCGCAGATGGCGTCAACGCTCGGGGCCGGAGTTAGGAAGGCGTGGATTGCCAGCAGTGTGGTCTTGAGGGTCATGCGGTTGTTCCTTGGATGAGATGGGATGCGGCTCAATAGCCGCCCGGTGTTTCGTCGTAGCTCTCGTCACCGCTGTCCGCGTAGGGATCTGCGCATGGCACGAGTCGCCCGGTTTGCTCGTCGTAGCGGAGGTAGATGCACTTGCCCGCGGCTTGACCGGTGTAGCGGTCCTTGAGCACGCGGAGAGTCGTTGTGGTGCGAACGGAGATGTCTGCCGCCTGTTGATCGCGCTCCAGACCGAACATGAAGTGCGACCAGAAGCCAATAGCGCGACTGCCCTTGAACTGGCGGATGGTCACGCGCCCGCCTTCCTCGTGGGGCGATCCCTTCTCGGGAGTCGTAAGGTGCGAGATGAAGTAGATGCAGACGCTCAGCTCCATCGCCAACTTGGCGAGTGCAGCCATCACCTGTTCCAACACTTTCTTCTCGTCCTCAGCGTCGGCCGCGAGCGCCGTCAGATGGTCTAGGAAGATATGTTTGACGCCATCTGCAACTGCCATGTGCCGCATCTTGGAGGCGATGACATCCCAGTCGGTGGTGCCGAAGTGGTCGTAAAGAACGACGTTGCCGGTGCTGTCCAGGATGTCGAACGCGTCTTCTAACTCCTGTTGTGTCCAGCCTGCGTCGGGCACATGGAAGCGGCGGGATGCGTACTTGCCAGCCAGGCGCTTTGCGGTTTCCGCAGGTGGCTGTTCCAGCTTGAGGACGCCGCACTTCTCGTTGCAGGTGGTCGCCGTGAACACGATGATTTCGTCGAACACATCGGACTTGCCCATGCCCGTGCCTGCGCCCAGGCCATAGATTTCGCCGTAGCGTCGTCCAAGCGTGTAGTTGGTCAGGTCAGGCCACGGCCAAGGCATCCCTACGACCACTGGCGCCAGCGCTTTTTCGCGTACTGAGCCGAAGGTCACGATGCCGTCTGGACGAACTGTCTGAGCTTCGTAGATGCACGAGACGATGGCTTCGCCGTTGCCCGCTTGGAGCATCGCGTTGGGATCTTTCAGCGGCAGCTGCGCGATGCGTGCCTTGCCCGGCGAAAGGATTTCAGCGACCTCCTGAGCGGCTGTCTGGCCTGGCTCATCCATGTCGAACATGATGACCACTTCGTCGAACTTTTCGACCCACTCCAGTTCACGCTTGATGGCCTTGGCTGCGCCCTGCGCACCGTTCGGGACTGACACTACGGGCCACTTCAGGCCGAGAACTTGCGCCACGCTAAGGCAGTCGATTTCACCTTCGGTGATGACTAATCGCCGCGTGGGTTGCCAGAGGTGCTGGCCGAACAGTCCTGCTTCCTTGGTGTCGCCTAGGAAGGCGAACTTCTTATCTTTGAATCGGAGTTTTTGAGCGACGGTGCGACCGTCGCGGCGGTAGTTGGCGATCTGGCAGGTTTTGCCGTCTTTGTTCTTTCCTACCCAATAGGAGAACTTGCGACAGGTTTCTTCCTGCAGACCGCGAGCGGCCAGGGCGGATGCTTCGCCCTGAGCAAAGTCGTCGGACATGCGGGGCCTTGATTGCGTGCGTGTGGCGTCACCATCTGCCGGCTCATAGTGGGAGCACCCGAAGCAGAAGCCGTGCCCGTCGTCGTAGCGCGCGAGGTTGTCGCGACTACCACACTTCGGGCACGGCTCTTTGGCGACGAACTGAGACTCAGCGTCGGCTGACACGCTCGACCGACCACATGGTCTTGCGGTGGGTCACGCCCAGTTGGCGGTTGGAAGCCGAACGGACCATCGCGTAGGTACGCTCGCGTTCTTCCTTCAGCACGTTTTTGGTGGCGTTTGCGAAGGCGAGGCGCATTGCGGATTGAACCTTTTCCATTACTTGGCCTCCTGGAGGAAGCGGCGGAAGTCTTCGGTCTCGGTGTCCAGGTCATCGCCACCCAGGCCCAGTTCCTTCGCGCAGTAGGTGCGGTAAAGGTCGATCAGGCGATCCAGCAGAAAGCGCGGCTGCTCGGGGGTCTGCGGGTGCACCGGCGTGCTGCGACGCTTTTGCGCTCGGGTGAAGGAGTAGCGCGTGTAGGACTGCCCCGTCGCGTCTTCGCAACGCTCCTTGCGGATGTCGTAGCCGGCACGATTCAGTTCGGTAATGCGCGACGCCAGGCGGCGGACGCGGTAGACGCCCTCAGCCTGCCACGAGGTGATGTGCTGGTTGTTGTAGAGGTGATCGACGATCAGGTTGGCTTGACGGGACAGTTTCATTGCTAGATTTCCTGTAGTGGGCACACGCGGTCGAACACCACGGGAAGACCGTGCTTACGCACGACTCGCCGCAGCGCCATTCGCTGTTGCTTGGAAAAGTTGTTGGTTGGTGTCAGGGCGTCATCGACACCGCCGACCAGACACGCCTGGATCGATCGGTCGTTTGCGCGCGCGGCCAAGCAGCCCGGCTCGTCCAAACCGCGGCCGTCGAAGACGGTTCCGTCGCGCTCGATGACGTAGTGGACTGCGATCTTGGAGAAGCCCTGCGAGCGGTGGATGCGCGCCAGTTCGGCGCCAGTGACAGAGTGGTCCGGCCGCGTCATTGAGGCGGTTACGAACAGCTGGTCAGGGTTGGCCATCTTTTTCAGTCGCACCGGAAGATCCCCCGGATGAACTGAGTGAGTTGATTGAACAGGCTCTCGCGCGGAGCTTCGTACACTGACAACGCGGTGTGCGGCTCTTCGCCGGGTTCCTGGAATCGCTTGGTTGCGACGACGGTGGTGATCCACTTGTCGTCGCCCCACAGGCCGGCGTGTGTAATCGCGTCCAGCGGGGCTTTCAGGTAGTTGTCGATGTCGCCCTTCGGCGTCAACAGCTTGGTCGTCTTGGGCTTTCGGCAGACGAACTCGGCGACAACGATCAGTGGCGTATCCGGGCGGATGCCGTGTCCTGCGACGTGGGATAGGCCCTTGAGGTACTTGCCTGCCGCTTCAAGCCAGGTCTTGTAGGTCTTCAGGTGGTACGTGCCCCAGCGCGTAACGCGGGGGCGAGAAGCCGGAACGGGGTCTATGGAAAAAATGAAAGAGGCGGCAAGCGCCGCCCCCTTCGTGACCTTGGACGAGGGCTTAGTAGTCGCCGTCGTCGCCATCATCTCCGTCGCTGTCGCTGTCGTCTTCCGAATCATCGGAGTCGTCGTCATCGCTCGGACGATCTGCGCCGTCTGCGATGTCGTCGCCATCCTCCTCATCGAAGTCGTCGGCTGCACGGCTGGCGCCGCCGAACTCGACCAGCTTGATGATCTGGACGCCGACCATGCGCAGCGAAATGCCAAACTTCTTGTCCGCCGCCGCGAAGTAGGGGACGGCCTCGAAGCTCACCTTGAGAAGGCTGCCGCCGCCAATGTTCGGCGGATTCTTCAGCACTTCCTTCTTGGAGTTCACGATGGTCGGAACCATTGTGTAGACCTTGCCGGTCTTCTTCGCCTTGATCTTGTGCTTCATCTTGAAGTTGAACGTAACCCTGCCAGTTTCGTCACCCTCGTCGTCCGTTTCCGAAGCGAAGAAGTCCGCCAGTGCGGCCTTCTTATGTTTCGGGTTCTCGGATTTGAACTGCTCAAAGGCTTCGTCGCGGATTGCGGTCAGCTTCTTGATGAACGCCTGGGTGTCGGCGTCTGACTCTTCCATCGCGAGCTTGGCGGAGAACTCGCCGTCCGCGTTGTACTTGGTGTCGGGGGCATTCAGCCGCGGCCAGATGGCGGCACCGGCCGGGGACACGTATCGCTTATTCGCTTTCTTCTGGGTCATGGAATTCTGATTCTTCGGGGAGGTAGCCGGCTTCGATAAGGCGGGCATCGGTGGAGGCGAAAACCGCTCCATACAGTTCGTTTTCCAAGGCGGCCTGTTCCAGCAGCCGTTCGATTTCGCGTGTCATGGGAGCTTCTTCGCCAGTTCTTCCTGGGCGTACTTGCGGACGGCCGACAGGGTGTTGAGTTCACGGAAGCGGCAGTCCGCTTCCATGCGTTCGGTGAGTGCCAGGAGTGAAAGCGGGTCATACCCGCACTCCTCAGCGGTGAATCGAAAAGCGCAGGCCAGCCCAATGAGCTGGTCCGCGGGGTGCTCGACCATTTGCACGCCGCTGAGTGCTGCGAAGGCGCCGCGGGAGGCTGCATGCGCGCTTCGGGAGTGCAATACGTGCGAGCGGAGGCGAGGCTCGATCACTCAGCCCGGCCCATCTCGTTGCGGAACTCCTCGACCGTTCCGTGAGCGGACGGGCTGTAGATCGCGAGGACCTGGCCGTAGGCATCCAGTGCGACGTAGGTGCCGAGACTTGCGTTGAAATTGATGCTCATGATTTGTTCCTTTCTCGGGATTAATCCCAAATGTGGGATGTATTAGGCAAAGAAATAGCTGCTCTCCAACACTTCGGAGAGGTCCAGGTCACCGAAGGGAGGAATCTTCGGAAGGTCAGCAGCGTTTTTTATCGGGAGTTGTTCGGCCAGTTCGGTTCTGAAGTTACCCAGCACGTCGCTTTCGTACTGCTCAATAAAGGCGTGACGCAACGAGGCGGCAAGGATTCCGGTGTTTCCGGCATGCATTCCGTAGGAGTCGTGAATCATCGCGAAGCTAGTGATCCCGTTGTCTGACGCGAGACAGGTGGTCAGCATCAGGTGGCTCGCATCACAGGAGTGAACAAAGTTGGGGGAGATGCCGAGACCCTGGCGGCGGCGGTCAAGTTTGCTCCCGTCCATAGCCACGATTAATTCGACGCGCTTTCCCCCGATGTGCGTCGTGACGCGCTTGCCGAGGTCCTCCCGATACTCCTGCAGTACAGGAAAGCCTGCCGGCGTCGTCCACGCGATTGGGAGGTCGGACGCCGATGCGACCTTCGATGCTTCCTTCAGCCAGTCCATCGCTTGGCGCGCGGCCACCACGACTTCGCCGATGCAGTCCCAGAGAATGTCGCCGAGGTAAGCGGCCTGCTCGTTGGAGGGCGAGAGTCCCTCCTTTTTGGCGTTGGCCTGCACTTGGCCGCGCATGCCGGACTTGGTGACGCCGTAAGGAAGTGTCATCACCGGCTGTTTGACGATGCCGCGGGTCAATGCGCCATCCCAGAACAAAGCGCAAGCGTTGCCTGCCTCTGCTTCTGCCCTTACACGCACGGCGGCCACGTCCATCACGGCTGTGTAGATGTCGGCCGGCTTGTCCTGCGGCAAAAGATTGGTCGCTGCGCCGCCGACGGAATCTCGGAGCATCGCCGAGAAGTTCTGCAGGCCGTTGCAAGAGCCGTCCAGGGCGACCGGCAGGTGTGACATGTGCTCGTTACCGTTGATTGAGTAGCCCAGCCACTCGAAGCAAGCGGCGAGGGCGCAAAAGGGCGAATCGGCATTGGACCAGGCCCGCTGGCCGTCGAGCGGGTTAAGCGCGGAGTCGAGGATCATCTCCTCATTTGCTCTCACCCAGGACACGCGCTCTGCGAAGGCGACCTTATCGACGCCAAAGCAGTTGGCGACATGGACTGCCAACCAGAACGCGCCATCCTCTCCCAGCGGCACGCCTTCAGCCAGGGTCAGCAGAGCCTTGGCTTGGTCGTCGCCCTGTGGGGTAAGGATTGAGGGAATAGGGTACACACGCCCGCGGAAGTCCAGGTTGTGCGGGAAATAGATTGCCGCCTCGTCTTTGAACTTTTCGGCCAGAGCGATCTTCTGTGCAGCCGAAAGGCGGCGGGAGGTGCCGCGGGCGTTCTCCTCGTAGACCTCGGCGCGGCTGCGCTTCCATGCCTTGAATTCATCGGCATGGTGCTCCTTGTAGAACTCGGGATCGCTGACCAGCAAGGCGGGCTGCTCTGGAAGTTCCAAGAGGTCGCGGTCGGGAAGGTCAGCAAAGCCGCCGCCCACGGCCCATGCGTCCTGCATCACCTCCAGGATTGGTTTGTTGATTTTCCAGGGGGTGGATTGGATGAGGTTGACCGCCCGGTAGACGTTGGGCATGTCGGCCTGCTCCAGCTCCCGCTTGTAGGCGCGGTTGCGCGTACGCACGAGGTCCGCTCTCCCGCCGATGTCGGTGAGGTAGCCGCCGTCGCGGGGTGTCGTCCAGTCCTTGGGTGGGACCAGCATGGGCATCCACACGGGCAGGAACATCGAGGCGCTCTCGTGTGCCTTGGCGAGCCACTCGCGGATCGCTGCGGTGCCCTGCAGGATCGCGACGGTTTGGTTCTGGCGGGGTCTGGTCAGGATGATTTCGGCCAGTCCAGACGCCTCGATGAAGAGGTCGATCAGCTTCATGCCGACCAGAGCCTCTTCGTCCGGCGTGAACACGAACATTTCGGTTTCGGTCTTGGCGAGGGCGTGGTTCATCACTCCGGTCGAGTGATGCGCGGAGGTGGATTTCTTGAGCTGCTGCTGGATTACTCGATAGAGGCCTGCGTGGTTGTCCCGCAGCTTCTTGTAGTTCACGTCCTGTGCGATGGCAGAGCCGACAGAGCGCGCAACGGCGGTCAACTTGGCCTGCTCACCAGCCAGGGCGTTCACGCATACCACTGCAGTTAGGTAGGCGCAGCCCTCGGGGTCGAGATGCTCCAGCCACTTCACCGCCGTGTGTCTCCGGCCACCGCCGCCCTGTTTGGCCTTCTCGACAAACTCACGGATGGCTTGGCCGGTGGCCGCGACCGCCTGCATGACCAGCTTCTTGCCGGGGCCGGTGTCAGCCTCGTCGGAATTGGCGCGGGCCTTCTCGTAGCGGGCAATGCCGAGGGAGGTTGATTCGGACTCCAGCTGGAGCTGGCGGTCATGGAGCGTCTGGGCGGTAGATTGCATATTAGGAATGCGTCCCGAAGTTGAGATTGAATGGGCAAACGAAAAACGCCCCCGCCCGAAGGCGGAGGTATTGGCTGAACAGTTGAAACCGGCACGGCCGGAAATGTCACTTGAAGCGCATCTCCGGTAGGACTGGAAGAGAGCTATAAGTGGCTCCTCTATAGTGAGGTCGGATCATATCCCATATGTGGGATAACTGTCTTGGCGTAGAGGGGAGGAGTGCTTCCTCCCCACTTAGAGTTCGTTTGGTCTATAGCCCCGACTAATTGGCGCGTCACCTGTGACGCCACGGATGTCATCTTTACGTCACCCGCGGCGTCACAAATCCGAGAAAACGTTGTATGCTTACGGGCTAGGGCGGGATTGTGATTCCAGATGTCGGGGGTTCGAGTCCCCTCAGCCACCCCACTGATGACGAGCAATTGCAGGAATGTTTGACCCGATGTGTCACGGGGTGTTGCAACGAAGCAAAAATGCACATACAATGTGCGACCAGTTTCAGGGCCGTTAGCTCAGTTGGTAGAGCAGTTGACTCTTAATCAATAGGTCCAAGGTTCGAATCCTTGACGGCCCACCAATTAAAGCAGCCACTTAGCGCAAGCGAAGTGGCTGTTTTTCTTTGTGGCGGGAAAATTGCCGGGAAATTACGTCACTACACGGGAGGCAGTTGTTATGACGAGTGACTTTCGCATAGGTGAGCAGGAAGAGGGGTACAAGGAGCTCGTAGAGCATCAGAAGCTTTTTTCAGCTGCTTGCTCCGTTGCTCTCAACGGCAGTACCCGAACAAGAGCCACCGAATTAGAAGTCGAGAACCAGCAAGACTGGGATGACATTGGGCGGTCCGGCACAGGCGTTCAGGATGAGGATGGCCACGCTGTCGCTCTACTGGACCAACGTGACTCCCCACTCGTGAAGAGCAAAATTGCTCAGTGCTACGCGATTTACAAGTCGATGTGTGGTGAAGAGGGGCTTGATGCCTTACCCCTCGACAGCCTTTATCGCACTAAATGATGGTCAGTTAGGTTTGCGGTGAGGGGGTTGGACGAGCGGCACATCGTGGGCGTATCTGTTGGTCATTTGTTGCGTCGCGTGTCCGGCCGCCTCCTGCTTGTCTGCGCGGGTGCCTGCGGTATCGGTGATGCCACGATGCTTCAGTCCATGCAAGCTGAATCGCTGTTCAGCTGTGATGACCCTATCCCTGATGGCGAGCGAGATCATTCGTTGCCAAGCACTGTCGAGCGCTGACTTGCTTAAGGGGGTGCCCGACTGATTCACCAGAAGCCGGCGCTGCCCCGGTTTCATGTGCACAGGGCGCCCATGGGCGTTCATGGTTCGTTGCCGATAGGCCGCCAACCAGGCCCAGGCGTGGCGCAGGTCATCGTTCCAGGCAGTAACCGTGTCACGTGAGCCTTTGCGCCGACTGCTCCGTATGCCCTCAGCCTCCGCGTGCGCATCAGTTAGATCTGTGACCTCAATACCGCGCAGGCGCACGTTGTAGGCGAGCAACATCACCGCGTGGAGGTAGGGCGGTACGCTGCCACGTGTGTGGGCCTTGAGGCTGCCGCGTTCGCGCGCGAAGGTCAGCACGCTGGCGAATACATCGGATTCGGGCATGTTGTGCTCGCCGCGCTCCTTCGCTTGGCGGACACCCTTGGCAGGGTTGTGCTCGCATAGGCCCATACGAATGCCCCACCCGAAAGTGCGGCGCAGGTACCGCAACACATGGTTGGCTTTGCTCGGGCGCGGCTCGATTGCCGGCTGCAGTTTGGTTGCTGGCCGACCTCCCGCTAGGGTCTCGACCAGGCGCTGCATCGCCGGCACATTGATGCGCGCAATCTGCATCTTGCCGAGCAGCGAACCATCCTTGAGCACATATGCAGTCGCTATCTCCGCGCACCATCGGTAATCCCGTTGCGTGTCCCTGGACAGCTCTGCAAATTCCGTGGACGCCTCGAAGCGTTCCGCGAGGTAAGCCAATGTGCCTCGGACCTCATTGCCCGCGGCGGCTTCAGCAATGCTGTGGAGTTCAGAAAGCCGGATATCAGCGTGGGCGACCGTCCGCTTTCGCGGACGGCCCCCCTCCGGATGAGCTTCTAAGAGATACCAGCGATTGTCTTCCCAATAAATGCCCTTCGGGAGTGCTGCCTGGTCAATATGCGCCGGAATATCTGGGTTGAACTTCCGTTTTCTACCGCGTCCCATCAGATCAGCTCCATGGTATTTGTCGTATCTCCCTGAGCGCTATGCAGGCCAAGCGCAGCGTTGAGTGCGTCCACAGTTGTCCAAATGCCGCCGCGACCGTCGTATCTGTAGCGAATGCCTTGATCGCGTGCCCAACGCACTACCGTCGATGCGCGTGGGGCAGGACCGGCCGGCGCGCAGAGGCGACGCAGGTCCTCGAACGTGATGACCGGACTGCTCACGCGCCGTTCCCCTTGATCCACTGCCGCCTGTGCCGCCATTGCTCGCGCATTTCCTCCACGAGCAAGTCAGCAGCCGCATAGCCGCGCTGGGCGGCTATGCGGAGCCTCAGTTCTCGCACCCTGACCGCGTCCACGTAGCCCTGCCTTAGCCAGTGGCGCGCCTCGCAAGCCCTGCGAAACCCTTCCATGTTTGCGCCCTCGATCATCGTTGACGCGTGCCGGTGAAGCGCAGGCCGAGCTGCACGACGTTCTGTGCGCAGGGACGTGGCTGGCGAGGGGGGCGGATGCGATGAGCACGCCGCCATTCGGTCATGGCCAACTCGAAGCTGGGGTGCTTTTGTGTGCGCCCACACACACATTCGATAAAGTGCCCCCCGCCCGCCTCGGGGCGGCGGGCGTCGAGCATATGGCGAGCCAAGTGCCCGTTCGTGCAGGGTGGCAAAGGACTATCGTGGTTGACCTGACGTTGCGTCATGGCCCCTCCTGGCGCAATGCGCGCTCGGCATCCCGCAGATGCTGCACGGTGTCGGAGTCGATCCGGTCCAGCGCCTCGGCAATGGTGTGGTCCATCTCGGCCAGCCAGTCGTGGCGATTCAGCACCAGAGCGGCAGTGAGCGCCTCTCCGGTGGACAAGGGGCCAGGCTCTCCCAAGCGCGCTGCGGCGCGCGCAATCTCGATTGTGCGCTGCAGATTCATGGCCGCGTCCTCCACGCGGCGCCAAGCTGGGCACGTGCTTCCTCGACACGCATGAGGCGCAAGCCCCAGCGCACCGACCAGGTGCGGGCCTGCTGCTCGTTGCAGGTCAGGATCAGCTGCCCGGAAGACTCCAGGCGATCAGCCCGGAACGCGAACAACAGATCGTCCAGCTCGATGACCTCCTGCAGGCCGAACTTTTGACACAGAGCCTCGGCGTTGAGCGATTTACAGCTGCCCTGCGGGCCGAGAAGAATGACCGACTCAGCCATGAGCAGCCTCCCGCCTCATAGCCATGCGGGTGCGGCGACGCAGGCGCTGCGGCACCTGTCCAACAGCCAGGCCGGTCTGGGTGAGGCGCGGGCGGCGCGTCGACCACAGCTTGTAGACCAGCGCGCCACCGGCCGCCGGCGCCAGGATCATGACAAGGGCAAGCAACTCAACCATGGGCCACCTCTCGTGCGGCCTGCGTAACCGCAGCCGCAGCAGCTGCAGTCGGCCTGCGGGGCAACATGTTGGCCAGGTCAAAGGGGAAGTCCAGGCCGTCCATGAACTCGGCCAACTCCGTGCTGATGCGGTCTTCAGCCGTGGTCCACAGGCGGGGCCCGTCAATGAGCTTCCAGCCAGTACCAGTGCCGCGACGCGGCTCCCAGGACTGACGCACCTGGCGAAGCGGTCCCATGTTCAGGACGGCAGTGACCACGACCGCACCATGTGTGACGTGCATGGTGATGGTCGCTGAGCAGTCGCCCATGCTGCGATCATAGGAGACGACGGCCGGCGTGCTAGCCTCCGCGTTAGGTCCGGTGCCCAAAGCCCGCGAACGTGCTGCCGCGGCTGGACGTGTTCCAGTTTGCTGTTGCATATCGACTCCAAGGTTGCGTTGGTGGAGGGCCTTGGGGCGGTGTTCCAGCACCGCCCGCCGGCCCGCTGAAACGGGTTAGATCAGGTCGACGCCAGATGGCGGATTGCTGGGGTCAGGCTCGCGCATGCGCTGTGCGCCATTGAGGACATCCAGCAGCTCGTGGCGGATGTACTCGGCCACTGCTGCTGGTCCGTCGTGATTGATGCCTGCTTCGATCGCGATATCGTTGGTCAGCGCAGCAAGCAATGCGGCCGCGTGGTACGCGCGCCAGAGGCGGTATTGCTCTTCTTCGCTGATCGAGAAATCAGCGTCTTCCGGCAGCTGTGCGTGTGGGCGAGCGGCGTCCATCAAGCCACCTCCAATGCGGGCATGCGCTCGATCACCCATTCCTGCAGGGCGGTGGCCTCGGCTTCCGGCATAACCACGTGCAACGAGCCGATGACCAAGCCGTTGCCGTCGTCGATGGGGAACAACTCGCATGCGTCTTCAATTGCGCTGCAGGCGAACATGACCGGCGCGCGATCATGCAGGCCATCTGCGTACAGTTCGGCCAGCACGTCGGTATTCCGGATTTGCAGAAGCAGGTAAACGCCGGGGGCCACGCGCAGCGTCCTATGCATGTCGCGCCGGCTCACTGGCGCACCTCGGCCAGATCGACATTGATGCCGGAAATGGCGGCCTCAACGTCGGCCAAGGTCAGCGCCTCGGGCGCTTTGCCAGTGGCCTGCAGCTTCGCCTGCAGGGCGAGCCAGGCGGTGTGATTCCAGTCGAGGGTGTCGGCGATCAGGCCGAAGTAGTGGGCGATCTGACGCGCGGCATTTGCCGGCGCTTCTTGAGCGTCGTAGGACATGCAGGACTCCGTTTGTAATTTGGAGTCCGCCGCCCCGACGCCAATCGGGGTGGCGGACGGTGCGGGTTGGCGTACCGGACAAACGGAACCGGTGGGCCTCGCGGCCCCCACGCACCGCCCGCCATAGAACTGGCAGGCACGCGCCCGAGCGGAAGCCGGGCGAGAAAAAAGCGCCGGGCATCGTTCGATGGGCGCTGTTGCGCCGTTTGAAGTCGGGACGCCAATCCCGGCCGCCGATTTTGCGGCGACGCGGTAATAGTTGCTCCGCTGCCAGGTAGAAGTCAACGAAAATTTCTCAAAATTTCCCACGTGTGCGATTGCGCTCATTTGGCGAACACCCAGCACTTCACGGTGGTGCCGACGCCGGTCAGATCGTCCTTGAGAACGGCGCTGTTGACGGCTACGTTCGCGCCGATGAACTTGTGCCGACGGGAGTCACCGAGCAGCGCACGCAGCACCTTGAGGTCGGGCACCGACTGACTGAACTGCGCGGCCCGCGCAGCGAAGTGATTGAGATTGATCGCAATGCGCTGCCCGTCGCGGCTGTGGTTGACGACGGCTTTACCGTGGCCGGTGGCTTCAAGGTATTCGTAGACCTCCCAGAACTCGTTGACCATCGCGTGGTCGGCGCTGATCGCCTTCTGCCGTTCCAGGGCCATGTCCAACAACGCCAGCCGCGTCTGCTCGACCATATCGTCAGGGATGGTGATGACCAGGCGCAGGCAGTCGAACAGCGCCAGCATCTGCGCGTGGTTCTTGATGACTCGTTCAAGGCGCAGATCCTGCTGCGCGCGCAGCTTGGCCTCGAAGACCTTCACCCGCTCGGCGAACAGATCGAGGATGGCGCGCTCCTGGCGAATGGCACGCACGAGGAAGTGGCTGACTTCTTCGACCTGTAGCGCGTTGAGGTTGTCGGCCGCGATGCGGCTCTCGGTGGTGACCTGCGGGCGTTTGAAGTGCAGCTTCACGATGCGCGTGAGGATCGCTTCGCTGGCGTCCACCGCAGCGTTCTGGGTGATGACGATCGTGCCGCGAAATGGTGGCTCGTAGGTCTCGTTGCCGCCGTTGCGCACGCCGCGTGTTGCCAGCGTGCCGCCGCCGAAGAAGTCCTTCAGCTCATCCCACTCGAACGTCTTTGAATGCGCCTTGTCTGGCTCGCTGCGATCGGCTTCCAGCAGGACCACGGGCATGCCGGACACCTGGCCCATTGCGCGTGCGCGGCCAGCCTTGGATGACTTGGCCGGGTCGAAGCCCTCGTAGTCCGAGCGGCCCAGCAGCTTCCACAGGAACGTCAACAGGGTGGTCTTGCCGGCGCCGGCTTCACCGGTGGCTTCGAGGAATGGGAAGCTCTTGTGGCCGGTGCGGATCTGCTCGGCGAACAGTGAGCCAAACCAGAACGTCATGGCGACCATGCCGTGCGTGCCGAAGCACTGCCAGAGCCACGGTAGCCAATCAACGCGGAACGCCTCAGCGTCGCGCTGAATCTCCAAGCGGATGGACTTCTGCGTGGTCTTCAAGCGCAGCTTGTCGAACTCGAAGTAGTCCTCTTCGTTGGCCGTCACCAGCTCGCCGTCGCGCACGGCCATATCGCCGAGCAGGTAGGCGCGGTGTTCCTTGCTGTAGCCAACGAAGTCGATGGCGTCGACCGTCTTGATCGCCTCGGTCTGCTCTTCGATCAGGCGGTCCAGCTGGTGGCCGGTACCGGTGAACATGGCGCCGGCGGCCAGGGAGATCAGTCGCTTCTTGAACTCGGACGCGCTGGCGACATGACCACCGGTAAAGGTGCCTTTTACGCTGGGACCGTCGTGCGGAAAATCGACGCGGAAGTAGTACCAGCTTTCGTCGGTGACCTCTTGGCGCTGGAAATACAGGGCTTCCGGGTAGCAGTTGGCAATCTTCTGGACGGAGCACGCGGCGCGCTTGATCTTCTTCAAATCCTCGGCCGCAACCTCGTCGCCGTCGTCGGCATCGATGTCGCCCAGCTTCTCCTTGCGCAGCTTGTCGAAGCGCTGCGTATCGAAATCGAACCAGTACAGGCGGGAGCGGTAGTCCAGCCAGAAGTCGTTGCGGCCGTCGTGCTCGAACATGAGCAGGCCTTTGTCGACCGCCGAGCGAGCCAAAAGCAGGTCGCCCTGGTAGCGTGCTTCCCTGACGTCGTTGTCCCACTGCTTGGGATCATCGGACGCGATAGCGCGCAGATGCAGGTCGTTCCAGTCGGTTTTCTTGCCGTCGCGCTGGACGATCTGCGCGGCCCGCGAATCGAAGCCCAGCGCCGCTGCGCGCTTGATGTGCTTGTGCGTGTACGCACGGGCGCCCGGCTCGTTGTCCAGCGCCCATACGAGCGTTGGAAGATCGGCCATGCGCGCCTTGACCAGCTCGCGTAACGATTCTTCCGGAAACGCGTTGGAAGACATGGCCGACACCGCGCACATGCTGTGCTGCAGGAGCGCGATCGCATCAAAGATCCCCTCAACGATCCACACTTCGCGCGCCGTCTGCATGGCTGTCAGCGCGGCAGGCGCGGCCCACCACACGCCCGCATAGCTCTGGCCTGGCGCAAAGCGCGCCTTCTGCTTGCCGAAGCGATGCGGGCGATCGATCAGGCGCTCCCACCAGCCGCCCTTGACGAGCGCAAAGCGCACAGTCGCGGTACCGGCGCTGATTTTGCGGTCGTAGTGGCTTTCCTGGGTGTAGAGGCCTTTCAGCGGAGCGAGGTCAAAGCCACGGGAGAACTGCAGGTAGGCATCCGCCGCAGCATTGGGAGCCGCGGGCGTTGGTTGGAAGCGCTTGGACCAGTCGTCGAACAGATCGTCGTATAGATCCTTGACGTGCAGTTCGCGACCGCATTTGGACTGACGACCGCACTTCACCACCCACGGCTTGAGATGGTTGGTGTACAGCTCTTTCTTGCTGCACGAGGGGCATTTACCGCCGCGCATGTACTCGGTACCGCTCCGGTGCTTGAGTCCGTAATCCCGCTCTAGTCGAGACAGCACCTGTTGCCGCAGATCCTCTTGCATCGAACTTCCTTAGACGCCGAGCCAGCGCCGAGGCGCGTGCGGAGAGGGGGCGTTGTCGATCACGACATAAGCGCCGCCGGCACGGCGGTGCGCGTCAACGGCGGCAGCGAGCAGGCGTGCCTCTTCGTGCTTGGCGTGCGGCGCGATGCGCTGCGGTACATTGCTTGCCGCATCCACGAATCGCGGCTCCTGTGCGGTGAACCAGCTGTTGGCATGCCTCACGAGCCGACCTCGGTGTTTGTGTGTTCGAAGTCGAATAAAGCGATGGCGGCATCGGTCAGCACGACCAGGCGCTCATCGATGGCGTCAGAGGTGGCAAGTTCATCGCGCATGAGCGCGGCAACTACAACCGCGCCGAAGCGCTGATCTGTCTCAGGCGCGGCAGTGCGGCCGATGTAGCCGTGCTCGGTCTTCACCAATCCGTCGTGGATGCGCGCAACTTCGAGGCAAAGCTTCGCCGTGGGCGGCAGTGCCGCCCAATCAATGGTCTTTCGCATTCGGGTTACCTCAGAGGTGAGGGAAGAACGGCTCGCCGCCCATGGGGATCAAGTCCAGCTGGCGGTCGCCCAGCGACTCGCGGTAGGCCTGCAACGCTTGGGCGCGCTGATAGGCAGGTGTTGGTGGAAGTTCGCTGTGTGCGGTGGGTACGCCGCTGGGGCTGGCAATTCCCGTCAACTCCGAATGGCCCGTGTAGGTCGCGCCACACATCGGGTTTTCACAGACATACGAGTCGTGCCGCAGGAACTTATGTGCAAGGACGCTGGTGCGCTTGATGAGCCTTGCACTGCATGCCTCGCAGCGAAAAACGATCTTTTTCCGACCGAACATGCTCACCCCCTTGAGCTCTTGGCGGTTGGGATTTCTGTGGCACTATTGGGTGGTGCTTTGAGGCCCAGGGCGATTGCCGCCTTGTGGGACTCGCCGTATTTGCCTTGCGAACGGCCACGGAGCAGGTCATGCACGACCGACCGATCCACGCCGTTCTGCCTGGCGAATGCCGAGACCGTGATGCCATTTGCTTCAAGCCACTGTCGCGCCTGTTCCGGGCTGCGAGGCGTGAACTGCTGCATCTGACTCTTAGGGGGCATGTGGCGGTTCCGTCTACTTTTGGGAATTTTGTGGACTTAACTCAACATTGTCAAGTAAGGGAATGCCTGTATGACTGTAGGGAAACGCCTTAAGGAAGAGCGCAAGCGCCTCGGTCTTACGCAAGAGGAGATGGCCGTGCAACTCGGCCTCACGCGCTACGCGCAACTGAACTTCGAGAAAGACATCAACCTGCCCGGCGGAGCGTATCTGCTGGCCGCGCTAGACCGTGGTGTCGATGTCATGTACGTGCTGTCTGGACATCGGGCGCAGTTGGATCCCGCCGACAGGCTTCTGCTGTCTGCGTTCAAAGATGCGTCACCGGCTGCTCGCAACGCTGTGCTTGCTGCATTGGGTTTGTCGGCAGATGCGTCGTCTTCTAAGACCGGGAGCGGCCCGGCCGTGTCGTTCAACAACAGCGAAATTGGTTCTGTGATTTCGACCAGCGCACCGATCGACCAGAGATACATGCAAATCAACATGGGCGGCGGCAAAAAAAAGAAGTCGTGATCAAAGTCCAGATAGGACAACTGGTCCTCGCAAAAGAGTGCGTTATCGGCAATCGGGTCCTGACGTTGAGGAATGAACGTCACAAAGCAAAGCATCGACGCAAAAAACCGCCGGTGTTGGCCGGCGGTTTCTCAGGTCATCGCGCTTGGCTCCGTGCTAGCGATCACCGCTTTCCTAACGGTGTAAGTGCGTGCGCTGAATCCTGGTGAGACGCTATTGGTGCGTCGAGTCAGGGCTCAGGCAGGTTGTTTGGAACTTCTCCCTTGCCCCTGTCAAACTTGTAGGACTGCAATTGCCAATCACCCAGACCAGACGGAATGTCTTGGAGTCCCCAGACATAGATCCACGTTTCGTATCCCCCATTCGGATATGTCTGTGTGACTTCGAAGGTCTCTCCTGGCAGACCTGAGGCGGGGAGTGGAACTGGAGGTCCGCCTGGTCCTTGAGATGCCGTCGCCATCGACGAAGAACCCGCCGGTCCGGTTCGCTTGACCGTAACTACGCCGCCTTTAAGAAGCGGCTGATATTCGGGCGAGTGTTTGGTGATCCAGTCACGGATCGCACCAACTTCAGGTGCATTTGCACTGTAGACCTTTTGAGTGGTCAGCAGTGTTGTGACTTTGGCCTCCTTGGCATTGGCTGGGCCCACGCCAGCCGAAGCCAGCAGAGCCGTAGTCAGAGCCAAGCTTAGAACTCCTAATTTCATAAGTGCATCTCCTTGTGCAGCCCCTGTTGTTCCTGGATATCACAACGGTGTTCGCTGTCCAAGCAGATAGCGTAATTTCGCCAAAATTTATGAACTAGATTCCAGTTGCATAGAAGTCGAGAAGCCACCTGATCCATTCAATGTGTGCGTGACTCTGGCGATCAGCCAGCTTATTCCGCTGATTTCAGGCTTGAGGCCGTCTAGGAAAATTTTCTGTTCCGCAGATAGATCAGCGCGCCCCAATGCCAGCGTGTAATCGATCTTTGCCATTCCGCGTTTCACCCGCTCCAACTCTGCGTGTGCATGCTGGCGTGCCGTTGCTTCATCGGCATAGGACTCCCGCAGGCTCTTGGCGTTGTCGTCCGTGCCTACCAGCACCGATTGCCGCCGCGCCTTGCCCTTGTCCACCCAGTACGCACGTACGCCGGTGTAGGCATCGCGGTCGGCCACCGAGTAGCGGTGCTGGTCTCCATCGCGCCGCGTCAGGGTAGCAGTCGGCAGTGGTTTGCCAGTCGCCGTAGTGCCGGCGCCGATCGGCGCAAACACCAACGCGCCTGCCTTCACGGTTGCTACTGCATTGAAGCGCTGGCCCAAGCGGGTGAGCAGATTCATGTCGCTTTCGTTGGCTTGGTCAAGGTGCGGCAGTTTGATCTTCGCCAATGCCTCAGCCACGCGCGGCGTCAGGGCATGTTCCCCTGCCAACGTGTTGAGCACGGCGCCCAGTGTCGTGTCGTGCCAGCTGCGCTCTCGGCGTATGCGCATGTTGGCGGTGAGATCTGCACTGCGCGCGCGCACGGCGATGATGTCCGGCGCGCCGCTGTACTCCACTTCGTCGACGATGAAGGTGCCCTTGTCGACCAGGCCGGTGGCTTTCCAGCCCAAGGCGACGGCCAGGCGCACGCCGCGCTTGGGTAGTGCCATCTTGCCGTCGTGGTCATGGATGCGCAGATCCAGCTGATCGGCTTCACCGCCACGGCATTCGGTGAGAGTGAGATCGAGCAGGCGCGGCGCGATGCGCTCGGTAAGGTTGACGCCATCGAGCACCACACGCCACTGCGGGATCGGGTAGCTCATGCGGCGGTCGCCTCCGGCGTGGTGTCGTCTGCGCGGCGCAGGCTCAGTTGGAACTCGATCCGTCGCGGTGTGCCGTCCTCGAAGAATAGCGAGGCGGTCTCGTTGAGCGACAGCAGCAGATACGGCCCGTAGACCACGCCTGCGCCGTCGACCAGCGGTAGCGGCTCACCATCTGCAGCAAGTTCGCGCAGTGTGTCCAGGGACGCGCGGGTACCGGTGAGTTCGGGAGCAATCAGACCAGATAGGTCGATGCTGTCATCGCCTGGTCCGAGGAACTGGCTGGCCGGCCGCGCGCCTACGCGCTCGCTGGTGGCGTGGCGCCAACTCATCTGCCGCTGCAGCTGCAGGAATGCGGCGCTGTCCAGGGAAAACACGAACGTGCCGTAAGACATCATCATCGGGGCGGATCCTCAGTCGTCGCGTAGGCTGGAGCGGCGGGTGGCCATCGTTCGCCGTTCGCGGTCTTCGATCTGGCGGGCGACTTCGCGCGCCAGTGCGTTGGCGTCCATGCCAGGTGCGGCATGGACGTGGATGACGTAGCTGTTGCCGCCTGCAGGCGCGCTGGTCGCGCGCACAGGGGACGACAGCGGCGCCCGGCTGTCGATCGCCGCCACCGGCGCCGTAGCCGTCGCCAAGGCCAGTCCGGCCCCCACCGCCCGCATCCGGTTGCCGAGCGCCGTGACGGCCTGCACAGGCGCGCCCTGACCACGCTGCAGGCCGACAGTGAGGCCTTGCATGGTGAAGTCGCCCAGCTGGGCAAAAACGCGCGAGGGGCTGTGGATGCCCAGCAGGCCCTTGAAGCGATCGACTACACCGTTGCCGATGCTGGCGATCGCGTCGCCGGCGGCGCCGAGCTTGGAGCGGATGCCCTGAACCAGGCCGCTGATCATGTCCGCGCCGGCCTGCAGCATTCTGGCCGGCCAGTTAGCCAACTGCAGGTTGATGCCGGCCCACAGCTGCAGCAGTCCTTGGCGGATGCGATCGCCGTTGCCGGTGAACACGCCCACGATGAGCGACCACGTGCCCTGGACGGTTTGCCACACGCCGCCCAGGATCTGCTTGATCACTGGCAGCACGAACACAAACGCCTGCACCAGCCAGCCAATCGCCTTGACGGCCAGCTGCAGCTGGGTGACCAGCACCGCGCCCAGGATCTGCCCGAGGCCGCGACCGGCGTCAGTTGCACCGTGCAACTGCGCTGTGGTGGCCTCGAACGGCGTCAGCAGCTGCTTGACCCACGCCCAGGCCTGGCCCATCGCCGCCGCGACGGTGTCCCACACCGGCCCCAGTGGCGCGAGTGCGGCCTTCAGTTCGGCCAGCACCGGCGCGGCGACATCGACGATGCCTTGCCAGACGCCGATGGCGAACGCCTTGATCGGTCCCCAGTACTTCCACACCAGCAGCGCCACCGCAGCGACTGCCGCACCGATCGCCAGCACCGGCAGGCTGACGCCGCCGAGCAGCGGCAGCAGCAGGCGCGCACCGTTGGCGAGCATGGGCAGCACGCGGCCGCCGAACGAAAGCACCTGGCGAATCAGCACACCAAACCCGCCGCCGCCCGACAGCAGCGCGACGGCGCTGTGGATCTGCGAGAACGCCATCGCGGCCACACCGCCGGCCACCAGCAGTCCGCCCAGGATCGTCACCAATGCGGCGGCGCCGATCGCCACCCTGGCGATCGCACCCACCAGCACCGGATTGGCGCGGATCCACGTCGTGACCTGGCCGACCACGGTGGCGGTGCGTTCGGTCAGTTCCTTGAACTGCGGCAGCAGCGCCTGGCCGATCGACTGGGACACCACCACGGCGGTGTTCTTCAGCAGCTGCAGCGAGTTGGCCGAGGTGGCCACCCGCGATGCGTACTCGGCAGACATCGAGCCGCCGTATCGCTGAGCATCGGCGACCTTGGCGAAGTTGCCCTGCAGCAGCTCCAGATTGGTCAGCAGCGGCGCGATCGCACCGATCGACTCGCGGCCGAACAGCTGCGTCATGGTCGCGGCCTGCTCAGCCTTGGGCAGTGCGCGCAGCTTCCGCAGCACTGACATGATTGCCCCGCCGGCATCCTTCTGCATGACCTGGGCCATGGCCGTGGCCTTGATGCCCAGCTTGTCAAAGGCCTCGCGCTGGCTCTTGGTGGCCGACTCGCCCGATGCCAGGGTGAGCAGCATGTTCTTGATACCGGTGGCCGAGACTTCCGACTCGATGCCCATGCCGGCGACGGTGGCGCCCAGCGCGGCCAGTGGCCCGCTCTGCAGGCCGGCGACTTCGCCCAGGGCACCAATGCGGTTCACCACCGCGCTGATTTTGTTGACGCTGGCCGGTCCGGTGTTGCCGAGGTAGTTGATCTTGTCGGCCAACACGACGACCTCGTCCTGGCCCATCCGGAAAGCGGTGCGCCAGGTGGCCATGGTCTGGCCGGCTTCCTCGGCGCTGCTGTCGAAGGCCACGCCCATCTTGGCCGCGTCCTCGGCGAAGCGCACCAGCTCCTGACGCGGGATAGCGGCCTGGCCGGCAGCGGCGACGATCTTGGCAATCTCGGCCGGCAGCATCGGCAGGCGCATCGAGAGGTTCTCGACATCGCGTCCCATCTGCGCGAACTGCTGTGGCGTTTTGAAGTCCACGACCTTGCGCACATCGGCCATGGCCGACTCAAACTCCATGGCGTCGCTGATCGGCAGCACCGCGGCGCCAAGTGCGCGCTTGCCGGCAAACGCCATGCCGGCGCCGTACGCGCTGGCCTGCAGGCCGGCGCTTTGGATCCGGGCGCTACGACGCTGTGCAGCGTCGATCGCCACCAGGCGCTGCTGCTGGGCGCGCATCGCGGTGTTGGTGCTCTCGATCTCGCCGCGCAGGCGGCGCTCATGCGTGACCAGCTCGCGGGTGCTGATTCCGGCCGTTTCCAAACGACCACGCAGGCGCTGCAGGCCGGCCTCCTGCGCACCGTGCGCGGTCTTGAGTTCGCGTGCGGTGCGCACGGCGCGCTCGAACTCGGCATTCATGGCAGCGGTGGGCGTGCCGGTGGCCTTGATCTGCTGAGCAAGCGTGCGCACCGATTGCCGCTGCGCATCGAGCGCAACCTTGGCACGCTGTGCCATGGCCACCTGTTCGCGGTAGGCGCCGATGTCGCGGTGCTGGCTGTTGAGTTGGCGCAGCGCATCGCGCTGGTTGCGCAGTGCGGTGGCAACGCCACGGCTGCCACTGAGTACGCGTTTGAACGGGCCGGTGGCGCGATCGACGGCGGCCAGGATGACCTGCAGGCGCAGATTGTCGGAGGCCGCCATTTAGGCGGCCTCGTTCGTGGGGTGGGGCATCATTCGGCTCCGCTTCGCAGGCGGGCACGCTCGCGCCACGCCGTGAGTTCGTGCAGCGACCAGCCGTCCATTTCAGACGGCGGCCAGTGGAAGATGGCCGCGATGTCGGCCATCGCATCCTCTACGCAGTCGGGAAGTCCGCTTCCCTCTGCGCCTTCGGCAAGAAAAAAACCTGCACCTCCTGGCCTACCGCCAGCAGGTCGGCCGGATCCATCGCATTGACGTCGGCGGTGGTCAGGGTGGGCGAGGAAATGCGCGGCAGCAGTGTTGCCAGCGCGGTGACATCCAGCTGCAGCACGTCGGTCAGCTTGAGGCCGCGCAGCTCACCCGCACCAGGCTTGCGCACCTTGAGGTCGGTGATCGTCTGTTCGCCGCGCGTGATCGGCTGGTCGAGGGGAATGGCTGGGGAAAAGGTCGGGGTCATCGGTAGGTCTCAGGGCTGTGGCCTGGCGGCGCCAGGCCGAAAGGGTCAGGCGCCGATGGCGCGGCGTTGGGCGGCGAGCAGATCCACGCCGTTGACGATCTCGGTCATGTTGACCAGATCGATCTCGATGACGGTGGCGCCGTTGATGGTCAGCTTGTAGTAGCTGGCCGAGGTCTTGACCGAAAACTCGGTGTCATCACCGGACTTGCCGGTGCCCGGATCAATCTCCTTGTGGCGGCCGCGCACGACCACTTCCACCGCATCCACCTCGGCGTTGTCGTCGCGCTGGTAGGCGCCGGCAAAGCGCAGCTGCACGGCGTTGTGCGTGGTGGCGCCGTACTGATTGAGCACACCGCGCATCAGCCCGCCGCACTTCCATTCGAGCTCGATCTTCTCCTGTCCGAAGTCGATATCGACCGGGCCATTCATGCCGCCGCCGCGATATTCCTCCATCTTGCGGGACAGCGTGGGCAGCTTCACTTCGACCACTTGGCCGAGATAGCTCTCACCGTCGTTGAACAGGTTGAGCGCTTTGAGTTTCTTGGGCAACGCCATATGGTTCTCCGGGAATCAGATCGGGTGCGTTACGCGTTGACGCGTTCGGCGAAGTCGGCCAGGTAGCTGGTGGTGATCTTCTGGTACAGCTGCAGGTTCTCCAGCGGCGGCACCGGGGTGTAGTCGTAGTCGATGCGCAGCGCGCCATCGGCCAGCGTGGTGGCGCTGTTGACCGTGCCGTCGTACCAGGCGTTGGCGTCGATCAGATAGCCGGACGACTTCAGGTCGCGGAACTTGGCGTTGATCGTTTCCAGCAGGTCTTTGACCAGCGAGGGGTGCATCGGCTTGTCGACGTAGAACGCCACGCCCTCGGCGATGGTGTCCGCCAGGATCTGCGCGGTGCGGGTGGCCGTCTCGAACGCGAACATCGTGTCTTCCGCGCACGTGCGCGATCCCCAGAAGCGCTGGCCGTTGAACGTGACCAACGTGGTGATGTCGCCCTCATTGAGCACGCCCGCATCGGTCGCCGGATCCTGCAGATCCCAGTGCACGTCCTTGGAGATGCCGGTGACGCCCGCCACCGGCACGTTGGACAGACTCTTGTGCCAGCCCTGCTCAGTGTCGATCTTGGCGCGCAGGCCGAGCGCACGTGCGGTGGCATACGCCGCCTTCGTGGTGCTACTGGCGGTATCGAAGGCCAGGAAGTCCGGCCAGATCATCATCAGCTCGCGATCGCCGAACTGCCCACGGTAGGTAATGGCATCGGCCACGTTATCGGCGACAGGGCGCACATATGCCATGGCGCGCAGCTTCTTGGCGATGGTCGCCAGCGCCTTTGCCACCTCCAGTGTGTCCAGCCCCGGCGCGCCCAGGATGCGCGGGCGCACGCCAAGCTGTGCCTGTGCGGCGAGCAAGGCATACAGACCGGTGTAGCCGCTGGACTTGACCTCGCCAATAACGTTGCTGGTGGTCTTGGCCGCATCAGCGTCCTCGGCCACACGTACGACGATGGTGACCGGGTTGGTCTGGTCCGCGATGCCCTGCAGCGTGGCGCGCAAGGTGCCCTGGATGCCAGCGCTGGCGATCGCACCGAGCACATCGGTGATCAACACCGCCTTGTTCAGTGGGAAGACTTTCTCATCCGCGTCGGATGCCGTGGCGACCAGGCCGACGACAGCAGTGGAGACGGTGCGAATTGTGCGCGTGCCCGCGCTGACTTCGATAACGCGGACGCCGTGGTGGTAGGCAGTGGACATAGGTTCCTCGATCAGGACGAGCGGAAGCGGAGCGGGATGGTCATGCGCGAGCGCGCATTGGCGGGGGCAACGTCGGTGCGTTCGCCTTCGATGGTCAGTACGAAGCTGCCAGGCGCATCACCGAGCGCCAGGTCGACGTGGGTCAGGCGCAGGCGAGGTTCCCAGCGCATCAATGCGGTGGCGGTGGCGCCGTAGAGCAGCGTGCGGGTGGCGCCGTTGAACGGCTGATCGATCAGTTCGGGCAGCAGCGAGCCGAAGTCGCGGCGCTGCTCGCGCGTGCCGATGGGTGTGGTGAGGATGCAGACGATCGACTGCGCCAGATGCTGCTCGCCCTCGATCACGCGCCCGGTAGAGGCATCGACGCCGATCACTGCGGGCCACCACTGAGAGCGCTGCCGGCAGTCACGCCGGTGGTCTTGTGGTTCTTGAGGCTGATCCCACCGCCGAGTACGTCCGTGTCGACCTTGGCCGTGCCGGTGATGCCGGCGTCGCCGTTGATCTGCGTGTTGCCGTTGACCGTCAGCGGACCGTTGAGGGTGATGCCGCCATCGGCGGTGATCGTGGCGGTGCCGCCGCTGGGCAACGTGGCCTGCAGTGCGTGCGCGTCGGTGTCGTACTGCAGCTGCGCGCCATCGGCAAAGCGCAACACGTGCAGCGTGTCAGAGGCGGCAGGCGCTGCGAATTGGTCGGAATACAGCCCGCGTAGCACCAGGCCATCGGCCAGGTCGCCGGCCGGTGACAGTACGACCACCTGCTCGCCGATCGCCGGCGCCGACCAGATGATGGTGGTGCCGGCCAGTGTGACCACCCAGGGTAGGTAGTCGGTCAGCATGTCGCCGACCTGCACGCGGCATCGCGCGGTGGCTAGATTCACCTCGGCGACGGTGCCAAGGCGAATGGTGTTACTTAGCGCGGAGGATGCGGTGCCCATGCAGCCATGGTCAGCGGCTGCGTGCTGTGGCGCACTCGAATTGATGCGTAGAACGCGGACCTACACGGATCGCGGCCGGGTGTATCCCATCAAGCGAAGGCACGCGCCGCACTCTGCGATCCAGTATGCGGTGGACCAAGCGTCAGGCGAAGCCTACTGCTTCAGCGACGAGGGAAATGGCAGTGGTAGAAACATAGCCAGTGGCGTTGTTGCGGATCCGAATCGTCAGCTTGCCTTCTCCATAGCACTCGTTGCCAGACCCTGACAGCGCTGTGGACGTGATGCTGCAACTGTAATCGCCGGTCATCGCAGAGTAGTTCGCAGCCGTGTTGGAGGACGACCCATTGCGGTTGCCACGCAGCCAGGACACGGCAAAATCTAGCTGCACAGAATAGTTGCTCGCCGGTTGCCCGTTGGGTAGCCAAGTTCCGGAGATTGGCGAGCCGCCCACCGATTTTCCAGAGAGGCCAATCGCCCAGGTGCCATTGGCCCGAATCGAGAACGAAACGCTTGCCGTCTGGCTACCGCCTTCGGACGTGAGTGCCTGGCTGCTCGCGTAGTAGCGGACGCCGTTGTTGGAGAGTGAATAGACGGCGCTTCCCTTTCTCGCCCAACGGTTGCTGAGATCCGAACCGGCATTGTCGCGGTAGCCGACGTCCGGCGCTCTGCTGCCAAACGCCAAGGGCGCATACCGGCGGTGCAGATCGTTGCCATCGCTGGAGCGGTAGCCCGATACACCGCCAATATCGCCTTGCACGTAGAGGTCAAAGACATCGTCAAAGTCGAGTCCTGCACCTGAGCGGTAGCCCGTTGCCATGACTAGGCGGCCGCCGGTGGCTGGACCGCAGCTGCCTCGTTGTGGAGGCGGTCATAGACAGCTTTCAGATACACGACCACGCCGGCAGCGCTGACATTGGACAGATCTTGGCTGGTCACAGGATCGGAAAGGCCAGCAGCAAATGTGCGGGTCGCGATGGCATCTGAGGTGGTGGTAAGCGGCTCCCGGCCGTCCAGCATCTTGTTTACAGCACCATCGAGCAGCAGGAACTCCATCCCTTGGAAAACGACGTTTGCAACGCCGGTCAACGGGTCGTAGAAGAAATGGGACTCCACCGCGATGCGCTCAACGTCAACGCCTGGTGCGAGTGTGCGAATTCGAGAATTGGTCATGGGGCAGCCTATGGATCAGTGGATGGGTCGGAGGTCAGCGAGGTCAGCCTGCAGCCGCCGAACGGCGTTGGACAGTTGTTTGATGGCGTTGAATGCGACCGGCAGGAGCTGATCAATGTGGACCGATGGCACCAGTTCACCGGCAAAGCTCACGCCGTGCGCGTCCACTGTTTCGGGCATCAGTTCCAGCAGCTGCTCTGCATCGAAGAACAGGCGCACCCGTCCATCCGGGTTGTACTGTTCTTTGTAGCGCCCCAGCAGCGTGGTGACTTGTTCCACCTCGGCCAAGCCATAAGGCAACGCGCCAATGATGTTTTTGAGCTTGCGAGATGAGCCGAAGTCAAAGCCCCCGACGGCTGATAGTGCACCGGAGGTGGTCAACCCCATGCGCTGCTGCAACGCCCCGTTGTTGGTCGCCATGCCGATACGCAGATGACCGTTCTCGCTCCAAAAGCCGATGTTGTAACCACCATCGATCAGCCCAAAACCACCGCCGAAGCTGCCTGAGCTTAGGCACGCAAAGCTGTTGACGCCGTAGCCTGGTTGGCTTACGGTCGAGCGCAGTGATAGGGTGCCTGCCGTGTTCAGTACTGCTTCTGCGGTGGAATTGAAAGCGCCATTGGGACGAAGACAGATGCTCGCTCCACCCTCGGCTCCGAGGACGGTGAGGTTACTTTTGCTGATGAAATAGCCCGATGCGGAGCCTAAACTATCTGCTTGCACCGATCCCGCAAAGGAGCCTGCCCCCGAAACTGCGATTTGTGTGGTTTCGAGGTAGAGCGGGTTAGCGCCTGTTCGAATACGGCCCGCGACCCAAGCGTTATTATCCTTATTGACGAAATCTAAGACTGGCGTGCCGTTACCGTAGTCACGCATGAGCACGCGGCCGGCGCTTGAGACGATGGCGTCAAATGCACCCTGTGCGCCGCTGCTGATGTTGATTCCCAGACGCGTGACGGTGAGCTGTCCGGTCATCGTGTCCCCTGATCTGGTCACGTAGTTGGCGTGTGAGTGGTCCGCAGGTGTGAAGGTTTGCGGCTTGTTGCCGACTTGGTCCCACGATGGCCACGCAGTCGCTGTGTTAGGGACGCCAGTCAGATTCTCCCACGCGCGGTAGTAGGTGCCGTGCTGCCCGTCGAGCTTGTCGGCATCCAAATTGTTCCCGGCGCCTTCGTCCTTAAGGGCTGCGCCCTTCAGTTCGAGTGCGGTGCGCAGCAGCGCAGCGCTTGTCAGCCCGAGTAGTCCTCGAATGAACGCGGATGGAGCGCCGGCGCCCAGGCGAGCGTCCAAGATCTTCTTCAACAGCCATGCGGTAATGACGCGGATCTTGTCATTGCCTGCAGCAGCTTCTTCTTCAGTCGCTAGCTCGACGATCCCGGCCACGTCGGTCGTGGCGGCCGGGTCGGTGAAGTTAGTTGCGCCGAAGGCGATCTGCTTTACGTCGATGTCGACAAAGACCGCATCCAGGGCGAGCAGCAACATGGCGGCAGCAGCCTTGCCGAGTAAAAGCGTCGGCTGACTGTAGACAGCGAACAGCGTGCCGTTGGACAGATACAGGCCGAACCCGTAGCAGTCATACACGGCATCGGACTCATCACGAATGGACACATGAATCGTGTCGTCGGCAGTAACGGCCCCACCCACGGCCGCTACCCGTTTAATTTCGCCTGGCAGCGTGGTCAATGCGGCAGAAACGGTGAATGGCGCGTTTGTGATGCCAACATGGCTGATCAACACGGGGTTGGTGCCGGTGTTGGGATCATTGACCAGCGCGGCACGGCCGGCATTGGTGACTTGGAGTTTGAGACCGGGCATGTCGGGGTCCAGTTACTGGGCATCCATGAGCAACCGTCGATAGACGGCTGGACGCGCAACGGCGATCACGCCGATGCGGGCTTCTGCTTGGAATCCCTGAGTGAAGGTGAAGTGGGAACGGACAGGCTTGGTGCGCTCGACTTCGGCAATGACTTCATTGACGAAACGCGACGTCGCGGTCTGACCATCGGTGCCGGTCAGCGTGAGCGTGAGCTCGAAGGTATGCGGCGCGCCTGGCGGCTCGATCTGCCACCATTCGCGGATGGCCACCGCGCCGCCGAACGACTGGACGACCATGCGGACGCTGTTGGCGGTGCCTTTGCGGCGCTGAATTGCCATGGCGCTGCGCAAGCGCGAGCGTTTGACAGCGTCGCTCCAGTCTGCTTTCCAGTCATCGACCGAGAGCGTCCACGCCAGCCACGGCAGCTGGCCGGCCGGGCATGTGTCCGGATTCCACAGGTCTGGATACGGCAACGGAATCGCTTCCAGGCGCTCGGTGACAGCGGCCAGGGCGCGCTCCATCGGCGTGGCATTCGGCGGCAGCGGGGAGTTACTCATCGATGCCGGCGTGCACGATGTCGATCGCGGTGCAGTACGCAGCCTGCGTGCGGCTGATCCGAATGTCGGCTGCAGGCGAATCCAGCTCGACGCGCTGCACACCATCGGCGAACAGCTTGGCCTTGATGGCGGATTCCGGTACGTCGCGACCGATGCGATGTGCCTCATCCAGATACGCCTGCAGGCTGCGCAGCGCCTCGCGCATGACGACCGCCGAGTCGGGGCCGGCGTAGGTGTAGACGCGCCCACGAATGGCGTACGGGACGATCTGGGCGCTCTGGACCGTGACACTGTCGGTCAGCGGGCGCACGTCGTCGTTGGTGAGGATCGCCGCGACCTGGTCCAGCAATGGCTGGGGTGCCGTGCCGTCGCCAGTGCGCGACTGGACAGTGACCAGCACTTGCCCGGGTGCGGGGCTGGTGGCACTGGCGTCCATGACATCGGCCGCTGCGCTGAGCGCGTGGTAGATGTAGGCGCCCTCGGGGCCAGCGACGCTGAAGCCCTCTGGTGCCAGTTGGATCCGGCGGCGGAAGTCCACGTCCGACTCGTAGGTCGGTGCAACGCCGGTCTCCGGTTGCCCCGGATTAAGCACCAGACGCGCCACTCCGAACAGCGCGCCGAGGTGATCGAGGTTGGTGCCGGTGGCGAAGGCCAGCATCGTCTGCTGGGCCTTGTCGTTGGCGCGTTGGCGCAACAGCAGCTCACGAGCTGCGAACAGTTGCAGGATCTTGTAGACCGGATCGGCTTCGGTGAGCGCGGAGAACTCCGGCATCAGCCTGCGGAATTGCGCAAGCGCATCGGAAAAAATCGTCTCGAAGTCCAGCGCCTCGATCAGGTCTGGAGCTTGAAGTTTCGATAGATCGACGGCGGTGAAGGAGGCCATGTGGCGAGCAGATAAGAGGACGCGTCTAGCGTCCCTTCGCGATGGCCGCAAGCCAACGGACTCGCCACGTAGGACGCGCGCTTACCGGCTCAAATGCTCGATGAGCATGGCGCGGATCTGCTCATGGTCGTTGGCAGTTATTCCCAGTAGCACTCGTTTCTCGTAACGTGCCCTTGGGCCACCAGGCCGCACTTGCTCAGTCAGTCCCTCTTGATGCACGCGCGCAATCCGCGACACGCGGCCCACAAATCCAACGCTTGCAGCATTGGGGCTGGCGCTGACCTTGAAGTACTTGGCCTGCCGCAGCTTGGCAAACATCTTGGCGCGTTTGACCCGGCCGGACTTCTGTCGCAGCTGCTGCTTGCGCGGGGCGTACGGCGAACCGTCAGGCGCCTGCTGTTTACTGATGCGCTGGCTTTGCGAGCGCCGCAGTTCCGTTCCGATCTTGCGTGCCAGCGTGCGGCGTTCGCCAGGCTGCAGGCGCGCCAGCAAGGGCGCGGCCCAGTTCTCCAGCGCGGTCAGCTCATCCATGTCGGATCGATCACCGGCTCGGGCGCATGGGTCATGTCATAGCCGCCGCCATCCTTTGCCGTCACCACGACGCGTTCGGTCAGCGGCAACTTGATCGACAGATCCACCGCGTCGTTGGCGAGGATGTCGGCCTCGAAGGCGATGTCGCCGCGTCGTGTGGGATTGGATAGCAGCTCGGATTGATTGACCTGCACCCATTCCAGCAGCGGCAGCATCACGCTGTCGGGATGGCCGGCGTAGTCGGTCAAGATCAGGTTGAGCGTGTATTGGTACTCGAACGACAGCCCTGGCTGGAACGTGCTGACCAGGCTGCCTGCATCGATAAACACCAGCAGCCGATCGGCATCGCGTGCCAGATCCGGCAATGCCGCGACCAGATGGGCACGCAGGCTCGCTGGCTTGATCATGGCGCCGGCTCCGGTGCGTGCAGGTCGATCCAGTCCTGCAGCGCGCTCAGTTGCGTGGCGGTGGCGTGACAGCTGGTGTAGTTGTCGGCGACGGTACCGGCAATGCCAGAGAGCGTAATGCCGGCGGCCGGCGCATCAGGATTTCCGGTGGCCGGCCCGGCAGGGTTGCCCGTGGCGGCGGCGTCATGCAGCCGGACAAAGCCAGCAGGGATAGCGCAAGCAGCGTCAGCTTTCTGGGTGACATAGATCGGGATCTCGCGGGTGATGGTGGCGCCGGCTTCGCGCACGATCTGCACGCGGTCGACGTACTGCGTCACGACGGTGGTGGAACCTCTAGCGCTGTCGCGTTCCGCTTCGGCCTGGCGCTTGGCCTGCAGCGCTGCATCGCGGTCTTGCAGCGCTGCGCTGACGCGTTGCTCCTGCCACACGCAGCTGCCGACGAGCACTGCAATCAGCGCCAGCAAGATGATCAGGCGCGTGACCATCAGGGCACGCCCAGGATCTGCAGGGCGCGCTGCGTGCGCATGACGCGATCGCTATGGCCTTCGGGCAAGCGCTTGGCGCGCACGTTGCCCAAGTTGATCTTGCGGCCCAGGCCCAGCACGTCGCCGGCATCGGCCAGCACGTTAAGGCCGTTGTCGTGCCAGTACGCCGCCGCACCCAGGGCGCTCGGCTCTATCTGCAGCAGCAGGTCGGGCTGTTCTTCCACCGGCAACCCGATCAGCACACCGATGCGGCGGTAGTTGCCCCGGAACGTGTGCTGCATCGGGCCACGGCCCCGGAAGAGGTGGCCATCGCCGCTGGCTTCGTTGCCATTGCCCAGACGGTCGGCGTAGACGAAGTTGGCCAGGCCGACCGGGTTGCGCAGGAACTTGGGCGCCTGGGCCGGTGTGATGCGTGTGCCGAACACTTCCAGCAGCCGTGCGCTGGTGGTGTAGGTCAGCCCTTCTTCCATGCGCGACAGGCTCAGGCTTTCGTGGCCGACCTGGCCGAGCCAGTGCGCGGCGCGGCGCTTGGTGGTGATGCCGAAGCGGTTGGCGGCGGCAAGCAGCGGGCTGTGCCAGCGCTGGGCGCGTTGCGGCGAGCACTGCATGATCGAGGCGAGCTGGGTATCGGTGAACATCAATCGACCTTCAGGATGCGCGCCACATTGCCCTGGGCGCGGTAGGTGAGCACCGCCAGCACGATCAGCGTGCCCAGGTGCCAAAGACTGACTTGCGAGCCGGCGCCGGCCAGCAGGATGTGCAGTGCCTGGCCGCCGGTGCTGGCGATCAGCAACCACGCGCACCAGCCCGCGCCGCGTCGATGGCGCGCATCGACCGGGCGGTGATAGGTAAGCAGGCGGACGCAGATGGCCAGCGAGGCCATCAACGTCAGGACGGTGACCAGGCTATGCACTGGGCGGACCTCCACGACGTAGGAAGGAAAAGTCAAAGGACTTGCTCTTTTCGATCAGGCCCAGCGTCACCGTGATGGCGCACGCCGCGCTGGCGAAGGCGGCCACGCCACTGGACTTGATGGGCAACCAGCGCAGGATCTCCGGCGCCAGCTGGTAACCGGCGATCACGCTCACCGGGAAATAGATCAGCCGAGCCAGCAGCGGTTGCTTGGCGGCAGACACGACAAACAGCGCGCCGCCAGCAAACGCGCCGATCAGCGCATCGCCGTCGATGCCAGGCAGCACGGAGGCAAGGCCCACACCGGTGGCGATCAAAAAGCCGCTCGATACGGAGGTGGGTTCGGTCATCAGATCAGTCCCATAGCTGCACAAGCGGCGTCATCGCCGCTGTGGTGGTGGTTACCTCGGGCAACTCCACTGGCGTGCCATGCGGCAGCACGGCGCCCAGTTCGGCCAGGCCGGGATTGAGGAGATAGGTGCGCTCGACCAGGCCGGTCGTGCTGCCCAGGTGGCGCCAGCACAGTAGGTCGACGGTGTCGCCTTGCATGGCGTGCACGCGCATCAGATGAGCTCCACCGTGCTGCGCGGCAGGTTCTGCAGATCGCGCACGGCCCAGCGTTGGTCGCGGCGTAGCTCGGTGATGCTCGGTGACAGGTCGTCAGCGCGCTGGTTCGCGCTGTCAGTGGCGTCAAAGCTGCGGTAACGCTCTGCCACCTCGACAGCGGTGGCACACGCAACGGCGCGCAAATACAGCTGCACGCGGCGCGAGATGCCGTCGACGGTGGTGCTGGGTACATCGGCCAACGCAGCCCAGCCAGCGGCCTGCTGCGTCTGCGCCCAGGTCTGGAGTTCATCGTTGACCGCCAACATGGCAGCGACGATGGCCTGGCGCAGACGTGCATCGGTAACGGTGCCATCCAGGCGCATGCTCGCCCGCACATCGGCCGGTGCGATCGCCGGCCAGAACGGCGCATTGGCGATCGCATCAGGCGTGGCGCTGGTGGTACCGGTGGCAGTGAATCCGCTCATGGATGGCTCGGAAAAGATCGCCGGTGGTCGGGGCGTCACCGCAGCGATGAAGTGCTGTGGATCAGCCCCGAGCCGGCGAGGGTTGCGGGGACGCTCGGTTATGCGCTGGTGCCCGCAGGCTCAGCGCTGAACTTCTTCAAGAGGCGCTCGGCGCGCTCCAGATCCTTCTTGCCGCCGCAGCTGCCGTGCAGTGCGATGGCGCGCTGCAGGTCGGCCACAGCGGCAGCGGCGATCGGCTGCGCCTGGTCGGCGGGCGTCTCGTCGGTGATGCCCGTCAGCGATGCGCGAGCCACCGCCAGGTGCAGCTTGGCGCGCACCTCGTCGGGCATGTCCTGCTCGGCGGTCAGCGTGGCGGTGTCGGCCAGCACGGCCGCATCGAACGGCTGGCCGGTCTTCTGCGCCGACAACGCCGCCTCGGCCACTTCCTCGGCCAGCACGCAGCCCACCGTGCGCGAGAAGCGGTCGGGCATCTGCAGGTTGTGCTTGAGCACGTAGGCGCCCAGCTCCAGCGCGCCGGCATAGTCGCCGGCATCAATGCGCCAGACCATGCATGTCATGACGATCTCGTCCTGCGCGCCCTGGCCGCCGGCCAGCACGCCGGCCAGATACGGCACGTAGGCCGGCAGCAGCTGCACCTTGAGCGCAGCTTTGCCCTGGGTGGACTGGATCTGCTTCAAGCGAAGGCGATCGCTCTGCAGCTGCGCCATGTGTTGCTCGTAGGCGGTGGCACCGGCCATCAACTGGTGCGGGGCGCGCTGCGCCGCTTCCAGCTCGGCCAGCACGCGGCTGTGGTGACGCTTGGCGGGACTGTCGGCCACGGCTTAGGCCTCGATCTCGATGTGCTCGACCACGCAGCCCAGGCCGTAGTCTTCGACCACGTAGGCATCGTTGGAGGACTCGTAGTTCTCGATGCGGTCGCGGGCGGGCACTTCCTGGATGTAACGGCGACGGCCGCCGGTCTGGTAGTAGATCGACAGGTTCGCCAGCGAAGTGACCATCAACGCGCCGTCCGGCAGGTACGGCACCTCGGCCACCTGCAGGCCGCCGACCCGGCGCTGGCTCAAGATCAGATCGGTGGCGATCTTCTCGCTGGCCGGCTGGTCCTTGTTGATCATCGGGAAATACTTGTCGTGCATCAGGTCGCGGCCCAGCACCACCACCAGGCTCGGATCCTTGCGGTGCCACGGGTCGAGCAAGTTGCTCACCACGTCGAACACCAGTGCGTCGAGGTTGCCGTAGTCGGCGCCGGCAGCGGCGCCGCCGATGACCACCTTGCCTGCAGCCTTTCCGCTCGCCAGCACGCGCTGGGCGGCATTGGTGCGGTACTGCTGCATCCATCCGATGTTGACGTCTTCCAGCAGCGGGAACGTGGCGCGGTCGGTGTCGGCAGCGGCGTGCGTGCCGTTGAAGCCGATCTGCAGACGGTCCAGCGCCTGACGCTTGACGATGGCGTCGCGCAGGCGCGCTTGGAAGTCCGGGAACTTGGCCCAGGTATCGAGCAGCGCATACGGGATCGCGGTGTCGAAGTCGGTCTTCTTGGCGACGTACTCGTTCTTGTCGAGCGCGGCCACGTTGCGCGGAGTGCGGGTCTTGCCAGCGCCGGTGTCGGTGCGGCTGGCGATGCTGCCGGTGACGCCGATGCCCACCTTCTGGCCGGACAATTCGTCCACCGGGATGATGTTGATCTTGGACAGGAACTCGCTCGATTCCTGCATGCGCGTTTCCAGCTTCTGCTGCACGGTCGGATCGACAGCGAACGAGTGGAATGCGGAGGTGATGCCGTTGAGCTTTGCGATCTGCTCGGCGAACTGATTGAACTGAAGGCGGGTGGCGTTTTGCATGTTGGCTCCGAAGGGTGTGGCGCTGCGGCGTTTTTTGTGGTGGGGGATCAGCAGTCGGTCAGCACGGCCGCGCCGCTGCCGGTGACCACCGGGCGTGCGGGCTGTGCCGGATCGGGCTGCTGCGATAGCGACTCGCGCAGCTGCGCCAGGTCGTTTGCCAGCTGTTCGTGCTTGGTCTTCTGCTCGGCGTGCTCGGCCTGCAGGCGGTTGAAGCGTTCGTCCTGGCCGCGCACGTGCTCGGCGATCTCTTCGACGCCCTGGCCGAGATCGGCGAACTGCTCGGCGGTGATGCTGGTGGCGTCCTCGCTCTTGAGCGCGGTGCGGATCCGGCTAAGCAAATTGGCGACCGGACCTTCGCTGACTTCGCTGAATTCCAGCGCGGTTTCCTCGGCGACGGTGAACAGGTTGCCCGGTGACTGCTTGCGATCGGCCAGCGGATTGGCGTCGGGGTTCTGGCTGGCGAAGCTGAGCATGGAGGTGCCCAGGCTGGCTGGGGAATCGGTGACCGCCAGGCCGACCAGATACGCCTTGCCGGTGTTGGCGAACTTCTCCTGCACCTCGATGCTGGTGTAGAGCTTCTGCTTGGACTTGTTGATGGTGATCAGATCGGCAGTCGGCTCGATCTGTGCGAACAGCGCCAGGCGCTTGGTGCCGTCGATCTCGACCTCTTCGGCTTTGACGGCGGTGACATCGCCATACGCACGGAACGGCGAGTCCGGCAGCAGGCTGCGCATGTGTTCGATCCAGATGCGCGCACCGTAGGTCTCGCGGTTGTAGGTGGCGGCCATGTCGTCGATCCAACTGCGCTGAATCGTGCGGCCATCGGTGGTGGCGCCTTCGACGGCCACGCGAAACCAGTTGGAACGGAACTTCTTGGTCTTGCCCGACATGGATGTCCTCTGCGCTGGATGCGTTTGCGATGACCCATGGTCAAACGCGACGCATAGCGCAGCAACGAAATCACCGTGTAAACATGGTGATTACGCGTCGCTCAACTGTCGGGATTAAGAGGTGTGCCGCACCCTGGTCGGCATGCAAAGCGTTGCCACCCAGCTTCCGATGGACACCCGCAGACAGGCCAAGTTCCTGTACTGGATGGGATGGCGCGTGACCGAAATTGCGCAAGCCATCGGCGAGAACGAGAAGACTGTACACAGCTGGAAGTCGCGTGACGAGTGGGATCGCGCAGATAACGTTGAGCGCATCGGTGGTGCACTGGAAGCGCGCCTTGTCGTGTTGATCATGAAGCCGGAAAAATCCGGTGGCGACTTCAAGGAAATTGATCTGCTGCATCGGCAGTTGGAGCGCCAGGCGCGCATCCAGCGCTACCAAGGTGGCGGCAACGAGGCCGATCTGAACCCGGCTGTGGCCAATCGCAACGCCGCGCCGAAGAAGAAGCCCAAGCGCAACGACTTCAGCGAGGAACAGATCGAGCAGCTGACCACGGCATTCGTCGACGGCTGTTTCGACTATCAGCGCGATTGGTACCGGGCCGGCAGCGAGCGCACCCGCATCATCCTCAAGTCGCGCCAGATCGGTGCCACGTACTACTTTGCACGCGAAGCATTGATCGATGCGCTCACAACAGGGCGCAATCAGATCTTCCTCAGCGCCTCCAAGGCGCAAGCGCATCTGTTCCGTGGATACATGCAGCAATTCGTGCGCGAGACGATCGACGAGACGCTCTCCGGTGGCGACAGCATCGTGTTTCCCAACGGCGCCGAGCTGTTCTTCCTGGGTACAAATGCGCGCACAGCCCAGGGTTACCACGGCAATTTCTACTTCGACGAGTTCTTCTGGACCTACGGGTTCAACGAATTGAACAAGGTCGCCAGCGGCATGGCGATGCACAAAAAGTGGCGCAAGACCTACTTCAGCACACCGTCCAGCATGGCGCACGAGGCCTACACGTTCTGGACCGGCGAGCGCCGCAACAAGGGTAAGCCGGCCGCACAGCGCATCCAGATCGATGTCTCGCATGATGCGTTGGCCGGCGGGCGCCGCTGCCAGGACCGCGCCTGGCGGCAGATCGTCAATATCCTCGACGCCCAGCGCCGTGGCTGCGACCTGTTCGATATCGAGGAACTGCGCGAGGAATACAGCCCGGACGCCTTCGCCAACCTGTTGATGTGCGAGTTCGTCGACGACGGCGCCAGCATCTTTCCGCTGGCGATGCTGCAGCCGTGCATGGTCGACAGCTGGGTGGAGTGGGGCGACGACTACAAACCATTTGCCCTGCGTCCCTTCGGCGATCGCGCGGTGTGGATCGGCTACGACCCGGCTGACACCGGCGACACCGCCGGCCTTGTAGTGCTGGCTCCACCGTCCATCCCCGGCGGCAAGTTCCGCATCCTAGAACGGCATCAGTTCCGTGGCATGGACTTCGCGGCACAGGCCAAATTTATTCATGGCGTCACGCAACGGTACTGGGTGACCTATATCGGCATCGACACCACCGGCATGGGTAGCGGTGTGGCACAGCTGGTGAAGCAGTTCTTCCCGAATCTAGTCACCTTCAGCTACTCGCCCGAGGTCAAAACGCGCTTGGTACTCAAGGCGTTCGACGTGATCCACAACGGCCGCCTGGAGTTCGACGCCGGCTGGATCGACATGGCGCAATCGTTGATGGCCATCCGCAAGACCATGACGGCCAGCGGCCGCCAGTCCACCTTCACCGCTGGCCGCTCGGAAGAGACCGGCCACGCTGACCTGGCGTGGGCACTGTTCCACGCGCTGCAGAACGAACCGCTGGAAGGGCGCACCGCGCGCAACTCCGGCTTCATGGAGATCTCTTGATGTTGACCGACCAGCTGCCCGCCGCCGTGCCCGCAGCGCCCGCGCGTGCCGAGGCCTTTACCTTTGGCGACCCGACACCGGTGCTCGATGGGCGCGGCGTGCTGGACTATCTGGAGTGCTGGCAGAACGGGCGCTGGTATGAGCCGCCGGTGGTGCTGGATGGCCTATCCAAGACCACCCGCAGCAATCCGTTCCTGCAGTCCGGGTTGATCTTCAAGCGCAACATGCTGGCGCGAACCTTCAAGCCGCATCGGCTGCTGACACGCGAGGCCTTCGAGCAGCTGTCGCTGGACTGGATCACGCTGGGCAATGGCTACCTCGAGCGCCGTCGCAACCGTATGGGTGGCTCGCTGTCGCTGGCCGCGCCGCTGTCCAAGTACATGCGGCGCGGCATCACCGAGGGTGAGTATTTCCAGGTTCGCACCTGGCACGACGAGCACGTGTTCGAGCCAGGCAGCGTGTTCCAGCTGCGCGAAGCCGATGTCGATCAGGAGCTCTACGGCCTGCCCGAATGGATGCCGGCAATGCAGTCCGCGCTGCTCAATGAGTCGGCCACGTTGTTCCGGCGCAAGTACTACAACAACGGCTCGCATGCCGGCTTCATCCTCTATCTGACCGATCCCCAGCAAAGCCAGGAGGACGTCGACGCGCTGCGCGCCGCCATGAAGGGCGCAAAGGGGCCAGGCAACTTCCGCAACCTGTTCCTGTACTCGCCAGGCGGCAACAAGGACGGCTTGAAGCTGATCCCGGTCAGCGAAGTGGCGGCCAAGGACGAGTTCAGCGGCATCAAGGGCATCACCCGCGACGACATGCTGGCCGCGCTGCGGATCCCGCCGCAGCTCATGGGCATCGTGCCGCAGAACGCCGGCGGCTTCGGGTCGATCCGCGAGGCCGCCGCTGTGTGGGCCGCCAACGAGCTGGAGCCGCTGCAGGCGCGCATGTTGAAGATCAACGACTGGGTGGGCGATGAGGTGATCGCCTTCGCCCCCTACGCGCCGCCAGCGGCCGCGTAATCCTTTCCTACCGCAAGACCACGCAATGCTCAAGAACCTCCGTTGTGGCGAATGTGCCCGCCTGCTATGCAAGGCCGGCGCCTTTGACGAAATCCAAATCAAGTGCCCGCGCTGCGGCACGCTCAATCACCTGAAGGCCGAGAGCCTCACCTCCGATCGCCGCGAGCGAATCCAAGAAGGTTCTCACGATGAAAAACCAGCTCCTGCAGGGCGACGCCCTGACCATCCTGCCCACGCTCGAAGCGAATGCGTTCGACGCGCTGATCACTGACCCGCCGTATGCCAGCGGCGGCCTTACCGCCGCTGCCCGTGCGCGGCCGCCGTCAACCAAGTACTGCAGGGATGGGGGGCACGCCGACTTCGTTGGCGATGAACGCGACCAGCGTTCGCACCTGAAGTGGATGCATCTGTGGTTGTCCGAGTGCGCACGCGTGCTCAAGGACGGCGCGCCGGTACTGCTGTTCACCGACTGGCGCCAGCTACCGCTGACCACTGACGCTCTTCAGATCGCCGGCTTCACTTGGCGCGGCATCACCGTGTGGGACAAGACCGAAGGCGTGCGGCCGCAGTTGGGACGCTTCCGCAACCAGGCCGAATATATCGTCTGGGGCAGCAAGGGCAACATGCCGCTGGACCGCCGCGCGCCAGTACTCCCTGGTGTCATCCGTGAGCCTGTGCGCAAGGCTGACAAGCATTACCTGACCGGCAAGCCCACTGAATTGATGCGGCAGCTGGTGCGGATATGCGAGTCAGGCGGGCGGGTGCTCGATCCGTTTGCAGGGAGCGGGACAACCTTGGTTGCGGCGGAACTTGAGGGTTATTGCTGGACTGGGGTGGAAAAAACCGAGCACTATGCAAAAGTTGCCAGTGGCCGAATCTCCGAAATTTAAAATAGACTTGGCCGTCTTCTTGGACGGCTAAGCTTTACTCGAAGAGCAATGGCTGTCGGAATTCTAAGCGCCTGTGGTGCATAGGAACTCATTAATGCTTAGCCATTATTTCTAAAGCTGCCTCACTGCTCGTTTATTAGGCTTGGCCTGCAGAGTAATTTACTTTAACTATCAGCGTCGGCGGCACATACTGATAGCGGCCGGCGCTGTGGGTGCGAATCCATATTGTGCATAAAGCAGATGGCTAGAGCCTCTAGCGAGTAGGCTGACTTCGGCGGTTGGCAGCAGATTGTGCTCCATCCAATGGTTTAGCCGCCGCATTACCTCTTTGCCCATGCCTTGCCGCTGCAGTCTTGGATGTACGGCGATGTCACATAGCTGAAGGTGACAACCACTATCGCCAATGATCCGCCCCATGGCGACAAGTTCGCCGCACTGATAGCCGGACACGCCAAAGACTGTATTTGGTAGCGATGCCTCGGCCGTCTCTTTTGCTTTTGGACTCATCCCCGCAAGCAGCCTCAATTGGCAATAGTCATCGACCATGGGAGGAGCGTTGTTATAACGCACCGGGATTGAATCACTCATGGGACACCTCAAATTGCGCTCGTCGACTGGAGGAAATTATGCGGCGCCGATGAGACGTCCGTGAACTGTGAAAACTTGATTGATTCGCAAATAAAATCTCTGCTTCGCTTTTAGCGCTTTGTTTTTTTACGGCTGTACACGGATTCTTGGGCCGCGCAGTGGCATAGGCGAAAGTACGCGTTGAATTAGGTAACAACAATTGTTCAAATCGAATTTATTGTTTATCACGCATGATTCCCTTGGTTGTACATAAACTAGGAAAAGATGCTAGTAGGTGAATAGATGTGTTTGTACATAAATCGAATCTTAAGCACCTACAGCTCGCATCGTGAGCGCTCAGCGCTGGGGTGCGCATAGGCAAAATCACACACTGCGCTAGCGCGCAGTCGAAACGGGGGAACGGCTCAGGTGGTGCAATGCCCGGCGGCGGCAGCTGTCGCTAACCCCCGACGCGCTGCAGAGCGCTGGCTTCACTGGCGCGGCATCACCGACTGGGACAAGACCGAAGGAGTGCGGCCGCAACCGGGCCGCTTCCGCAACCAGGCCGAATACATCGTCTGGGGCAGCAAGGGAAATATGCCGCTGGACCGCCGCACGCCGGTGCTGCCTGGTGTCATCCGTGAGCCTGTGCGCAAGGCTGACAAGCATCACCTGACCGGGAAGCCGACAGAGTTGATGCGGCAGCTGGTGCGGATCTGTGAGTCAGGCGGACGCGTGCTATACCCGTTTGCCGGAAGTGGAACGACTCTGGTGGCCACGCAGGTGGAGGGCTACAGCTTTACAGGTGTGGAGATGACTTCACATTACTCTGATGTTGCAAGGGTGCGGCCCGATAACTGAAAGGCCGGTGTTTGCTGTTCAACTACATAGCAAAGCGCCACACGGAGGCGGCGCTTTGCTGAGTGAAGAGCTAAACCGGGTACCACACGGAATGCTGATGACAGAGGCCAGCAACCTGAGCGCCGACCCGTTCGCCCTCATCCAGAGTGGACCGCAGCGGTACGCCTCACCCGTCGGTCGGCGCCAGTTCCCACCCAGCGTTCTCACCGCCGGAGGAAAGAGGATTGTCTTCGCCTGCAGCGGTTGGCAGGTCGGCCGGAGCGAGGGAGTAGCTATACAGTTCGTGCAGCACCTGTTGCATCGGCGTGTAATAGACGATAGATCTGCCGTTAGGCTCGCCGGAGGAGACGATCCCGATCAGATGCTTGTCGTAGGTAACGACTGGACCGCCGGAGTCGCCGTTGTCGATGCTATTGAGCTCGGACGCGTGGGCGGAGCTGATGTGCTCATAACTTGGCCTCCAAATCCCCGTCGTGAGAGAGAAGCCTTGCCACACGCATCGGACGCCCGTGCGCCAACCGCTTGTGCAGAACTGCCCGTCCGGCGCGTTCGACCATCCGATAACAGGAAGTCGCGCTTCCCGCCCGGCGCGGGGCATGAAAACCTGGTTGTTCGCCCGGGGAATGTAGGACTGGATCGGATTGCAGAACGCCGCGCTGCCGTGAGAGGCGCAGTACAGCGACGATGGACCCGGCTGGGGTGAAACTCGCACTAGTTCAATGTCCGAGGTTGCCGACTGCCACACGACGTTGCCGATGGCCGCGGTACCCACGTGGATGGTCGCGTACAGCGGCGCGCAGTGCTTGGCCAGCACTATCCATCGGGTGGCACGTTGATACGGCGTCAGTCTGTGGAAGATGCTCGTGGGCACCAGCACTGCTCCTACGGTGCATGATCCAAAGGGAACACTTACCTTCGAGCCGGAGATGACGGGGAGTACAGCGCGATCGGGATTTCGAGGCGCCACGACTCCCGGGGTTTGCGCCGTGGCGACCGAGGATGCGAGGGGGGCGATAATGGCAAATGCGAGGGCTGCAACATGCTTTTTTTGCAGTGGTCGGGTTTTCATCAGGGATCGAGTTCTCTCGGGGTTGTCAGGATCAGGGGAAGTGGTGGTTCGCGAGGCCCATTCGCACATTGATAGACTAGGTGGTGTCCCTAAGGTGGACAGGAGCGAATGGTGAGCCATATAGCCATCCTTGCTGCCATCGACGCACAAGACGATGGAGTCCCCTACCTTCACTTTCGTTGGTGTTGTTGCGAGGCTGAAATGATCGGCGGCCTGGCCGGCGTCGCACTGCTTGCTCACGAACTGCGGCATCGTGGAACGAAGGGGAGAGTAGTGCGAAGCCGGCTTCGACAGCACTTCCGCGAGTAACGCACCGTCACAGTCTGGGCGCGCGCGCATGCTCAATGCCGGCGCGCCGGTGTTGCTATTCACCAACTGGCGGCAGCTGCCGCTGACCACCGATGTGTTGCAGATCGCCGGCTTCAAGTGGCGCGGCATCACCGTCTGGGATAAGACCGAAGGCGTGCGTCCACAGATGGGGCGCTTCCGGAATCAGGCCGAATACATCGTGTGGGGCAGTAAGGGCAATATGCCGTTGGATCGCCGTGCGCCGGTGTGCCTGGCGTCATCCGTGAGTCGGTGCGCAAAGCCGATAAGCATCACCTCGCTGGCAAGCCTACTGAGTTGA